TCAGCACCAGCAGCAGCACCAGCAGCAGCACCAGCAGCAGCACCAGCAGCAGCACCAGCAGCAGCACCAGCAGCAGCACCAGCAGCAGCAGAAGAAGAAACGAAAAGCACAGTAAAAGGAGGCGGTGCTCCCAAACGCACCACCAAAAAGCACACCAAGAAAGGAAAATCCAAGAAACATCTTAAAAAGGCCAAAAAAAGTAAAAAAGGCAAGAAAACAGGCAAAAAGGTTCGCTTTCATTCTGCTTCAAAAAAGTCAAAGAAAAATACTCGTAAAAGACGTTAAACGTATTTAATTAAGAACTGCAACTTCCAATTCCACCATTTATGTCCAATTGCGTCATTCTGCCGACATTTTGATTATACGGGTCGTATGCTGGTAACTGGTTTTGATTATAATTCGCATTGTTTTGAGCTTGAGCGTCTAGCAACAGTTCTATTTTCGGCTCTTTTTGTGTCACCGGCAAGTTATGATTTAACGCACCGACTTGTAAATCTTGATCTGCCCCAGCAAACGAACGCTTGATTTCATATTGTTCGTTACCTTGCGCGTCATATGCCTTTTCTAAATGTAAAATAGGACATTTTAAGCCACTGGCACGCTGCCATTTGACATATTCTTTATAATCTTTCAAAGAATCCATAATTAACGGATTTACACCTGGGATTTTTGCTAATTCGGGATTATAAAGCATAATTTTATCTCCCTTTTTAATCATTGTTGTAGGACAATTACCGGAAACGAATGGTTCTTCTATTTTTCCTTTCATGGAGTCCATGTTTGTCTTTTTTATCATCATTAGCATTTTGTCGATTGAAAAGAAAATTAAAACCGCAATCAAAAACGCAAATATTATTTTAGCTATCATAATAATATTGATTATATATATATTATGATAAAAATATACGAAGTAAATAAGGACAACCCAACTCTCTTGGACCAATTGAACAAGAAGAAATCGTGCGGAACTGTTCTTATTTACAGCAATCACTGTCCTCACTGCACGACAATGAAACCTGAGTGGGAGCAAATGAAAGAAAAAATGCGCAATAAACCGGCAAATATTTATGAAATCAACAGCGAAGAACTACCACACATAAATCATCCTATTAAAAATGTAGTTGATGGATTCCCCATGATTTTGAATGTAAATAATCGTGAAATTGTTCCGTTCGAACAAGAAAGGACAATGGACAATTTTGTCAAATTTGTTGAGTCTAATTTATTGAAAACAAAGCCACCACCGCGTCTATTTTCAAGAAAGCGTCTTAAAGTTGGTGACAATATGAATAATACGAATAATCGCGGAAATAACATGAATGTGAGTAATAATAACGACCACAATTTTTTACGTGGAAGTCAAATAGGCGATTCGTTAAATCTTGACAAGTATATAAGCAAAAAACTGCCATTTATAAATGTTAAAAAAAAAAATACTACTAAAAAAGTAAGAATCCCGAAAAGAGTACGAATGCCAAAAAAGCCGCGGGTGGTGAAGAAAGATGTGTCGCGCAAACCAAAAAAAAGAAAAGGGATATTTTCTAAAAATAAAAAAGATAACAACTCGCGCAAAAAACGCCGAATTTAGTAATCTTAATAAAATTGATTTAGCAACGACTTATCAAGTAATGTATACAATCCTCATTAGTTGATAACATGGCTTGTTCTGTCAACAAACAAGAAACCATTTCATTTCGGTGTGTAGATTTCACCGTATCTAGTTACAAGCAAGATGAATTTATTATTACAATCTATGGAATTGACGAAAATAGGAAAACATATTGTGCAAAAATAGATGACTTCAAACCGTTCTTCTATATCAAAGTTGGTCACAACTGGACAGATTGTGATGTAACAGATTATTTTGAACATATTCGCGAGACCTACAAAAGCGACTATTCTTTGTTGAAAACTCTAAAAAATGATCTTGAAGAGGCGAAATTGGTTCGTCACAAAACCCTCTACAACTTTGATGCGAATAAAAAACACAATTTCATCAAAGTTACTTGTAAAAATATGTCACTGTTTTATAAATTTAAATCGTTGTTTTATGATAAAGAAAAACAAAGGCTGAATAAAGGCGTAGAGTTCAAAGGAACATTTACACAACTGTACGAGATTATGATTCCACCAATGTTACGGTTCTTTCACATTCAAGATATTTCCCCATCTGGATGGATTGAAATTAGCAATTATGATTTGACCGAAGATGACGAAAAAGAAACAAGGGTCGATATTGAAGTTACAGCGAATTGTACAGATATTGATAGTTTGCCCGAAAAAGAAACAATTGTTCCTTACAAAATTTGTAGTTTTGATATTGAGGCCTCCAGTAGTCACGGCGATTTTCCGACCGCTATTAAAAACTACAAAAAAGTTGCTTATGATATTCTGGACTACATCCAGTTGAATGATGATGAGGTTTCTGAATATGGCACAGAGAAAATGCTATATTATTTGTTGAAAAGTACCTTCGCTTTTGGGGATGATATCTCTATTGACAATTGTTATGTCAAAAATAAACAATATACAGTAGACGATTTTGAAAAGAACTTTGAAGAATTTATTCAATGTTCGGTAATATTAAACGATGAAGACGCGGCGTCTATTGTCGCAAATACATTAGACGATTATATGGGTGCGTTTGACGGTGGCGACGAGACCGGAGTTGAACAAGGAGGAATTGACATTTGTGAAGAAATAACCACAACAAAATCCAAAAAAAAGATTAAACCAAAAGTGAAGAATCCAAAAACAACAACTATTGAATCTATTTTGAATGATTCTAATTATGATAATCAAACAAAGATGGGTTATTTGACGATTACGCTCAACCAACACTTTCCTCATCTTGAAGGAGATTATGTCACATTTATCGGGTCGACGTTCGTGTCTTATGGACAAGAAAATAGCAAGCTGAATCATTGTATTTGTTTGGGAGAAACCACGAATCATGACACTAATACTCAAGTTATAGAATGTTATGATACAGAAAGAGAAGTCTTGTTGGCATGGGCCGACCTAATCCAAGAAGAAGACCCGGATATCATTATTGGATACAATATTTTCGGTTTTGATTACCCGTTTATGTTTGACCGTGCGAAAGAGAATAACTGCGTTGAAGAATTTATGAATTTGTCTAGAAAACACGAATCATTTTCGGAAGACGAAGAAGTTAAACTGAGTCAAACAAAGATTGTGTTGGCAACGGGTGCGTATGATTTGAAATACCCGCAAATGGACGGGCGTCTTCAAATTGATGTATTTACTTATATGAGAAAAGAGTTTATTCTCCCATCTTACAAACTTGATTACGTTTCATCTTATTTGATTAGCGATAAAGTTTCAAAATATGAAAACAACGAGGAAACGAACCAGTGTTTTGTTCACACAAAAAATACAAAAGGTATCAGTATGAACTGCTTCGTCCACTTTGAGATCTTGAATCATTCTAATGAATTGTATCAGAACGGTAAGAAATTCAAGGTAGTTGATATTAACGACAATGGTTTTGTCATGGAAGGACAACTGGAAGGAGTTGAAAACCAAACAATCCAGTGGGGTCTGGCGAAAGATGATGTGACGCCTCAGGATATTTTCCGAATGACCAATGAAGGACCAAACGAGAAGGGCATCATTGCCAAATATTGTATTCAGGATTGTAATCTTGTGCATCAAATTTTCCAAAAGATTGACATCATGACAACATACATTGAGATGAGTAAGATTTGTTCGGTTCCCATCAGTTTCTTGATGTTGAGAGGACAAGGAGTCAAGTTGACATCTTATGTGGCTAAAAAATGTCGTGAAAAAGATACATTGATGCCGTTAATCAGCATCGGTAATGTTTCAGATTTGTATGAAGGTGCGATTGTACTAGAACCCAAAACCGGTCTTTATCTTGACAATCCGGTGGCGTGCGTTGATTACAGTTCGCTGTATCCATCATCAATTATTTCAGAAAATATATCACACGACTCCAAAGTATGGACAAAATCATACAATTTGAATCATAATTTGCTTCATCAGACAGGTATTGTGGATAAAAACGGCAAATTCAAATATGATAATTTGTCTAATTACAAATACGTTGATATTAAATACGATACGTTCGCGTTTAAACGACTTGGTGGAACAAGTAGTAAGTTATCAAAAGTTTTGACTGGATATAAAATCTGTCGATACGCTCAGTTTCCCGAACACGGGAGAGCAATCTTGCCATCTATTTTACAAGAGCTTCTTTCGGCTCGTAAAGCGACCAAAAAACAAATGGGGAAAGAAAGCGATCCATTTATGAAAAATATTCTGGATAAGCGCCAACTTTCCATTAAAGTGACTGCGAATAGTTTGTACGGTCAATGTGGTGCGAAAACAAGCACATTTTACGAGATGGATATTGCGGCGTCAACCACGGCAACTGGACGAAAGTTGTTGATTTATGCCAAAGATATGATAGAAAGTGTTTACAATAATGTCAATATTGACACCAAGCATGGTAATATGAAAATCAATGCGGAGTATATTTATGGAGATTCTGTTGCAAACTATACACCAATTTATGTTAAAATAAACGGGGAATTTGAGATCATTCAGATTGATGAACTTGGAAAAAAATATGGAAATGATAACTGGAAGCAGTGTGTAGAACCAGGCAAACAAACAAAAGAATACATTGAGCTTACAGATAAGAATATATATACATGGACGGAAAATTCATGGACTCAATTGAAAACAATTATTCGTCATAAGTTAGCAAGCGAAAAGAAAATGATGAGGATTTTAACACACACAGGATGTGTCGATGTCACGGACGACCATTCTCTTATTAGAAACGATGGTGTTGAAATTTCACCAAAAGATTGTGAAATCGGCACAGAATTGTTGCATCATCCATGTAAAGATAATTTTAGCAATGAAGTGCCAAATTCAACATTTGTACAAGACGAGTTTGACTTGTCTATTCCGAGCAATCATATTAAAATGGCAAAATATATTCATCGTAAATACAGTGTAAATGATACAAAATATAAACTTGTATCACAAGATTCAAATAGCAGTTTTATGTTATCTTCGGAATGTTCTGAAACAACAGGTCATAAAATTAAAAAAATGATGACTTTAGATGATTATGACGACTATGTGTATGATTTGACAACCGATAATCATCATTTTGCCGCTGGAATTGGGAATATGATTGTTCATAATACAGATTCAGTATTCTTCACTTTCAACTTGAAAGATCCCAATACAAACAAGGATGTCCGAGGTCAAAAAGCATTAGAAGTGACAATTGATTTGGCGAAAGAAGCTGGTCAGTTAGCAACTCAGTTTCTAAAAGCCCCACATGATTTGGAATACGAAAAAACATTCATGCCGTTTTGTCTGATTTCAAAGAAAAGATATGTTGGTATGCTTTATGAAGAAGACCCCCATAAGTGTAAACGTAAATCAATGGGAATCGTATTAAAACGTCGCGACAATGCCCCAATTGTAAAAGACGTATATGGTGGAATCATTGATATCCTAATGAAAGAGAAAAACATCAATAAATCGATTGACTTCTTGGACAATATGTTGAATCAGATTGTGAATGAAGAAATTGGAATGGACAAATTGATTATTAGCAAATCGCTGCGCTCGTTTTACAAATGTCCTCAGCAAATTGCTCACAAGGTACTTGCCGACCGGATTGGTATTCGTGAGCCAGGTAACAAGCCGCGCGCCGGAGACCGCATTCCTTATGTTTATATTTATTCTAAAAACAAGAAAGAATTGCAAGGAAACAAGATCGAACTTCCGGACTATATCACTGAGAAAAATCTGAAAATTGATTATGGATTTTATATAACAAATCAGATTATGAAACCTGTTATACAAATATATTCGCTAGTCTTGTTTGACATGCCACAGTTTCAGAAAAAAGCGAAAATGTTCAAACAGAAAATACACACGTTGATGGAGAATTCAGATGACGAAGAAAAGACGATTAAAAAAATTCAGACTCTTAAAGATAAAGAGGTGGAAGCCCTTTTGTTCAAAAAGTATATTACAATTAATAACAATAAGGCGCAAAATAACAGAATGATCACAGACTTCTTTGGGTAATTAGTTTAGTTCGCATTTGAAAATAAATACCAATGAATTGCGCTACAAATTGACAAAGAGATCGCGCGGTGTATAAAATACTCTTCTAATGGAAACAATAGTGGGTATAATATCAATATAACCAAACCCGATTTAGAATATAATGTTACACATTCATTAGGAAGTAATAAATACCATATGCTTAATAATATAATATAACTGAACATCCATTTTTTATTCATTTTAATCAGAATACCATCTTTAAATTTAAAGTCTTTAAAGTGAAATGTCAATAACAAATATATTAAAATAATGAATGAAAAAAATGCCTTTTTGTTTATGCTGTATTGAACTATCAATAATATAGCAATATTCAAATATAACAATATTGGTAGTATTATGTGGTTGATGATTTTATTACTCATATTATTCAATATCAAAAATGAAGAAATATGTATCAATATCACTTTATATAACCAATACCTTGGTCGGTAAACAGAAGTATTAGTGAATAATGTGATGAAAATAGCTACAAAATTCAAAATTACATAAAATAGTCTGTACATCTGTATATTTACTGAACATTATCTAAATACCACCGAGTTGCCAAATAAGGGGGCATAGTTTCTTGATTTTGGTCGCCAATTGCTTTGAGATTTGGACCTTGCTGAATAATTTCTTCTATTTTCATGTTACCAATTGCGTGATCAAAATAACGAAGCGAAGAAATAAATCCGTTCATTCCATTTGCGTCATCTCCCACAAATATGTCGCCATAGTTTTGTTTGATAACTTGGGATAAATTATACCTAGAAGACATGACACCATTGACATAAATATCAATAGTTCTATTTTGGACGCGTATGATTATATTTACCCACTTTTGTATTGGAACATTTTTTATTGTTATTTTTTCTATTTTTCCGAGAGTGCCTGTTCCCACAGAATTCTCCTGGTCATCAAATGTTGTCATTGCTACAGTGAGCGAATTTGTATTGGATGTTGATGTTGATGTTGTCCCGTCATATAAGTATAATCCAGGCGAATTCATTGCAAATACCTCGCCAGTTTCGCTGTTTCCGCCTTTGGAAAATATTCTTTTAGGGTTATTATTATTACCCGAACTTGCGTTATCAATAAATAGCCATGTACTCCATGTAAATTCCATGCCTTGACTTTCGTTTACTGAACGCAATATTGGTTTTGAATTTGCTAATGACGGATTTACTTGATACATTGTCAAAGAATTTGTAGGAAGTAGTCCATTTACGATGATGGGATTTTTGCTTGGCAACGTAAATAATGAAATAATATAGACTCCTACACGAATGAGAAGACCAAACAAGATAATAATGAACAAAATGAAGACAAATTTAGATACTGTGCTATTCTTCTCCGCAAAGTCTTGGATAAACATTGATGTGCGGTTATTTCCTCGTTTCACTGCCTGATATACTTGCGATGAATTAGCAGTTGCTTTTACTGAGTTTGATGCCTTTTTTACTTCAGTCTTGAGTGTATTGGTTGTTTTCTGTCCGAGTTCTTTAGCAGCATTAAAGGTGTTTTTTGCGAACTGCTTGGTCTTGTTCGTCGTTTCTTTAATTTTGTTTGTCAACGGATTGTTGTTCTCGTTTTTGGTAAATGGATTGTTCATTCTTGAATATTATATATATACTATAATAATATTATTCATATAATACTATGCCAAAGTTTCAACAAATTTATCTAAAATATGTGGAACTTTTTCTTTTCAACTTGATCTTCGTAGAACGAAACAGACAAATTATATTTGTTCAGAGCGCTCTCAAACGCATCTCCAAAACCACCTCTATAGATTGACCATGCTTTTGCTGGAGTGATGAAATAAGGGAAATATTGAACTTTGGAAATAAACCCACCGAACCCATTATTTGAAGTAATATTAACATCATCTTTGTAACCGGACCCATTAATAATAATGTTATTGAATGGTGTTGATTTTACTAACTTGCCATTGATATACACATCCAATGTTCGGTTATTGAATGTAACAAGAACATTTACCCATTTTTGAATATTTATATTCTGTATAGTCACAGTTTGCGGTGCTACACCACTTGGGCAGGGAATATTAGTATCATCGGTGGAAGTATCGGTCTTTGTTATCGTGTTTGTTGCCGAAGAGCAATCCATGATGTCAGTGTTCGCATAATCATCATACCCATTATTATCTAATTCATACCTCAATTGGGCTTGGGCTTGGTCACTTGTATAGTCAACGCTACTACCAGTTTCTCCGTATACGCTAACAGAGACATTCAAATCGTTTTTATATGCGCCTAAAGTGATATTCGGGAAGTAAATGTTATCAGATTCAATAATTGTTTTTTCTGTACCATATTCGTAATTCCAATTATCAATATAAATCCAACAACTCAATCCAATCGGTCCATCACTCTTCTTGAGTTCTTCACCCTTTATAATGTATTGGTTTTTAGCGCTTTGTGGGGAAGATAAAATCTCATTATTGTCTTTGAACATCGGCAATTTCATGAATAAATAAATACCTACAACAAGACAGAAAACGATCATGATGAGTTTCATTCTTCCTTCTATGCTGTTCGTGAACAGTAAATAAACACCTATCACCAGCACCAATAGAAGCATCATTTGAATTAAAAAAGACAATTTCATTATTATATATTATATAATAATAAATTATTAAAAATACTTCCAATTTATGAATCACACGGAATTTGTTTTGTTTTGTAAATTTCGCCTATACTTGGAAGATTAAGCGGCACTTCAAAATATTTTATGTTGCAGATACCACAGTTATACAGCGGTTCATTTTCGCTACCAAATTGCAAAAACGCGTCTTCAATATACGGAGCAACTCTACTTTTTGTCATTACAAGATTGTTATTAATGAAGCAATCAAGAGTGCCATAATTGTAGTTTATGACAAAATGATTCCATCTCTGATATAGAATTTCTTTTGTCTTGTAAATAATATTTTCAGAACATCGATTATTTTGATTTTCGCAATAATCAATGCTTATTTTCAGTTCTTTTGTATCATAATCGTAAAATATTTTCGGTGAATTCGAATATGTCATGATGAAGCCACGCTTGTCCTTTCTCGTTTTTATAGTTTGTATTTGTGGGTCAAAATATACCCAAAATGATATGCCATAATGATAATTATAATCCTGAATATGATTTGTGCGATTGATCAAATTAACTAAACTACTTGCTTCTTGGTAAATAAAATCGTTTTTCATTTTGTTGTATTCACCAATTTTGTACAATAGTTCATAGTATTTGTCTTCTTGTCTTAAAGATAATATGTATTTTTTTAGTGTTTCAAAACTCTTAAAATCGTCCAATGTTAATTTGTTTTTTTTCATCTCTTCTTCAAGTAGTGTCTTTTCAGTTGTACTCAAGCTGTTTATTTCGTCATCATATATTATGCGCCTGTCTAATAAATGAATTGTTTTGTCGAACCCTTCTATATTTTTCACTTTGTTCAAGTCTGAAATTGAGCCACTATCTTTTTCAAGATATCCTTTGAAATCATTATTTTTTCGTAGTAGATTGCGCCTGAGGAATGGTTTGGAATCAATTAATTTGTCTTTGAGTTGTTTTTGTGTCATGAACAATACTGGCTTTTCAAGAGTTTTTGATTTCTGAACAAATGTGAGTCCGCTTGTACTCTTTATAAAAGAGTTTAACATAGGTATCAAGATAAATAAAACAATTACTAGAACAATACATACACTCAGTATGTAAGAGGGTTTTGGTATTCCCGAAACATTTTTTTGAACCCACTCTAAGAAATCGACAATGTAGCAAGGTATCAAGAATAAGACGTTTTTTATAATTACAAACAAATCATCTTTCATATCCAAAATGTCGTCGTCAAACGATTCTTTCGAATCTCTTTCAAAACTATTTCGTAGAGATAAAAATAGTGTCAATAAAATAAATGAAAGAAATATACTAGCGGAGTTGCTGTTGTAGACAAAAAATTTGGATACATGAAAAAGTAAGGAGAAAAGCAAAATTATGGCACCTACATACATTAGATTATAGAGTATTTTGTAGAGAATATTAAGATCAAACGATGTGTTTTGTTTTTCAAATTTCAATAAAATGATTACCAAACAAGAAAAGATAGAAAGTAAAGTTAAAAATATTGACAAAATTGGATACTCGTGAACAATGTTGAATAATTTGAAAGTGTATAAATAATAAATACTGGGAAATAATACAAATAATATTACGAAGGAGATGAGAAGTAACGTCTTGCGAATGAGCAATTGTTTCGTGGTAGAGAAAATCGTGTTAAAAACACCCAACGTTTTTTCTATACTGGATGATGTAGAACTGCTGCTCATAACTATAAATAGTTAATATTAAAAATTTTCAAATGAAGTTTTTTGTCCATGACATTCGCGGCATAAAGCTTCCAGATTTGAAACCTCGTTTGTCCCACCATATTCAAGACGTACTTTATGATCTACTTCGAACGTATGGTTGAGTTTTTGATTACATTTATTGCATATCCAGTTTTGTTGAGAAGCCACGTACTTTTTTTTAGTTTCGCTGACACTTCTTTTTGTTCCTTTTGAACCAGAACTTTCTATTTTGCGTATTGACGTTTGCTGCCTTGAAGTATAATTGTTCATACCTGCTGGCGAGTTACTAGAGAGAAACGGAGTTAACAAGTCTTTAGATTGACGATCAATTGGCATAACCTGTATGAATTCTTGTAACGTTTTCATGTTATCATAATTCATCTTAGGAGACTTATTTAGAATAGAAAGTGCGCCAAAGCCCATAATAATCACAATTGACATTTTATAATACTTTTTATATTTACTCAACTTTACCAGTATGTTTTTTTCATAATAAATGTTGTAGAGAATCACTGAACAAATGATAACAATCCACAACTTTATACTCATTATATAATTATGGATATAATCTTTTTGAAAGACAATAATATACGCATACAATTCCAATGAATAGAATAGAAAATATGAAGCTGTGAATGTGTTTTTGTTTTGTCTTTTTCATGTAATATTTGTCGCTTGTCATTTTAAAATGAATACTATCGTAAAACTCTTCGTAATCTTTGTAAGGATAGTTCAATTTTGAACAAAAATCCTCGTAAATATTATGACACAATCGTCTCATATCAATATTAGAATCAATGTGCGTTTTCACATTGTTTTTTTGTATAGATTTATAGAGAATGCTTTGAACAGTCGTATCAAAAAAGAAGAACGGAAGGCTGTAAAACAAATCGATTATTTTTTTTTTATTTGACTTACTGGCAACGTAATGATGAGCTAATTGCGAGAGATAATGTTCTAGACATTCGCAAACAAAATATTTATTAATATTCAAATTTACCATGAATGTGTAAAGTATATACTACTATTATAAATTAAACACATATTCATAGCATTTTGTATCAAATAATAAAATATATGAGTTTTAGTGTTAATGATAAGAAAAAATGGAAAAGGAAAAATGTTTGCAATAATTGCGGGATGCAAGGTCACCTGTTTTTTTCTTGTAAGCGCCCCATTATGAGCTTTGGAATTATTTGTTACCGGTATAATACCCAACGTAGAAAAAACGAATATTTACTTGTTAGACGCAAAGATAGCTTAGGATATGTAGAATTTTTAAGGGGTAAATTCAATATTTACAATGATTTTCATATTCGCCAACTTGTTGCCGAGATGACTCATTATGAAATTGATGGAATATTGAATAATGAATATTCTCAATTATGGTCTAATCTGTGGAATAAAAAAAATGAAAAGTTTGACTCAAAAATTAATGACAAATTTATTTATGTGAAGAATGAGAAGCCTTACTTATTTACACAATCGGTTAAGTGGAATGAACCCGAATGGGGATTTCCCAAAGGAAGACGCAGTGGAAAGGAGAATGATTATGAGTGTTCAATAAGAGAATTTGAAGAAGAAACCGGCTATTCTTCTAAAAATCTAATCATGATAAAAAATGTTGGGTTTATTGAAGAAATCTTTACGGGTTCAAACGCCAAGTCGTACAAACACAAATACTATATTTGCAAAATGGATTACAAGAAATCGCTTTGCGAAAACAATTTTCAAGAAGAAGAAATTGGTGATATGAAATGGTTTTCTTATGATGAATGTAATATGAAAATTAGAAGCTATAACCATGAAAAATTAACAATATTAAAAAATGTTCAATTATTGATAAATAATAACTTGTATATATAAAATATGAGTGGACAAGAAACTAATGATGTCACCAAATTCAAATATCCGAGTGTCAATGACCCAAGATTTCAAAAAAAAATCTCGTTAAAAAAAGAGTTTAAATATCAGTATTTAGTTCCTAAAAAAAAAATTGCCATATTGGATAAAAATAACAAATTGTGTCAACAAGACGAATTCACTCTTTCTCCGCATCAGGAGTTTCTCAAAAACTTCATTCACCCCAATACACCATATAACGGAATTTTGTTATATCATGGGATGGGAACAGGAAAAACGTGTACAGCAATCGGTGTTTCAGAACAATTTCGCAATGTTCACAAATACAATCCCTACTTTAATAAAATTTGGATCATTGCGAGTGCCAATGTACAGGAAAATTTTAAATTTCAGTTATTTGATCAAGATAAACTGATAAAAAAGAATGATATATGGACTTTAGATAGTTGCGTTGGTCCTAATTTGTTGCAGGAACTACAAAACTATGATCTTCAGAACATGACAAAAGAAATGATTGTTAAAAAAATTAACAAAAACATTAACAAACATTATCATTTTTTAGGGTACGAAAAATTCGCGAATTTAATTCACAATATTGTACGAAATGTAAAAGTGAGCGACGAGAAGAAATACAAGAATGTTGTCAAGAAAAAATTAAATGAACACTTCGGGAATTCTTTGTTGGTAATTGATGAAGCCCATAATATTCGCATTAATGGTAACGACGGCGATAAAAAAATCGCAAAGTATATACAATTATTGACTGCGAATGTTAAAAAGAACAAAATACTCTTGCTTACTGGAACACCTATGTATAATGACTCGAGGGAAATCTTATTCCTTCTAAATATATTAAGAAGTAATGATGGGTTGTCAGCAATAAAATCGAGTGAGGTATTTGACAAGGTCGGAAAATTATTAGTTAATGAAGAAGGTGAAGAGGTTGGGAAAAAAACCCTTATGCTTAAAGCGAACAGTTATGTGTCTTTTGTTCGGGGCGAAAATCCATATTTATTCCCATTCAAAATATATCCTGGTGACTATGATAGTCAATCAAGTATATTCAAGTTTAAATACCCACAAAAACAATATAATGGTCTAGTTATTGATCAAGGGATACAATTTTTAGATGTGTATTTATCAGAAATGAGTAAGTTTCAAAGACAAGGATACGAGTTCTTTACGAAAAATCTTCGCAAATCATCAAATTTACAAGAGGATATAGAAGATAAAAATGAAGAAAACGTTGCGTCCGGATATAAAGAATTTCATGATGCAATATATTCACTTAATATTTGCTATCCTGGGAGCAAAGATGGTGAATTCTTGAATGGAAAAAATGGGTTACTGAGCATAGTGACAAAAAGTCAGGATTCAAAATACAGATATATCAACAAGGATAATGACATTTTTGATTATGATAAAATAGGAACTTATAGTGCAAAAATAAAAGGAATGCTGGACCTTATTATTAACTCTACCGGCACAATATTGATATATTCTCAGTATAAAGATTCGGGGTTGATACCTATTGCTCTTGCACTTGAAGAAATTGGATTGGGACGTCTAAACTCAAGTGATAACTTATTTTCGCCTTCTGGGAAAAAGACAAAAGAAATCAAATTCAAAGGGAAATATTCTATGATCACCGGAGATCCAATTTATAGTAAAAACAATGCCGGCGAGATCAAGGTGATCAATAAAGAGGAAAACAAAGATGGTGACTTGTGTAAAGTTGTTTTGATTACACAAGCTGGGAGTGAAGGGATTGATTTTAAAAATCTTCGTCAGGTGCACATTCTAGAGCCTTGGTACAATCTGAATCGTATGGATCAGATTGTTGGGCGCGCTATCCGTAATTGTAGTCACAAAACACTTCCTCTTGCGAAACGCAATTGTCAGATTTTCATGCACGGGAGTTATATAGATGAGAATGAAGAATTGATTGATTTGATGCTTTATAGAAGATGCGAAGAAAAGGCGAAAAAAATAGGAATGGTTCAAAGGGTGTTGAAATCTATAAGCGTGGACTGCATTATTAATGAAAATCAGAAACACTTTTCAAAGTTGACAGAAAAACTGAGAGAGATAGAAATATCGACAAATAACATAAAAATTCCAAAATATCCGGTAAAAGATAAAACATTTTCTTTAGTTTGTGACTATCAAGAAGATTGTGACTATAAATGTGTTAACAACGTCTCTAAAGAAAGTGATAAAGAAGACAAAACAACATATTCGTACGAACACACTGTAAAAAATCAACTCATTGAACAAATTAAAAAACTTTTTTTAAAGAAGCATGTATATTCGTTTGAAGAACTTGTGGATTTTTTTGAAATTAATCATAAATCTCCTGAAAAAATATACAGTGCTCTTACACACCTTGTGAATAACAGAACGGAAATAATATCGGATAAATTTGGAAAGAAGGGATTTGTCATAAATGTCAAAAATTTGTATGTATTTCAACCAGAAGAATTTGACGAATATTATACTACATTGTATGACAAAATGAGACCATTAAAACATAAGCCATTGAAAATTGATGTGCTAAATCAAGCACCAAAGACCATTGAGAATAAGTCTGCGAAGATTGATAAATTGCTTGGTTTAAGTAACGTCGCTACAAATAATAGTTCAACCACTCCATCAAAACGGTTATTTGAATCAATGCAGTTAAATTACAACATTGGAATGTCGTCTAAAGGGCAATTAAAAGACAAAAACAAAGATTTTTATTTTAATTACTCACCTGTTATTGATGCAATTAAAGAACTATCCTCAGCTATTCAAATCAGCGTTGCAAAAAAACGGACGTGGCTAATTGAACATATAATCGAGACACTACCATTTAAAAAGGAGCTCTCTCTTGTGAATTATTTGTTTGAACATACAGACAAAAATAATTCATTTGCTAAATTGGTGAAAAAACACTATGAAAAAAATTTCATTTTTGATTTTTTGGACGGTAAAATCCTCTTTTTAATTGATCTTTCAGACAAGAGTGCCGAAATTGTTAATAAGGCACATCTTTTCGACAGCCATATAAAACTTTACTATAAACAAGCAGATGATGACAAATTCAGACCACTGAAACAAAGCGAAAAGCAAGATGGTAAAGAAGAGATTTCTAAAATCTTGAAAAAGGTGAAGATAGACAACAATAAGACTTCAAATCATCTCGTATTTATAGGACATTACGAAAAAGACAAGTCCAATTCAAAGCAGTTGAAAATAAAAAGGGTCGGAGGTATACATAAAAGCAAAAAGAATAAAGGTAGAGTATTCAAAAACGAGATTCCAAAAAATATGTATCCAGTATTGAATGAAATTATTGGCGAAGATATAATTCCTCCCAAATTGTTTAATAAAGAACAGTTTGCGGTGGGTTTGGAGGTTATCAGTAAACATTTCACAAACGACGATAGTATCATTTACGCAAACAAACTTGAACTTGCTGAAAGTAATATCCAAGAATTTTGAAATTATAAATAAAATTGATTTAATTTGTATATGGATAGTATAAATAACATTGATACGATGAAACCAATCAGTTTAGAGAATCAACCTATTTATACAAGACAATTTGTGAACAAGAAAGTTACGATTCCTTTTGCAAAACTAAATGGTTCTGTTGAAAAAATTTTCAAAGAATACGCAACAAAATTCATTGTTGGGAAATGTTCAAAAGAAGGATACATATCCACATCACATGTAAAAGTTATTGAATATAGCGCACCAAAATGCGCTTCATCAAACGCAACATATGACGTTGTCTATGAATTTGAAATCTTTAATCCATACGAAGGACAAGAGTTAGTTGTTAAAGTATCAAATATTACAAAAATTGGTATTAAAGCGGTTATTTCCACAAATAGTCGGGTCAATCCGGTTACAGTATTTGCGAGTCGGCTACATAACGAGGATATCATCATGAAAGACGACAGTATAGAACTAGACCAAAATGACTATGACAATAAAAATGTTTACAGCGAAAACGATGTTATCAGAGTGAAGGTTATTGGGTATCGGTTTGAAGTTAACGACACGTCAGTTTATATTTTAGGGAAAATAATTGGAAAGAAAAAATAACAAATAAAATGATTTTATTATTTAACATAAAAAGTAAATTGCATGTATTTTAAATGAACAAGGAGAAAGTTAAAAATTTGTGCGAGACGATAGACAAAATGGAGCAACGAGACCATATTGAAATACTAAAAATAATCAAACACTCGCACGCGAATATTCATGTTACTGAGAATAATAATGGATGTTTCATCAATATGGATGATGTAGACGAGAAAACCGTTGAAAATATAGAAAAATATGTTGAATTTTTGAATCAAAAAGAGAAAGAACTCAAGGAACAAGAAATGAAAAAAAATAATTTGCTAGAATCATTAAATGAATTAGATAAATAATGTAAAGTCTAAATCGTAAATATATTTATTGACACTTGTCCATTTCATGACTTGTATTAATAATAATAACTCTCTTTCAAAATATTATCTTCATTTCGCAAAGGGTAATAAGAAAGAGCTCAGTATTGTAAGTAGAAAATTTAATAAAAAAAAATGTGGAAAATTAAACAACAATTATGATAAATTGTTTTTTAATTTTTTATTAATTGTTAGAGTGGAGGAACTGTCATTGGATTACAACAAAAATACGGAGTTAAAGTTAAAATATACATTTGCGCAAAGAATGGAGAATATGAAATTTAAAAAACTGGAAAAGGTGATTAACAATCTGTGTTACGAAGAAAATATAAATCTAAAAACATTGTCAGCACTATGCTGTCTGTTTTCTAAGACTATGTATTATCATTCGCAAAATGTATTTGTTATGTTAAACGAAACTGAACAAAAGGATGGTGAAAAGATATATTTAGTCAAAAAAGATTCGTCAATAACATATATCAAAGAAGAAAAACAACTAGAACTAAAAGAAACAAGTTTTGAAATTCAAAGCCTGGATAAAATCTTTTACAGTATAACCCATTACAGGGTAGATGAACTGAAAAAAATTGGACTGGTTCTCGGATTGAATACAGACGGACTAAAGAAAAATGTTTATGAAGAAATTTCTCAACATTTGTCTAATGCTATTTTTATAAAAAATTGATTATAAATAAATGTATATAGAGTATATACATTATTGGAGATGGCCAAAAAAAATTATACAACGCCCTCCTTGGTAAGTTTACTGGGAAAATACAATGACGCTTTAAAACAAGATAAGCCATCAAAGTACACCAATATTGAATTTGAAGTAAGATTTGCTCAGTTGTTAAATGACCGGGCAAATGATTTCGATAAAATTTATGATGATCTTATCAAGCGAGGTTTCAAGGTTGAATTTAGGAATTATCTTTTGCGCATCGATGTAACTTATCAAAAAGATCACAATGAAGAAAGAGCAGAACATTTATCAAATATTCGCGTTGAATTAGACGACATGAATCATATTCAGGAACTGTGTAACAAAAATACACTCAATTCAAATGCTCGCTTTGTTTCGAAGCGTCATATTGATGAAAAACACAATGGTCCGTATATGATTTATGATTACAAGATGCGCGTTTCTATACAAAAAGAAGTTGAACGGCTTCCACAAACTTCCGAACAAGTGTTAATGATCCAGAACCGGTGGGATAAGAGCTACAAAAATTTTAGATACATTTATAGAACTTCGCTTGTCCATGAAGATATGCCTAATATAAGAATTGACCTTAGTAAGGTAAAATCTAACAGGAATAAAAGCGTCTATTTTGTAGAGAGTAATGTTCTTAGTGAAGATGAAAAATATGAAGTAGAAATCGAGTTGATAAATATTGATCGTCCATTTGACGAAGGGAAAAAAAATAATATTTTGACACAATTAAAAAGCGCCGTAAAATATGTTCTATCGTCATTGCAAGGTTCACAATTTCCTGTAAAATATGATGAACTTGATGCTATTTACAAGGATTATATGTCTTTGCTTAAGATCGTTGTCCAAAAAGTCAAAAAAGATGAACAAAAAAGGTCGTTGAACAGCAAATACTCAAAAAGTGGAAGACATTTTATTGGTCCGTCTTCTTGTACTCTGCAGCCAATTAACCTTGTAGACGATGAGTCAATTGACAATATTTGTTTGCGTCGCGATATGTTTTGTGTAACAGACAAGGCAGACGGTGAGAGGAAAATGCTTTATATTGGCAATAATCTCTCTCTCTACTTTATTAATACAAATTTAGAAATACAATTTACTGGCGTTAAAATTAAAAACATGGCAGACTATAAAAATACACTCATAGACGGAGAATATATTACCTCAAATAAATCAGGAGAGTCTATATCTCTTTATGCCGCATTTGACATTTACTTCTTCAAAGGAGATGATGTAAGAAATAATCCATTCAAGAAAAAAGATGGTAATAATAAAGGCAGTCCGATTATTTGCCGCCGCGAACTATTACTAGAAGCAATTGACAATATTAATAATAATGCCGATAAAAAACACTTGACAATAACAGCAAAGAGTTTCTTCTTTGCAACCGAAAATAATCTAGATTCATTATATGCCGCCAACGACAATTGTCTGAAACACGCACAGACACTAGATTATGAGACAGATGGGCTTATATATACTCCTATGACGCTTGGAGTAACTCAAGAAAGTGCTCTAGAACCACCAAAGGTTAAGAATTTCAAGTATACTTGGAGTCAGAGTTTCAAATGGAAACCACCTGAGTACAACACAATAGACTTTCTCATTTCAATTGATAAAGACGCTTTCAATAAACCAAAAATGAAACAAAAAATGATTGACGGGGGTATTGTAAATTACTATACACTGAAACTACACGTTGGTGTAGACAAAATTAAACACGGTTTAATTGGTAGTCAGCAAAAACTTTTGAACGAAGAATTCAAACTGCAAATTTCAGGAGAAGAAATAATCGACACCGATAAATATCCTGACAGATACGCCGCCGAACTATTTTATCCTACAAACCCATCTGATCCTATGGCACATTTGTGTCATGTTCTACTTCATTTACACGAAGGTAAACTACATATGTTTACCGAAGAAAATCAAATTATAGAAGATGACACGATTGTGGAGTTTAGATATGATATGAACGCAAAAGACAAGATGAATTCGTGGATTCCGTTGCGCATTCGCGAAGACAAGACAAAAGATTATAGAACAAAACGCAATAATTTTGGTAATGCGTATCATGTTGCAAATAGCAATTGGCACTCAATCTACAACCCGGTCACCAAGAAAATGTTGACAGGTGAAACCGAAGTAAGCGTCGTTGATATATTGAACAACGATGGCGATGTTTATTACAATAATAGAAATGCTAAGCGAGAAAAATCTCATACAATTAAACTCAGAAAATTCCACAATTTTGTGAAAGAATTGCTCATTCGCTATGCCGCAAGTAAAAAAGAAAACACGGTTCTCATTGACATGGCGGTCGGTAAGGCAGGCGACCTTCATAAATGGATTAATAACAATGTTCGTGGAGTATTGGGTATTGATATTTCAGAAGATAATATTCACAATCCATACGATGGAGCGTGTAAGCGATACATTGAATTATTTACACAGAAAAAAATGAAGCGGGGGAATAACAAGACAAAAAATGAGCAAAACATGTTTGGTATGTTTATTTCGGGCGATACGAGCAAAAATATTGAAAACGGTAATTTTGATATATACAGTCATAAAAATAAACAATCGGTATCTTCGGATTACATTCTAAAAAGTTTACTGGGTTCAGTTCCATCCAAGAATATAAAAGAAGAATATTTGAAGACCGATATATTTAAGAACAAATTTGATATTTGTTCAATTCAGTTTGCGATTCATTATATGTTTGAAAGTAAGGAGAAATTATATATGTTTGCCAAGAATGTTTCTGATATGACGCGCGTAGGGTCTTACTTTATTGGAACTTGCTATGACGGTAAACTTGTTTATGATAAATTAAAAGATGTTGAATACAGCAAGGCTGTAGAAATTTATAAAAATTCTAAAAAAATTTGGAGTATTCGGAAAAAATATCACGATAGCGACGATTCTTTCATGGAAAATACTGAACTGTCTTTAGGGCGAAAAATATCAGTATTCCAAGAATCTATTAATAAAGAATTTGATGAATATTTGGTAAATTTTGATTATTTTGAGAAAGTGATGAGAGATCATGGGTTTGCTATAGACACGGATTTCGCAGTAGAAGATCAAGAAATGAACGCAACAGAATCGTTTGAAGTCATATACAAAAAATTATATCAAAATGGCAAACAATCTAATATCACAAACTATGAGAAAGAGATATCGTTCTTGAATAGATGTTTTGTTTTCAAAAAGATTAATGACAATGTTAAATCATATCCAATTACAGACGAGCTAGATCCAAACGAGAACCCCGCCTCTTTCGCCAGCGTTGGTTATCCCAAAAAGACCGGAGAAATAATAACTCTACAACTTTAGACTGAAGAATTTAAAGATTTGAACTAATTATAGTTATGGCTGGGTATATAATTAACGATTATATTTTTTCTATCAATGAAAAAGACATTTCTCCTTGTTACGACGAAAATTTTACAGGGGAATTTTTAATTAACGTAAGTTTGAAAGAATATCTCACAAACATCAAGGCAGAAATAGACAATGTTCAAGAAAAGTGGGATATTGTCAAGAAAGTGACAAACAAATATGAATACATAAACAGTTGCGTTTCAGTTGAAGGGACGAAAGTTGTCACCTCCTCAGTATGCAAGCATAAACCAATTTCACGCTCCTACTTTAAAATGATTGAAATTTTGAACAAATTTGATCCCAAGTTCATGAGAATGAATAATATTAGAACATTTCATCTGGCGGAAGGTCCCGGTGGATTTATTGAAGCAATTTCCAGAATAAGACAAAACAAAAATGATGTTTACTGTGGAATGACATTGATGGATAATGATATTGACGTGCCAAAATGGTCTAAAATAACCAATCTGATGAAAGAAATATCAAACATCAAACTTGTTTATGGTCCAAAAAATGATGGCAATTTATATTTGAAACACAATTTAGATTTTGTTTGCAAACATTACGAAAACTCAATTCATTTCATAACCGGAGATGGTGGATTCGACTATAGTAGCGATTTCAATAAACAAGAAGAAAACTCAATTAATCTAATTTACTGCGAAATGTTGTATGCGCTGATAATGCAAAAAAATGGCGGATGTTTTGTTTTGAAGGTGTTTGATATTTTTCATCGCAACACGATTGAGATATTGTCCATTTTGTCTTATTTTTATGAAAAAGTCTATGTTTACAAACCGTTGACAAGTCGCGAGGCAAATTCTGAAAAGTATATTGTTTGTATGAACTTCCAAAGAAAAACAAATTATGATTTGATAATAAAAAAACTAAAACATAATTTTCATTTGATGGAAACTAAAAAAATAGTGAGAATTCTGAACTATGATATGAACAGCTTCTTTTTAAACAAAATTCAAGAAATTAACGCAATATATGGACAACAGCAAATAGAAAACATTCTTTGTACGATTAATCATGTTTATGATTTTCAAAAGGAAAAAATTTCCAAAATGAAGCAAAATAATATTGAGAAGTGTAAAAAATGGTGTCATGAACACAAGCAACCCATAAGCTCGTGTTTTGTTAGTAACCTTTAACCCTTAAGAATAAATTGTCTTTTTATTACGTATTGAGTTCAACTCTTTCTTACAAACTAGATTACACTTCCCAGCAATGGTGTCCCCTTTTATATAATTCAGATGATAGCCCGTACCGGACTCGGTGTCGTAGACGTTGTTTATGGAAACAATTCCGTTCTTGTATGTTTCTTTGAGAGAGGCATTGTTTTTGTTGATCGCATCATGTTTCTTTCTCAGAATATTGGCAGAAGATGATGTAGCACCTTGTATAGAAAACAGATTGTTTGAAGGTTTGTATATAATTGGTTTATTGCACGTTGTTCCGTCCGAAGAAGTCATTGTGGAACATTTCGAACTCTTGTAAGTCCCGTCATCGTTCTTGGCTCCCAGGCGGGCATTTTCTTCATATGTTCTACATTTTGATTTCAAATAAGAGTGGTAATTGCGATGGTAATTCTTGCTTATATTAGTGTTTGCGGAGCGTCGTATATGGTTCGTCCCACCAATACATCTAGTAGAATGAACACCATCTTCCAAATAAACTTTGATACCATTACATTGATTTAATAAGGTAATATTTTCTTTTAAGATATGGACATTTTTACTAGTACAGTCAATATTGTTTGAATTAACTGAAATTCCTGTTCCCGGTGCGTCTAATTGTTGGATTCTTACTTGTTTACTTGATTTTGTTTCGTAATAAGGTAACAGTTGTTTTCTCCAATGTTTTATAGGATTTGCTTTGAACGATGTACGTGGAATAGTATTTGCGTCCAAATTATGAAACGGACGAGAATTAGAAGGAACTGCCATATCAGTTGTATTCTCTTTCCAAATGTTATTTCTGAAAGTGTAATTACTCATTATATATTATATATTATATAGATTATATATAATTTATAATGAAGAGGTTGATAATAATATTTACTCTGTTTTTCATTTTACTTTTAACAATAAGTGTAAAAAAATACAGATTTGAAGGGTTATGTGGAAATTACTCACTAACATATTCAAGAGTAAAAGACATATTTGTAAATTCTGACATTTCCGGAATAAAGCAATCATACAATACTCATTACTATAACGACCTGGCATTGAATTGCTAATTCATCTAGAACATTTTCAATGCCACGTCTCGCAATAATCTCAAATCCTGGAATTTCTGTTTTTCATCACTAGACAATGGTCCAGAATTATTTTGTTGCATATGAGAAATTGATTTTTTCTTCAACAAGTGATCATGCTTCGCATCTAAATCACTTTGAGATATTTTAATCGCTTCGGGGGATTTGAAATTATTTTGGTCTAACAAGAAATTATATTGTTCTTCTAACTCTTTATGTAAATGCTCGCTGAGTCCACCATAATTCCAACTATTTACATAATCCATTGATGGGTTCCGTTTAGAAAAATGCGAAAAATGTTTCATTTCTTCAGAGGTTATGGAATTATTATAAAACTTTTCGTAAACCCCTTTTATTCTTCTATTATTATTATTTTCGTTTTTCACATATAACAACTCGTAGTTTTTATAGGCGATTTTTTTCAGAAAATTAAGTTTTTCCTCGTAATTGTGGTGCTCTATCTCAAAAAACTTTCTCATGAGAGATTCATAATATATTCCATTAATTTCTTCAAATATTCCAAGTTCTCGAAGTAGATGAACGTCTGTTTTTATTTGTTCAATGTCGTCATTGAACGCACTTTGTTCTTGAATTGATATTGCGGGTATTCCAAGAATTAACTCTTTCAATTTAAAGCTGTTTGCTGCTGTTTTGAATGACGTGTTTATTTGCTCAATGTCTAGGTCTTGTATTGCCATTTGAAGAGAAATTAAAGTGGTCAAGTAATATTGTTCACCTGTCATAAATGGGGTATTTACGTGCTTTATCAAAACACCATATAGTTTATTGATCAATTGCTCAAACTGTTTAGTTTTGTTTCCGGACAGCACCCCTTTTATTACATTTCCCCATACAGTAGAAGCAGTATTTCGCAATGTACAATGCTTACAAACAAAACACTTATTGTAAAGTTCTGTATTTTCTTCTATTTTGGTTTGTGTAATATGTGCGCTCAAACATTTGATTCTATCACTTAGGCACATTTCTGGGTCATTGAAATTCCAAGGAAATGTTATATTTGTACCTTTACTTTTTTCAGGATAAGTAATTTTACTTTTATCTGTAATCGTTATTTTCTTCATTTCCAAAACCTTTTCCATTATTTTTATAACAATGGCCAGCTTGAAAAGCGATTCCGTTTTTATTTTTTCAACAAAAAATCTTTTGATAAAATATTTTTTTTCATTATCGGCTTCTTCCGAACTAACCTCGGTCTCACTACTTTGAGCGGTTGTGGACGGACTTTCGGGGTTTTTCCCAATACTAGGTGTGAGTGATTCAATACTGGGTGTGAGCGATGCGTATTGATCTACGTTTAATTCCGAAATAAATGAACCTATTCGACTTGAATTGTTGTCAACAAAACTTTTAATTTTCGAAGGAAACATATTTATGATTCGTAGAACAGCAGGAAACTTTTTCTTGATGTCTTCAATGATTTTTGATACGTGTTCTGGATTCTTTGTTACGAGCTTGTGCAAATCTGAGTTGTGTTCTTGAATCAAATCAAACACAATTTGCTTTATTTCATTTTCTACTGGATTTTCGGATTTATTGCCACCACCAAACATTCCCAAATATTTTATTGACTTGTTAAGTGTTGTGGTAAATTCTGAAGGCACATTGTACGACACGACGCGTTCATTATTCAAATGACATAATATTTTGGTCCACTTATTTCTACAAGTATTGTGATTAAATGCGTTTCTGTTTCCACCATAGTATTTTTTTGTATTTACTTTATTTTTTCTCTTTTTCCCTATTAATAAACTCAGAATGTTTTTTTGATATTGTTGCCTCATTTTTTGTTTTAGGTGTTTTGTTAAATATCTTCCCCAATTATTCTTCTTGCCACGATATTTCCTCGTCTCGTTATTTCCACCAACCATTGCACGATTCTTAGTCAGATTGCGTTTTCTTTCTTTCCGTTTACAAGGGGTCTCGTATTGTTTGTCTAACTTATATCCATCTGGATCATCTAAATAGTCACATTTTCTTAACAAACATTTTATCTTTTTTTGACATGTTCTTTTAGAAAATCCCATTTTCATACACAGGTCTTGTTTAGGTAGAGCATGTTCTAACGTGGATTCTGGTATATTTACAAGAAACGATGGATAATAAATCAATGTTCCGACAAGACTGTACATTGTATACAATAGATAATTCAACGCGACTTGTGCTGGTATTGGAGGACCTGTTTCAACGACGCTCATTGGTGGTGTACTAATTGGGTTTGCTTTTAATACTTTTTCCATACTACCATTTACGGGATTCATTCATTAATATATAATATCAATATATTAATAAATAAAATTCATACCACATTATCCTCTCAGAGAATTAAGAAACTGATAAGAGCCATTATGTTGATCACCGCCATTACTTTTGTCATTGTAGTTCAAGTTGATTGCTTCCAAGTGCTTGAATTGTGTAAACATTGAACTGTCAGAGACATATTTTATATTTCCACTTTTCAAACTAACCTCTAATGGTGTAACACCATGTGTCATATCTCCACAATCTTTGTTGGATACAGAGCCTGCCATTTTGTGATTTAAAATTCTAGAGTTTGTGTCGTTTACTTGATTTGGTCCACCACAACTCATGTTTTTTCTGCTTAAAGGATCGCCTAAATTATAAGCACTTCGGAAGGGACCACATGATGCTTTTATACCACCAGCTTCTTTCACATTATTTGATTTGAACGCTTTTCTGAGTTTTCTTCGGTTGAGCGCAACTTCACCGCCCACGAGAGTATTTCCATATCCACTTTCAAATTGACCCGGTTTACCTCCACCAAGGCTACTAACGCTACCTTGTTCGTATCCAGACATATTAATATAATAATATATTATTTTTTATTAGTATATTGTCAAACTTATCAAAAGTAATTCACCATAAATCCATGAATACAACAATGGCTGAAGTGTACAATAAAAGAACTAATTTCCAAGAAATCTCCAAGAACTAATCTCCAAGAACTTTTAAAAAAATCCTGGATTTAAAAAAATAAAAAATAAAAAAATATATTTTCGAATATTTTGAGAATTGAAAAAGTGAGGTGCTCCCCCCCTCAAAAAAATAACAAGTGAGTCAACATTTTTTGTTACTTTTTAAAATTATGGTAAGAAAATATAACTTTTTTTTTGAGAATTTATTATGAGTAAAAGTGCTAAATATGACTTTTTTTTTGAAAAGTAACAAATTTGTTACTTTTTGTAACAAAAAAGTAACAAAAATTAACAAAAATCACAATTTTTACACAAAATATTTAAATTTTTATTACCATTATAGTAATAAAAATAAAAAGTAACAAAAAGTAACAAAAAGTCAACATTTAGTCAACATTTAGTCAACATTAGTCAACATTTTTTGTTACTTTTTGAAATATTATTAAAAATAAATTAATGTCACTGCTTAAATATATAATATTCTAAGTGTATATGAGTAAATATTACTGTAAATGCTGTAACTATGACGCAAAAGTAAAAGGGAATTACACAAAACATTTGAAAACAATTAAACATAAGAATATTCAAATTATTCAATCGCAAACAGGTGATGAAACAAGTACAATAAATTTATTGTATAACACGTGCAAGTATTGTAAGAAAAACTTTACAACCAAGCAAGCAATGTACCGTCACATAAAATACGCATGTAATCAAAATTCAGACGAATCTATCATTGAACTCTGTAGATTGTTGAATGAAAAAGATAGAAGATTAATGGAACAAGGGAATCAAATCAATGCCTTATATGAGAAGATTGAAAAGTTGTCAAATAAATTACAAATCACAAATATAAATAATGGAATTATCAACAATAATGTGAATATTGAACTTCTCAATTATGAACAGACTGATTACAGTCATCTCACCGAAAAGGATTATGTTACTTGTATCAAAGATTGTAATTATTCGGTAAAGACGTTGATCGAAAAGGTTCATTTTAATGAAAGAAAACCCGAAAATATGAATATTTATATTTCTTCTATAAAAGGTAAATATGCAATGGTTTATAAAAATAACAAATGGCAAATCATTGACCGGAAAGCACAGATAGATGACTTGTATGATACAAATGAAATTATTTTGAGCACATGGTACAAAGAGTATGAAGTGAAATATCCAGAAATAATGCAAGATATGAAAAGATATCTACAAAACATTGAAGAAAACGACACTATAAATGAAGTAAAAAAAGAAATATTATTAATGCTTTATAACAATCGCGATCAAATATTAACATTATTGTGAAACAATATTGCTCTTACGATGTCAATAATCTTGGGACAACATTCATCGAAATTAGTTCTTGGAACAATAACTTACAACTATATGGAATTTTGACACAAGCGAAGTCGCACGAGTTATTACAAATATTACACTTGTGTATGTTATTTTCTTCATTATATGGAACAATCAAACCACAATTTTTGCATATATGAACTGAATATTTGTCTGAAACATCATATATACGTTCTTTTGTAAACGACGATGTCCCGTGTGAAATCATACAATCACGCTCCATTTCACCAAACCTCAAACCTCCGTCTCGGCTCCTTCCTTCCGCGGGTTGTCGTGTCAGATTCACCATTGGTCCAATACATCTACTGTGCTGTTTGTCAGTAACCATGTGTTTCAATCTTTGGTAAAATACCGGACCAATAAATACGGATGTTTCTACTTGTTCTCCAGTTTTTCCATCATACAATAACTCATTTCCTTTTGATTCATAATCACATTTTTGCAGTGTTTCGCAGAGTGAATCCAAATCTAGATTTCCAAAACTAGTTCCGTCGCCGTAAAGACCTAGTTCTAACAAAACCTTTCCCAATAATGTCTCTTTGAGTTGTGCGATTGTCATTCTCGACGGAATTGCGTGGGGGTTGATAATGATATCGGGTTTCAATCCATTTTTTGTAAATGGCATATCTGCTTCGTTGATAATATGCCCGATTGTTCCTTTTTGTCCATGGCGACTTGAAAACTTATCACCAATATTTGGCACTCGTCTGGCGCGGATCCGGACCTTACAGAACATGTATCCATCTCCGTTACGGTTTACATTGTTTTTGTCAATGTAGCTTTCTTCATGTGTTTTATACGATTTGCTGTGGTCTTTGTATTTAATGCTTTTATTGTCGTCGTTTTTGCTATTTTTAATCGTGGTAACCTTACCCATAATGATGTCTTTGTCTTCGATTAATGTATTTTCCTCCATCAACCCTTGACTATTGAGTTTTTCATAGTTTCCAAATTTGACATTATTGGTGTTTAAAATATTCGGTTTGGTTCGTATTTCTTCTTCTCCATTTAGTTTCTTGTCTTCGTCCTTTTCTGTATGATAAATCGTGGCATGAAACAATCCTCTTTCTACCGAACCTTTGTTGAATAAGATACTATCTTCCTGATTAAAGCCACCGTGCGTCATAATTGCTACGATTACTTGGTTTCCAGATGAAAGTGTGCTTATTTTTAACATATTCATGATTCGCGTCTCTACCAATGGTTTCATCGGATAGCTCAAAATATAGCCCGTTTTATCCATACGCTTATTGAAATTTGACGCATAAATTCCAATTGCTTGTTTGCCCATCGCACACTGGTATGTATTTCTCGGCGACTGATTGTGTTCGGGAAAAGGAATACAAGATGCTAACACCCCAAATATAGTACTCGGGTGAATTTCGCTGTGTGTGTAATTATAATTTTCTAGATTCAAATGTTTTGGGTTCATACAGATCATGCCGTATTTTTGTTCTTCATTGTCAATATACTCTATGATAGATTCGTCTACTCTGCAAGATAAAACCAGATCATTCCAAGATAAAGTAGAATTTCTAATTTGTTCAATATGTTCGCGACGAAGAAGAATCTTATTATTTTTCACTTTATAAACGGGACGCATCAATCTACCCGCATCATTATTGATGTAAATAATTTTGTTAGTATAGTCAAATACTACACTTGTGTATATATGTATAATCCCTTTGTATTTCAGTGTTTTCACGTGGTTATAAAGTTCAACTGGCGCCAATGCTATACCAAGCCACTTACCATTCAACAATACTTTAACTTTGTCGTAATAATATTCAATGTCATGGTTTTCGTCATTGAGCGACACAATTTTCTCCGAAATATACTCATAAATGCAATTGCTGTCACTATGACTACTTACACAAGTCATATACGATAAATTCTTTACAACTCCAACCGACTGACCTTCTGGTGTTTCGGCTGGACACAAGAATCCGAAACTACTTCCATGAAGTTTTCGCGGTTCAACTAATTTACCACTCTTGTCAATTGGTGTATTGACCCGACGAAGATGACTTAGGGTTGAAGCATACGTCAAACGATTTAAAACTTGCGCCACCCCCACTTTATTTGAATTCACTTGTTTTATTCCAAAATCTCCAGTAGATAAAGCGCGTTTAATGCCATTTTCAATTGTAGATGACTTTACAATCTTGTATACATTTGTCAAGTTGATAATATTTGTGTAGTCTTCACTAGACTTCCACGAACCATTGTTTATTTCGCGTACGACTAATTTGCGAATGTCCTTTACAACTTTATTGAAATAGTTTCGGAATAAATTATTAAGAGAGCATCCGGTCATCTCAATGCGTTTGTTTTCATAAGAATCGCGATCATCTGGTTGAATATGTCCAAGACGACAACTAATTAGTTTGTGTGCTATCATACCAAGTATGAATATTTTTTCTCTTTTTGTTTCACAATTCGGGAAAACATCATTATTCAATATATCATTTGTGAAAGATGTTTTTTTGGCTTCACCTTCTTCGTCTGTCATATTGATAGGAGTATACAAAACACAGTTTTTCATATATTGAATACAATCTTCTTGTGTTTTATATTTTTCACTATCCTCAATAGAACCCTTCAAAAACTTTAATAAATCTCTATTTTCAGGCTTTTCTATATCAAGAAGGATGTATTTAGATATTTGCTTGTCGGAGATGACACCAAATGCGCGAAACAATACGAACAATGGGATTGGTTTTTTTAGTTTTGGTATTTGAACGTGAATCGGGAAGCTGAATTTTTGAGGCTTCGTGGAAATCATCATGTAAACCTGCTTAGGTGAAATAACTTTCCAACTGGGTACACAACGAAGTTCGGCGATATGAGTCCATTTGCTATTTTCCTTGTTCTTGAAAACATATATTTTATTATCGGCGGCTTTTTCTTGCCCCAAGCACGTCTTTTCGGACCCATTGATAATAAAATACCCCCCGGGGTCTGATTTACATTCAGATGTTTTTTTGTTGTCAAGAAAGTTATATTGATTCAATATACAAATAGATGATTTCAGCATGATTGGTATTTTACCGAATTGAATTTTCGCCAATTTTACATGTTTTATTTCTTCATTTTCTAACTTTTCTCCATTTCGGATAATATATTTGATATTGAGATCAAGAGTCATGTTTGAATTATAAGTGAAGTTCCTCAAGCGAGCATCATTTGGAAACATTAATTTTGTCGCACCATTATTTTCATGAATTTCTGGACGATACAAAGACATGTTTTCAAAAGTAATAACAATTTGTAGTCTGTAATTTTTGTGTTCTTTGATATAATCATGAGGAGAACGAATGAGTAAAGGATTGAACATTTCAATCGTTTTTTTCATTTGATTGTTGACAAAATCATTGTAAGAATCAATTTGATGTTTCACTAACTGATGAAGATGTTTGTTGTCGAAATAACTTTTAAGAACCTCCCACGAATCTTCTTGGTCAAACTCAACTTCTTGGCGTTTGATACAACTCATTCTGTTTTGTATGATTAACAACAACGATGAGTTGTTAAATCAATTTTTTTAAATAAGGATAAAAAATGAAACAAAAATATGATACTAAATATTATGGAAGGTGGTGGACAATCTAAAAAGATTGATATTGGAGAAATATTCTTACAATATAATAAATCTAACAAGAAACAAAGTGGTAGTTCTCATGCGCGAATAAGTAAGGGAGACATATCAAAATTAAGACCTTTGACCGTTAAAGAACTTTTGCTAGAGAAGCTCAAGAAATACAAAAAAGAAAAGTCGCGTAAAAAACGGAATTTAGAAGCAAATGCGAAACCATCTATATCATCATATCAAGTACCAAATACATCGATGCGTTCACTAACAACAAACTTTTCGCAACACTCAAAACAAAAACCAAAAATTCAAACACCTGAAACAAATCGTGATTACGGGCGAACCATGTTAGAACCTCGCGATAATCACATAAATAAAGTTCCTCCCGAATATGGCAATTTGAAAAATGGTATTAAACCAACCTACAAGCAGTTTTTGAAAAACAAAACAATGCGCAAAGAACTTCCAAAATCGCGAAGAAAAGTTGAGGTAGAAGTAGAAAAAAAATTCGCCCTAGGGAGAAACCATACGCAAAAGAAGGTTGGGGTTTTTATCAAAAGTAATGAAATGCGCAGAACAATCAACGAAAAAAAGGTAGATATGCAACGGTCAGAACTGAGAACCGTAAAAAATTATCTCAAGACGCAGAATTTGATAAGGTATGGAAGCGATGCGCCAAATGAACTGCTACGTGAAATATACATGGATTCAAAGATGTGTGGAGATGTTTTTAACATAAATGGGAAATCACTTGTTCATAATTATATGAACGAGTGATTGTAGATTGAATAAGACAAAAATAACCAAAAAAACAATTTAAACTTAAAAATGCGTTTCATGTATACCTATGACGGAAATAGAAAATTTGTTCAAATTGGAGACAGAAATTGTTAAACAATGCGTTGTTTTTAAATTTGTATATACTGGAATCCCAATAACCGAGTTAAGAATGTTCAAGACAATAGAAATGGTGAAGGAAGTTTTAGAAACATTCCATAAAACAGAAATACATCATGTTTCTTTTGTTTTTGTGATTAATCATTTTGAAATACCCGCGAATATTGGACTAATCAAAGATTTTGCGTCAACATTCCATCCGTATACGGAGATTATCATCAAGAAATTAGATTTTACAATTATACAGTCAAATAGTAATATGTTCAAATTATTTTTTTCGTTGTTTAGGATGTATTATGAGCCAATTAAACCGCTGTATTTATGCGAAAGCGACGAATCCACTAAAAAGTGTCTAGAAAGTAAAAATGAGAGAAGTAAAGTTTCCAATTTTTCCGATTTTTGAAAAAATGAAAAAGATAACTAAATGTTTATTGAACAATGTAAAATATTTACGGATATTTCATATTATTCCCAAATACATGTTGTTATCTAATTCGCCCTCTACAACAAGGGCAAGTATTGTTCTGTTCTAACCATATATTAAGTGCACTTTTATTGAATATATGTCTACATTTTTTTATCATCAAAATATGTTCAGACGTTGAATCGAACCGCTCCCTTGTGATTGGACACACGTCATTCAGTGGATGTTGTATGAGATCAAAATGACTGATTTCATAAAGATGACATTGGTCTGTATTTTGCGAATTCTCAACATCCATATTATTTGACACATCGTTGATAATGTCCTTATTATTATCTGTGATTAAAATAGTCTCAAATGAAATACTGGAAGTATACAAATTAGTATTATTCAATGAAGACATATTCAATATGTCAAATGTAAAATAATATGTTAAATTATCATTGTCTTCTTGTGTGTTTGTGGTATTACTATTAATGTCATCATTGTTCAAATTACGTCGCGGTCTTGGCGCTGATGTTACATTTATATCGTCGCTGAAAATGGTGTTAAATATAGTGTCTCTAATATTATTAGCCCGAGTATTATTCATAGTATTTTCATGTTGCATTTGGGTTATTAATTCCTGGCTACTTTGTATTGTGTTTGCTAATATATTTATGTTATTGAAATGGCGAGTATTATTCATAGTATTTTCATGTTGCATTTGGGTTATCATTTCTTGACTACTTTGTATTGTGTTTGCTAATACATTTATGTTATTGAAATGACTTAGTAATATACTGTTCATGTATTGTTGATTATTTGAGTTGTTAATATGTGTCATAATTGATATAATTATAATATATATTTAAATAATAATCATCATTTTATGATATCGTATCTTTCATGACTGAAAATAACCAAAGATCCGGAAAGGGACTGACTGGATTGTTGAACTTGGGAAATAGTTGTTATTTTAATAGTGCTCTGCAGATTATAGGACAATTTCACGAATTAAATGAATATATTGATTCTCACTTGACCGAAAATGAAACTATAAACAATTTAGATTCACATCTAATGAAAGAATGGAATGATTTGAGAAAACTTATGTGGAAAAAGAATGTCATTATTTCACCAAATCGGTTTAAGAAAACAATAGAATACGTTTCGGAGAAAAAACAGTGGGATTCGTTTGCGGGGGTCGAGCAAAATGATGCAAACGAATTTTTGTTTTTCATTTTGAACATTTTTCATGATTCATTGAAGATGCAAAAAGATGACAAAAAGTTGCTAAAATTGCTATTGACTAATGAACAAATCTTTCTGAGAAAGAATTATAAAGATTTCAATTCTTTTTTCAACAATGCCCACAAAGAATATTCTTTTATTGATCACTTGTTTACTGTATACTTAAATGTGCAATATGTAGATAAGAAAACTAATGAAATTATTGCAACGAAATATGAAAACTCTTATTCAATAGATATTCCCTTGAATAAGTTGAGTATTAGCGAATGTTTGGATGAAATTTTCCAACCCGAAGAGTTAAATGAAGAAAATAAGAATCAATACTACGATGATAGGGAAGAAAGATATAAGGATGTTATAAAAAAGACTCGTTTGGTTCAAAGTTCTAAATATTTGATTATACAATTGAAGAGATGGAATATGAACTTGAGAAAAAATCAAAGGGTCATCCATTATGATATAAATGGTGCGTTATCGTTGGGAAAATATTCATTTGATAAAAATAAACTGTCACTATCTAAAGAATATGAAATATTCGGTGTAATCAACCATTCAGGCAATATTTACGGTGGACATTATACGTGCGTTATCAAAAACGATGACGGGAAATGGTATGATTATAATGATGCCATGATAAAAGAGATTCCGTCAAATAAAGTAGTTGGAAACAAAAACTATTGCTTGATTTATAGGTTAAAATAATAAATATATGTATATATAATGAATATTGAGGTAGACGAACAACTATATTTACCAAAAGTGAACGATTCAATCATTTCAAGTCCATTTGGCGATACGAAGGTCTCTTTTGTTATGTTGTTAATCCTAGTAGTGGGTGTTTATGTTGCTATTTTTATAGTTTTGAATAATGTAGATACAGCCAATAAAAGCGCTAGCTATATTGTTTTACTAATTGAGGTAATCCTATGGTTTGTTTTGATCTATGTTGTGTACATTAATATTAAAAGTAATAGCGATGATAATCTTGATTTTCAGGCAAAAATGGAGAACTTATTCAATGCGAAGATATCTGAGCTTACAGTCAATGCCGATACTAACAAAGATTCTTCTGATAAAAAAGAGGAAGATCGAAAATGTAAAACTGAAGACGACGATGGTAAAGAAGTATTTCATATAGCAAATAATGATTTCACTTATGATGAGGCTCGGGATATTTGTGAAAAATATAATTCTAGGTTGGCAAATTACGATGAGATCGAAAATTCATACAAGAAGGGTGCAAATTGGTGCTCATATGGATGGTCTAAAGACAAATTAGCGCTATTTCCTACACAAAAATCTCTATACAACGAGTTGAAACAAATTCCGGGACATGAAAACGATTGTGGGCGTCCTGGAATAAATGGCGGATACTTTAAAAACAAACACATAAAATTTGGTGTAAACTGTTATGGTGTAAAACCAAAAGCTAAGAAAAAGGATATTGACTATACCCATTCAATCAATCATACTCCTGCGTTATCTGGTGAAGGAAATGATATTACAAAACTTCAAGACAAATATATTATTGCACCATTCAACAAGAACGCGTGGCGAGAAAAACAAAGATAATGAGAAGATGTTTTAATTCATTCTTTTGTTAGTTTTATTTTTTGAGCTTTTCGATAGTTTGGATTTTTGTATAGCTGCCCTTGAACGACCGCGAGTTTTATTTTGTTTAGAGAGTTGTTTGGGATTATTACTGTGAAGAATTTTGAAATTAGGTTTACCTCCATAAAAGGAGTGTTTACATAAACCAGTATCATCGGTTGCATTATAGTCTACTAGAACTTGATCTAACGTGTTTACGCTGCGCAAATTATAAGTAGAATCAAATGCAATATGAGTTTTAAAGTTATCAAGATAGTTCATATGATGTTTGTTTGTATATATATTCATTTCATTTTAATAAATTTATATACACTTAATCAATTTTAAGTTCTGTTTTGGTATATTTTGGTCTATTGTTTTTGATAAATTTAAGTAATTCTTTTGTGTTGACAATATTTTTATTACCCTCAACACGTTCTTTATTGTATTGTTCTAAAACATTTTCAATATACTTGAACGTCAAGCTTTGTGATATTGAAACTTGTTTCTGAAGTATCTTCTTATTGTTAACAATTACGGTTTTTCCTTGCATGTTTAAGCTTTGTAACAGATGATTAACTTCTTCTTCTATTTCAGTTTTCTTGTTTCTTAATATTTCTACATTTTTAAGAGCACTATCATAGTCATTTTTAATTTCAATTAACGTTTGTATTTTTGATTTTAGGATACTTCTAGATGTCATTATTTAAACACAATATTTTAAAAAAGTCTATAATGATATTATGTTTAAATAATGCGTACGGGTAGGTTAGTGGGTATCCTGCTAAGTCATTGACTTTCACGCACACGAGTATATAGATCATCCGACGAGTTTGCGATATAATATTTTTATTGAATTTAGTTAAAACCGAGTATTTTTAACAAATATTTAAGGTAAAGAGAGAAATGGCATTTGTAGAACAAATAACAATTGAGGCGCCAAAAATAGACGAAGCAAATAAAAAATTATATATATTCAAATTGTTCGCAGAAAATGGCGAAAATCTCATACACGAATGTGATCATTTGTACACTATAAATAGTAGCAAGGAAACAGAAGAACAAATGCTCACAATACCGTCAAAAGATGAATTGAGGTATTTGTCGGGTATTTTTGATCAAGTAAAACGCACTTTTTTAGAAAGTCATGATGAGTGGTTTGAAGAAAAATTTACTAGTTCAGCATTGGATGATTTGTTTAAGAATTTTTTATATCCAAATGTCGTTGAAAATTGTATTGATTTGAAGATATCGGTATCTTCTGATATTCTTAACAGACTCAAGGGCGTTTCGGGTGAACAACCCGATGTTGCTGTATTTCCAACATTCTCTTTTGATTCTATTGTTTTAAATGTGGATGACAATAAAATGAATTGCATAGTCGTTTTAAAGGATTTTCGCCTACAAGACGCGAAACATGATGAAGAGTCGACAGTAGAAGAACCAGTAAAAGAACCAGTAGAAGAACCAGTGGAAGAACCAGTGGAAGAACCAGTCGGAGAAGAATACCAAATTGAAAACGAAGATGATTTATCCGAGCTGAAAGAAGTAGACTTTGACACATCAAATCTAGCGAAATCAGAAATGAAAGTAAATGTAGAAGATTACATGATAATCTACAAGTATATTTTAGGTAAAATAAAAGAAAACAAGATAAGAGAAATTGAAAACATATGTGTGAGTAAAAATATAGACATGGAAATTCTAGATTACGAAGATATTTTTAATGAAAGTGAAGATGAATATTTATCATCAGACTCCGAAAGTGAAATTTCTGACAACTAGGCTTCTTTTAATTAATGGATATTGTTAAAAATATTTTATATTACATTTTATATAATGAACTTCAAAACACTTTTCGACAAAAACAAGGATAGAATTTTCAACGTAATGGTTATTGTAGGATCAATTGCTCTCATTGTCTTTTTCATGAAATACAACAAATATAAAAATGTCACGAATCTTGGAATGAGAAATTTGTCGCCTATGGAACTAGAGAATGTTGGTACTGGGACGGCAGCCGGCAAAATGGACTCTGAAAAAGTAGGTGTTGTAGGCGCCAGCGCTCCGGAGACAAATGACTACCTGAGTGTGTCTGGAATGGGCAATACCAAGCCAAAGGTTGGTTCGTGTAATAACGAACCAGTAATGAATCCAAAAGAGTTGCTTCCGTCTGACTCTGAGTGGACAAACATTGCTCCGACCAAAGGGTTAGAGAACGTTTCGTTCTTAAGTGCTGGACACAATTTCGGCACAAACACCGTAGGTTCTTCTCTCAGAAACGCGAACCTTCAAATTCGTTCAGAACCGGCGATTCAAAAAGTTAACACTGGTCCGTGGAATGAGTCTACGATCGAGGCAGATACTTCCAGAAAGGCGTTAGAAATTGGTGGTATGCTTGAGTAAGTATTTTCAACAAAATGTAGTGATAGTGTAGTGTTTTCTATTTAAATATGTGTTTTTTAATTTCTATTTAAATAGTAATGAATGAAGAGTTAGTTTGTTATGTGCTTGTCTTTATGACAATTTTTATTTCAATAAAAATTTATTATGACAGCGATATGTTTCAGTTAACTTGTGAAGTATCGGACGTCGATGGGAAAAAGTACTGTGTACGAGAGCGGAAGAATCTGAAGAAAGCCACCAACTTGCTAGCATCTACAACACAAAATATGACTATGTTGATAAATCATTTACATGAAAAATATCCTGAAAAGGAGAATGTTTCCTTGTTGTACAAGAATTATAATCCTCGTAAAATAAAGGAAATATTGCCAACCAGTGAATATACAGCCTATAGTGAAAACAAGGGTGAAAAAATTGCGTTTTGCTTAGGTGAAGACAAACAAGATGTTGACAATTTGATAGGGGAAAATACTTTGATGTTTGTAGCGCTACATGAGTTGTCACATCTGGCCACAAAGTCAATTGGACATACACAAGAGTTTTGGGACAATTTTAAATTTATATTACAAGAGTCTGAAAAGATTGGTATTTATAGACCGGTTGATTATAAGAAAAATAAGACAAACTACTGTGGTATGAAAATAAAAGATAATCCTTATTTTGATCATAAATAAGATGAATCATAACATACTATTTCTGTACACATAATGTGTGTACTTGTCTTTTTCATTTTGTCTTTTCTCTTTCAAAATGAATTGGGTTTCATTGATAATCGGAAAATATTTGTTGCACTCATAATCATTATCTAGTATTGATATATGAATTTCATTTACTAGGTGCAAATAATAACTCATTATTTCGTAGTATATACTTGAACCACCGATGATCCAATAATTCTCATAATCAGTCTCGTTTAAAAATGACAATAATTCTTCATTCAGGTTTCTTATAATTGTACAATTAGGAAGAGTAGACTCTTCTCGTGACAAGTGATAGGAAGTTGAAACAATGCAGTTATGTCGCCTAGAAAGTGGGCGGTATTTTTTAGGAATACTTAAATGGGTGTTTCTCCCCATGATGACACAATTATTTCCACCTCCAATTGTCTTTTCTTTGAATAATTTCATCTCGCTTGAGATGTTCCAAGGTAATTTGTTATTTTTTCCAATACCCATCTTATTGTCACAGCAGACGATAATATTTAAAGGTTTCTTCATAATAAATCTTATGTTGTATATATAAATGAATTACGAACCCTTTAAACTATATTTACTCAATAGCGAAAATCAGGTTTCAAGAGTGATTCATTATTCAAAAGAAGGTGGGGGTGCCGACGATGAAGAGCTTCAGCAAAGCATTCCATCTGAAAGGCATCAAGTGAATATTTATAAAGACGACGTCATTGAAAACGTAAAATTTAAACTTGTTTCTACTTTGAATGATACCAATATTGAAAACTATTATTTTTTTGTAAAACAAAATTTGACAATAGATGTTCGCCAGCTATTGAACAATAATAAAAGTCAAGATGGATATGTTTCTTACAATACTTTTGTGTCAATATTAAAAAATCTCAATCTTGAAGGGATTGACTATGATGTTCAAAACGAATACTCAATTGAATATATCAATGAAAAATTAGGAGATTCTATGAACGTCTCTATCAACATTCCTCTTGGTTTAGACTATCATGTCTACAAACATGTATACATTGTCAATCCACTTGAAAATTCGTTGAACTACTCGTATACAGACGCAAGTGAAAAGAATGCGGACCTTTTGTTTGAACTCGGTACAATAGAGGAAAATACAATATACTGCCTTCATGTTTCAGAATATTTCAAGTATATTCAAAATAATGACATGATATCAATGGAAGATACGATGAAAATATACTATAAATCACTACACTCAAAAAACATTTTCAGTAATGACAAAATTGAATCTTATAATGAAAGTCTTGTTGAAAAATATGAGAATTACAATAAGTTGATAGACTCACATTTTACTTTTTATGAAAAATTTTCTCTTCAAGAAAAATACGATATATCAGATAAAACTAAAATAACAAAGATAGAGTTCAATTACAAACCAAAAAATGAAATTATTTTCCCACTAGAGATACTTTTCAAAAAACTTCAGTGTAATAAATCAATGCCGTTCGCAAAGTTCAATCCTGGTAAATCATTGGAAAATATTTATCGCTTATATTGCCCGGATAAAGACAAATATGGCAATAAATTACCACTATTTTCATTGAAAGATATCAAAAAATACAAGGAAAAAATAAAAAAGGAAAAATCGGTCTCTTTGATTTTAATCGACAACAAAAAGAGAACAACTATATTTCATGTAAATGGTCAAGGAGAAATATACTGTAGTTTTGAGAATATAGACTATGAAACTGGAGACTTGGTTGGTGTTACGAATTACGCGGCTAATCTATTAAACAAAATACTTTCATTATTTATCAAGTATTTTGATCCGACTTCTTTGGTATACCAGGAATTTGATGATATACAAGATGAGAATATTGAAATTATTGAAATACAATACTCGGCGCATCTCAAACAAAGAAGAAATAAACTAGATACAAAGCATTTTCCTGGTATTTTTACAAAGGTTTCTGGGGCGAGTATATTAAACTACAAACGTGTATCCAACTACGATAAAATGAGTGATATTGACGCGACCATTACAAAGATGCTTAAGATCAATATGGACCCCGATTACATCAGAGAGCAGTGTGCGGATATGTTTTTTGGTGGAAACAAAGAAGAGTCCCACGAGTACTTCAAAAGGTTCCTTAGCAGTATTAGTGTATCAGACCATATGAAGGAGGATGGTGTGAAAAAAATATTCAAAAATTTCTTACACAACCCAGGATTTGAAATTGAGTTCAAAGACGAAAGAAATATTGTCTTTGATGTAAAACTTGTAAATCACTTTCAATATATTCACTCTATATTGTTATTTTTACACAACTTATTTTTAATTCAATCGAACACTTTAGATTCTGAGATAATTGATGCGCATTTTGGTATAGAATCCGCAAATGTAGACGACATAATTGTTGTAAATGATAATTATAAAGAGGAAGTATTTTCTGAAAGTAATAATGAGTCAAATGCAAACAATGCGAGGATAAACAAAATGTTTGATGATTTTTTGAGAGGCGATGATGGATATGATAACGAAGAAGAACAAGAGGAACCGTCGCAAACAAGCAGGGGGGACGCAGAAGAAGAAGAAGAAGAACCACCACCAAGTAAACCGGTGGAGGCGGCAGAAGAAAATGAAAATGCTTTATCCGATAACGATTCGCTTGAGTCGCGTTCTGCTTACGAAGGATCAGAAGCAGAAGAAGAAGAAGAAGAAGAAGAAGAAGAAGAAGAAGAAGAAGAAGAAGAACCACCACAACCAACTAAACCGGAGGCGGCAGCAGAAGAAAATGAAAATGCTTTATCCGATAACGATTCGCTTGAGTCGCGTTCTGCTTACGAAGAATCAGAAGCAGAAGAAGAAGAAGAACCACTACAACCAACCAAAGAGGCGGAAGAAGAAGTAGAAGTTGAAAATAAACCAAATGAGAATAAAGAACAAAGTGGTGATGAAGATAGCGAAGACGAGTTTGAAAGTAACAACAATAGTTATGGGAGTCAGTTTGGTGGTGGCGAAAAGGTAAAATTAAAACACAGTAGTAAACTATCAAAACGAATGACAAAATACCAACCCTTGTTATTCAAATCAGAGGGTAACAAAGGACAATACACATCATATAGTCGCATGTGTCCTTCTCGGATAGGGGTTAAAAGACAACCAATCATTATTACACAGGAAGAGAAGGCAGAAATAGACGAAAAATATCCTGGTTCATATGATAAAATTATCAAATATGGTACAAATCCCAAAAAGGAAAGTTTTTACTACATGTGTCCTAAATATTGGAATTTCAAAGAGATGGCGCCGGTAAGAGAAGAAGACGTTGATCCAAAACATTTGATTCCCGAAGGAGCAAAGGAAGTTGACTTGGATGATGGCAGATATATTTACAAAGTTACTGACAAATACACAACTCCTGGATTTATTCAGAGTAAGAAAAATAAACACGGTTACTTTCTCCCCTGTTGTTTCGGTCTAAAAGATGGGGCAAAGCAAGCGGAAATCATAAAGCAGGCAGAAGAACAAATGAAAATGATTGAAGACGAAAATATTGATGATCAAGAAGAGGTTATCAAATTTCTCAAGAAAAACAATAAACAAGAAAAGAAACGAGTTGTTCACTATCAATTAGATGGGACTAAATTTCCATTACCAAAGAATAGATTTGGTAATCTACCATTACCAATTGAAGAATTTTTGGGATTGAGTCACCAGTCAAATGAAACAGGGCGCAGATTATACAGAGCTGGAATTGAAAATAATGATAAAAAATCATTTTTGATTGCACTGGCATACATAATGGACCCTACGACGAAAGATCCTATCGGCTTTGTCATAAATGTCATCAAAGAAAAAGTTACACTTGATAATATTTTGAATTTTCATAATGGCAGTATACCATTGATTTTTTATGACAAAAAAAGTGTCTCAAAAGACGACAAAAAGTATCGTAAACTCAAAATTTATGCGAAATATAAAAAAAAAGGGCTGAGGGAAGAACTGTCCAAATTGATAAATGGTTATGAACACTTTATGAAATACTTGGAAGATGATAATGAATACATAGATTATTTTTATTTATGGGATATTGTTTCGTCCGGTATATTGTTTTCAGACAAGAAGAATTCTCATATAAACTTGATTATTCTTAGAAATAATGAAGATGATATTACCCAAAATGTTAGCGTTGTATGCCCGTCATCTTCGCACTCTAATTTCAGATATAGCGAAGCAAACGATACTATCTTCATATATCAAAAACACGACATGTTCGAACCAATTGTCATGCCGAAAGAGATGTTGGATAAACAACGACAACATGATGGCATATTGACTCGTGAAAAAATCAAGCAACACCTCGGTAGCTACACATGGATAATATTAGAATCAATCATGTTGAATATTTCTGATAAATGTTCACTGACTCAACAAAATAAGAAACACCAATATGAATATGAAGACAATATTTCATTTAAAAATGTCATAGATAACAATGTAATAAAAGACAAGTATAATATTCACAAACAGATTTTAAATTTTGACAACAAAGTAGTAGCAATTCTGGTATCTGACAAGTCAAATGACAGCGAGCAGTATTATGTACCGATTGCTCCGTCTCCTCGCGATGATAATTACGAGTTTGTCTTTATTGATGATAGTTATTGGCGAGATTATGAAAGTACAAAAAAGTTTCTTTTGGATTTTTATAATGATTCTGATAAACAAGTAAAGTGCGAACCTGTTTTGAAAATCATAGAAAATTCGTTGGTTGTCGGATTATTGACTTCAAGCAACCAGTTTGTTAAAATAGACCCTCCAAGAGAAATAAAAGACGTGCAAGATAACATTAAAGAATACGACGAATATTCTCATTTTGATGTAGATAAAACATTAACTCAGCATGGTCAAGTGGATAGTGAACGCGAGAAGTTAACAAAATCGCTTATAGTTGAAACGGAATTGTATAACACATATGTGAACACCATCAAACATTTGTTATCAAAAGATTTGAATCAAAAAATGAAAATACGTGAAATATTGAAAAATGAAACCTTTGAAGAAGCATATCCACAATTGAAAACTATTATTGATGAAATAACTTCCGAAAACTTCACATTTGTATACAATGATGATGAAATGTTTTTATCATTGAACAATATCAACCTTTGTCATGTATCGGATGAAGAAAACCGCGATCACTGTAGTGTAGATGACGAAAAGATAAAAATGTTGATTCCCAAAAAAAACTTATATACGAAAGAAGATAATGAAGAAAAATATGTATCATCTCTCACGTTTGATTTATTAAAAAATGAAATTGTGAAGTATAATGTCCTAGATTCGCTTCTAAATGTATTTAATATTTCAGTATCTTATACGATTTCAAAAACCGAAATAATATTATTAGAAAAGTTTTTATTGAAATATTTTGAGAAGGTTGGTGAAAAAAGGAGCAAATACGTTTTACAAGGCACATTTGAAGACCTAAAACCACAAGACCTTATCAATTACATTGAATCGCAAGAATTTGAATATGACGGCAAATGGAAATCAGTTGGCGAAAAAGAATTTGAAGAGAAAAAAGAAGAAGAACTAGAAGAGAAAGTAGTTGGCGAAGAAGAAGAAGAAGAAGCAGAAGCAGAAGAAGACGAGAAAGCAGTTAGTGAAGAAGAATCTGAAGCTGAAGAAAAACAACTTGATGAAACAACAGAAGACGATAGTGGAATACTTCCGACTTTTGACGCAAGTGAGCTTAGTACAAAATCAGAAGAATTTCGGCAACAGAGAAGTTTGAATGAAATTACTGAAATGTATAACAAAGCTTCATCTATTAGAGATGAAAGTATAGTAGAACAAATAAATAATAACGCTTTGGACGAAGTTGAAATGGATAAAGATGTCCAAGAAATGAAAATGAATGATGTTGTTGAGGGACACGCTCCATCTGAAACATCTGAAGTCCACTCAGGAGATATTCTTGATGAATATACACTGAATAAGATGCCAGAAAGCGACGTCATTATAAATTTTCCTAAAAAGGTAAAAAAACTAAAGTTGAAGGTTAAAAATATAAAAGGTGTTGTAGACGGAAGCGAAGTTGATGTTGACAATCCTGAATATAATGTGGGTTCGCTAGATCGAGAACAAAGTGAAAAAAATATAGAAATATACAAGTCTTTCTATAACAGCGAATGTGTAGCATATAAATATACAACGCAATATTGGAGGGGAGGTAAGTTCCCCCCAAGAAGCAAGTGGTTAACGTTTAACAAGAAAATGAACAAGTGTAACTTTAATCTTTTGATTTTCATTTTGAAAATGCATAATTTTAATAGATTTCAAAGTGTAACTATTGATTCAATAAAAACTACATTGATAAAATATTATGAAGACGTGATATTTAACTGCAAAGTTACTGGTAAGAGTGATATGAAAAAACAATGTTTGAAAATGCTGGAAAAAAAATGGAAAAACGAGGGTAAGGGTTTCATTGATCTCAAAAATACATCAATCGAAACAATCATAAAAAATGAAGGCTATATTTTGACAAATGTAGATCTATTGTTATATGCTTATATGAAAAATATTCCAATTGTTATTTACTACGAAAGTAAAGGACAGGTAAAGATGACCAACTTCAAAAAAAATAATGAAAAACGATTTTATTATTTAGTATATTACTCTTCCAGAACAAATGATTTTTATCTTACCACGCATGCGAAGAAATTGCGGTTTGACCTGGATGAATTGGGCGAACAAATTTCTAAACCTTTGATAGACAAGGCGCATGAAGATTTCTATTCTTATTTATTTAGTTCATTCTAATCGTAAAATTCTTCAAATATTTGCGTAATTTTTATGATAAATGTAATAGGTTTATCATAAAAAATAGTTTATGTCAAAATTAAACATTCTAACATATTTACATGTATTCTATTCAATGGAGAGGGTCTTTATATTATATATCTAAGTTGTAGTCATTGTCAATTATTTTGTTTTTTGATGTTGATGATAGTGTAGATGCTGTCTTGAGATTTTCAAGTGAACATTTGTTATTGTTCTTGTTATTTTTCTCTTCTTCCAAATTCATAACTTCTTCAGGTTCCATTAGTTCATCCGCATATACTTCGTTATTTTCAACATCTTCGATTAGTAAACCAAGTTCTTCATTATTTTTCTTGAGGAGATCATTATCGATGTGAATTTGGAATGATGATGTTCCGTAATATCCTTCTTGTCCACACATTACATTTGCGGAAACACCTCGCATATTATCCAATTCGCCATGACGCGCTGCTTGCAAGAACATCTCGGTCGTCTCTTCAAAGGACGCTTTAGCGATTGGACCAATATCATCTTTATTGATTCCGTGGCGAAATATACTGACCATTTTGTGATTACACGTCATTCTATCACATAGTAGGTGAATATGGTGATGATTAATATATGTGCTATCAAATTCCATAACTTCTAAAATTTCGTTGAACAAACACCTGCGCGCCGCTTCAATCCCTAGTATATTTTTCATTTCAATGATATCGTTTGAGAATGTTTTGTTCTTGTCAATGTAATCTAGTTTCAAAATATCGCTAAGATTTGTTCCAATCGTATCAAGAACGTACATCTCTTTCTTGTCAAAGTCTCCTGTTTCATGATTCATTATTTTATAGTTGTTAATTTTTCTGAGATTGACTTTTTCAATGTTTTTAGTTCCGCGAATTACAAGCTCATTCAAAATTTTGTCCATATACGTTTTTACATAATGAATGTAATCTTCTTCAGTAAATATGTCTTTATTCTTTGATCCTCTTTTGCTGTCAATATTAACACGGATTCTGAAAACAATCTTATCGCTGTCATTATAATCAGTGTAGAAACACTTAATATTATTGGAAGTTCCTTGAAGTGCTGGACATTCTGTCTTCAATATATAGTGAACATCTTCATTCGTAATATTCATGTCAAACATTTGTGTACCATTCAGTTCTAACCGGATGATCCAATTATTTGTTTCGTCTAGTTCTTCATCGCCATCTTCACCATCTTCTTCTTCTTCGTCATAACATTTGCGAATAATGTCCGAAAATTCAACATATTCCTTCATTAGTTTATCATCTTCATCGATCAGCGATTCAAATTCTTGTGGTTCATAATATATTTCGGCTTTATTTACAATATTAATCAGTCTTGTATGTTCTATTTTTGACGCAATATTATAAGAAGCGTTCGCGTCCATACTTGTTTCTTGGTCCAAATAAATTGTCAGAGACGGATTTTTGGGCTTTTTGGTTAGAGTTAGTAGCTCTTCAATGCGAGGAACACCCCTAGTGACATTGGATTTGCTGGAGATACCAGCAAAGTGAAAGGTGTTCAACGTCATCTGAGTCGTGGGTTCACCAATACTCTGTGCTCCTACCATGCCAACCATTTCGCCTGGATTGACAAGCGATTGCTTGTAAATATTAATAATACTTTCACAAAGGAACACAATTGCGTCTTTGTGATATTTATGATTGTGAATCAAATTATAAGGATTCATGTAGTAAGTGTAAGCAATCTTGAACTTTTCACATGGTTTGAATGTTTGTTTCAATACATCATATTTTCTCTCAATAATCTTGTAGGCTTCAAGTGGCGTAATGTTTGATAAAGAGTGGGTTGTTATCTGAAAGTGGTTTTTTACTCTTTCAATTATATTGGTAAAGTGAACCGGTAAATATATCTTATTTTCATCTTCATTATTGTAAACATTTATGACCATTTCATCTCTCTTTCCTAACAAATATTTAATGTCTGCTAGACATTTCTCCTTCAGTTTTTCTTTTTGTTCCTTGAACTTAGACAGCGCCTTGCTATCATAAATAAGTTTTAGATGTGTATTTTTGCGAGACTGTTTTATTTTTGTATCTTGGAACTCATTCATAAATTCATAGCTATAGTTTTTGTAAATGTCGATTGTTTTATTATCAACTAGTTGAAATTGCATTGACTCTATCATTGTTGTATCCCAGTTTGTTCCGCCGTACGAAAACTGGATAACTTTATTTTTATTATTGCGAATTGTGTTATCATACATAACTTGAATATCTTCCATACCTTTAATGAGACGGCGTTGGATGTAACCTGTAGTGCTGGTCTTAACAGCTGTATCAATCAGACCAACCCTTCCGCCCATTGCGTGGAAGAATAGTTCGTCAGGAGATAAACCACTAATAAAGGAAGACTCAACGAAGCCACGAGCTTTGGGAGTGTCATCAAATTGCTTGAAGTGTGGTAGTGTTCGGTTTGTGTATCCATAGGGAATGCGTTTACCGTCAACATTTTGTTGACCCAAACACGAAATCATCTGCGAAATATTTAACTCATTGCCTTTTGAACCACTAGTTACGATGGAAACAAACCTATTTTCCTTGTCAAGTGATCTAATACCCGCCTTTCCAGCATCATTCGATGCTTTATTGAGAATATTATTCACCTGAGTTTCAAATTCTTCTAAATTAGACTTTCCAGTTTTGTTCACGAATAGTCCAATGTGAACTTGGTCAATCAAATTTGATACTTCAGTTTTCTTTTCTTGAATAATGCTATTAATTTTTTGTTTTGTTTCTTCATCTGCGATCAAATCGCTAATACCTACACTGAAACCAGTTGTTTTCATATATTCAGTAATAATTGCCTGCAGATTATCAATATAATCTTTACAGGCTTCGGAACCAAAGTCTTTGCGAATGCGATGAATAATTCCTTTACTTGAACTACCAAACACACCCTTGTCGTGCTGTCCACGAACTATTTTCCCGTCGTTAATTTCCAGAACACGGTTTGACGTTTCAACCGATTCATTGTCTGTAAACAAATCCGTTTTGTATTTTAAGCTAATGTTCGGTATGATTTCACTGAGAACTTCAAAACTAGAATATTTTTCTTTTTCGTCGTCAAATAGATTACAAGCATTGAAACAATTGGTTTTTACAAGCAAATTCATAGCTTGTTTTTTAGTAAATGATATATTTTCTCGCGTATAAAGGAAACTTCCGACCATTGAATCCTGGAAAATACCAACAATAGGTTTGTTGTTTCCAGGACTGATAATGTGATTTGGAACATTTGCCAAATATCTCAATTCGCATTCTGCTTCATCATTTTGAGGCATGTGCATATTCATTTCATCGCCGTCAAAATCAGCATTATATGGTTTAGTATCAGCAACATTCATACGGAATGTGTCGCCAACCGGCATCACTTTGACAATGTGAGCCATCATTGACATGCGGTGAAGAGTCGGTTGTCGGTTGAAAAGCACAACGTCTCCATCTAACATGTGTCGATGAACAATATCGCCGATTTCTATTTTCACATTGTCTCGGTCAATATATCCAAGTGAAATCGTAATGCCATTCGGTTTTTCAATCAACTTGGCTCCTGGATACTTGTGTGGTCCATTTTTGACTAAATAACTCAAATATTTGTAGTTGAAATTTTGAACTTTAACTGGTTTTGTGATGTTTTTTGCGATTTTCATCGGAACTCCTAGCTCAGAAATGGAGAGTTCCGGGTCCGGGGTAATCACAGAGCGAGCACTAAAATCAACACGCTTGCCCATAAGATTACCGCGAACACGGCCTTGTTTGCCCTTGTGACGTTCGCTTATGGATTTCAAAGCACGTCCAGAGCGCTGAGTGACCGGAGACGCACCTGAAATGTTGTTGTCAACCATAGTCGCAATATAATATTGCAAAACTTGAATCCAGTCGTCAATGTTTTTTTGATTATCTTGTTCACCACTCTCAGTCAATTGTTTAATTTTGTTATTGATCTTGATAATATTGATAATAATATGGGTAAGATCATCTTCACTTCGCTGCTGTGCGTCGTGTTTCACAGACGGGCGAACCGCTGGAGGAGGGACAGCAAATGTTTTACAGATCATCCATTCCGGACGTGACCAAATATTCGAAAATCCCATAAAATTAACATCTTCATCGCTAATTTTCTTGAGAATATTGATTGCCATTTCAGGAGTAATTTTTAGCGTATAACTTTCGGTTTGGTTAATCCATTCAGCGACAATTGTAGCAAAACCCTCTTGCTTAATTTTAGTTGCGCGCATACATCCACAACCATTATCTGTTTCATCGCCACAACGTTTGAGTTGCGGATTTTTACAAAGTTCCAATACCTTTTGCCACCTTTTCGCCGCCGGGTATTTTGTCAATGATTGGTAGGTTTTCTTTGAAATTAACAATTTACCGCACTTATTACAAACACATTTAAGAATATCAATAACCATGTTCAAATATTGAATGTAAAAGATGGGTTTGCACAATTTAACGTGTCCAAAATAGCCAGGACTATTGATGTAGTTCATACCGTCTGTTGGACAGATCATTCCAGGATCGGAAACACCCATTCTTGGATCAAATAGTCCGCCAATTTTGGGTTTGATTCCTACATAAGTTTCCTTGTTTGTCACTTCTACTACAGAATATTTCTCTATTTCTTCGGGACTAAAGATGCTAAACTGTATCCCGATAATTTTGGACGGGTTATTGAACGAAGAGTTATCCATGTCTGTCTTATTATAACTTAGTATATTTATATTTATTTATTTTCAATTTTATTTTTGAACAACGAAAAATTCATTGACATTTGAAAATAAAATTGATTTCATTTGGATTTAAATATCTATACGTATAAACTACAATATTCAACATGCCAAAAAACAAGAAACGCACTTCTTCAAAGCACAACGGCGACGATTCATCGTCTGATTCTGATAATGATGAAGAAAATGTTGTATTGAATCCAAAGGAATATAATAAATTGCTCCAGCAATTGTTTCCTTCTGATTACATGTCTAACAAAATACATCGTGCGTCAAATAAGTCTGGTAAAAATAAAAAGAAATCGTCCACAAAATCAACGTCCAAGAAACGCGATGATTATGAAATGATGTTTACAATTCTGCCACCATCTTCCAACAATAAAAAGAAGCGTCATAAAAAAAAAGTAGAAGAGAGCGAAAGTGAAAGTGAAGAAGATGAGGATTATGAGACAGAAGAAGATGAAGACGAAGATTACGAGACAGAAGAAGAAAGCGAAGATGAAGAAGAAAGTGAAGAAGATTGTGAAGATGAAGAATCAGAAGAAGAAGAGTCAGAAGAAGAAGAAGAAGATGAAGATGAAGAAGATGAAGAAGATGAAACGGAAGATGAAGAAGAAACGAGTTCTGATAATTCTGAGAAAAATGCTAACAAAAGCGATAAACAAAATAAATCAAATAAAGAGAAAAGTGATATGAATGAATCCGAATACTACGAACAACTTTCTAAATTTATGAAAGAGCTTCGCAATAATAACAAAATCAAAAATAAAAATGTTTCTAAAGAAGTTAAAAAATTTGAAAGTGAAGTTCTGAAAAAGAAAAAAAAGAGCGAAAATAACAAGAAGCGCAAGAATATCAAAAAATATATGGGGCTAATTTCAAATAAAAATACAATCAATGATCTAAAGTTTTTCAAAGAATCATTAACTTGTAAAGAGCAAGAGAAGATGATTGAAAGTCTTGAAAACGTTAGCAAACTGACAAGTGTTGCAAAACCATATCGCATTCAGTTGCTGGAATCCGTACATATTCCAGATAAATTCAAAGCGGTTGCGATGAAAAAAATCAACACGATGAAGGCGATAGCGGAAGGAGGAGGAGAATATCACAAATTAAAGTCTTGGGTTGATACATTTATGCGGATTCCGTTTGGCGAAATAAAGTCTTTACCAATCACTAAAGATAATACGAAAGAAGAAATCAAAGAATATATTTCTAAAAGTCAACAAATTCTAGACAACGCGGTCTACGGAATGAAAGACGCGAAAATACAATTCATGCAAATGGTTGCACAGTGGATTTCAAATCCAAATTCTATCGGAAATGCGATTGCTATCAAAGGTCCAATGGGAACAGGTAAGACAACCCTTATCAAAGAAGGTGTTAGCCGGTTGTTGAATCGCGAGTTTGCGTTTATTGCTCTGGGTGGTGCAACTGATAGCAGTTTTCTGGAAGGACACTCGTACACATATGAAGGAAGCACCTACGGAAAAATCGTTGACATTCTCATCCAATGTAAATCGTCAAATCCGGTCATATATTTTGATGAACTTGACAAAGTTAGCGACACGCCGCGAGGAGAAGAAATTATCGGTATTTTGACGCATCTCACAGATACGTCCCAAAATGACAAATTCCATGATAAATATTTCTCAGAAATAGATTTTGATCTAAGCAAGTGCTTATTCATCTTCAGTTACAATGACGAGAGCAAGGTCAATTCCATTTTGAAAGACAGAATGCACAGCATTGAAACAAAGGGATATGGTGTCCAAGAAAAGGTTGTTATTAGTCACAAATATTTGATTCCTAGTCTAGAAAGGGAACTAAATATGGAGGAATCTAGTATTGTTATTGGCGAAGATATCGTGAAATATTTGGTAGAAAAATTCACGGGTGAAGAAAAAGGAGTGCGTAACCTGAAACGCTGTTTAGAAATTATATACTCAAAAATAAATCTTTATCACTTGATGGGCAATGACTCCAAACTTTTTGGAGAAGACATTATTAATAATATTGTGTTTCCATACACGTTGGATAAAAATATTGTTGACAAAATTATTACGAAGAATTTAGAGAATAATTTATCGCACTTGAACATGTACATGTAGTCCAAGAAACTGACGAGGAACATCAATTGAATAGGCAACAAATAATTTGATTAAAAATGATAATAAATACAAAAATATTTTTTTTATATATGATATTTCCAATTTATCATATAAAACATAAAATACTAACAACTGTTATCGCACCACACGGAATTACAGATTTGATTCATGCCGCGCAAAATAACAATACCAAGCAACTATTATCCATGAATGCGTTTTGCGTGTCAACATCATTTGGATTATCTCAAAATGATGTGACAATGTTGGGGTTGAATGCGTTTTTTCTTGTGTCAACTCTTGTCCATTTTCGACACGATTATCGGAACACATTGAGACCAAACCGGAACGAATTGCGCCAATATTTGCTCTCATTCATAACGATATTGTCTTTTATAATAAACCGAGAACTATTTTATTGGTATATGTGCTTTATTCACGTTCCAAACCATTATTATTTGAATAACAAAATTCTCCAAAAAAACTGCGTGTTCAACGTGTCTTTTATTCTAGGGTTTACTTTGTTGTTATTCTTTCTCGGAGAACAACAAATATTTTTTCATACAGGTTTGTTCCCTTTTTATAAGGGCGTCGTTATCAGCCACGTTATTTACCAAGAGTTGTATGTTCATTCCAGTTTATCGCATTAACAACAACATTTATTTCCGCCGCGGGAAGATATAATAGCGGTTTCGTTTTGTGTCTCACATAAACATCCAGACGATGATGTGTATGTATGTGGGCAACACTCTGGAGAAAATTTACTTGTTCCTAAAATGTCAATATCTCCTAGTTTACTTTGTTTTGTGCTTTCATAATTGGTCACTTGCGAAATAAATGTTTCCATTTTTAATGTTGTGCGATAAATTGAAATTGATACAACAATTATTGAACATAGGAGAACATATAGCATTTTCATTGTTATTTGTAAATACATTTGACTCTTAATATATATTTTACTATAATTTATTATTTACAAAATAGTTTTTGATTGTTTCGTTGATTTTTAGCGCTTCTTGTCTGTAAAAGTTTCCTTTTGTTATAGTTTTGCAGGACTCCTCGACGCTATTATAATCACAATATGCGTTTGAGTTACAGACTGGCTTTTCGAGTCCAATACAGGTTTCACTTGTACTAATAGGGTTTCCGCTTGTGTCATCTTCGTTTGAAATTTTATATTTGAATACAAAATTCATCATTGCGTATGTCAAATACGTGTGGGCATATTCTTTAATGTCGCTTATAATGGCGTTCAGTTTATCAAGTTCATTTTGAAGAGCGCTTGTATTACGCGACTGTTCGACATTTTCAATCTGTAGTTTGAACTCTTCATTCTTTGCGTTTACTTGTCTTTGCAATTGTAATACTCTCTCTCTTGACAACTTATTGTGTGTATTTACAGCATTATCTGATCGCTGTAAATGTTCTAGTTTGTTTTCTTCTAATATTTTGGAGAACTGACCATTTTTTTGATTGTTAAATTTAACAATACAGTCGTTGAAATTATCAACAGTAGAATGAAATGAATTTGAATTAGGATTTTGTTTAATATATCCTGAATAAAAAATATACTTTGGATTGCATTTTGCTACTTCCCAATTATCAGAGGCGATTCCGAAAAATAGTCGCGTGTAAAGTATGGTTACAATACTCAAAATGAACAAGACGACTAAAATAACATCAAAATAATTTGAATTTGAGTGAGATGGACTCAAAGCCGATAATTCTTTATTATAAAATTTTTTTACATCAACACTAACCATTTTGTATACTTATATTATGTTTTTTTTTTATCCGGAGGAATTTGACAATTTTTAAAAGTTCCCAAATTAATTAATTTCCAATTTACTCAAAAGGTTGTTGCCGGGCTCTTTGAATGTATCAAATGAATTGTTTATGTCGTCAGTTAAATTCTGAATCTTAATTTTAAAATCATTTATCGTGGTTTCGTTGTCTAGACTTTCGTTATTCAGTTTATCAATTTTATCTGTTGTATCGCCCAATAGAACTTGGGCTGCGTTTTTATTCTCTAACTCACCAGCAGATAATTTGTTGATATTATTCTGAAGATTTTTGTCAAGGTCTTTAGAATAATCTTGAATTCGTTTCTCTTGATCACTTGACACTGAATATTGCATACATTTTTCAAATTGCTTATTAGAGTTATCAGAATCAAATATGCTACCCAAAACCATATTTAATGGATTACAAGTTACACTACTCCAATTTCTGTCTCGTTTTAGTTTGTTAGAATTGTAACTTAAATATAGATAAAAACAAAAAAATGTAATCAAAACAATCTTCTGGTTCGCGTAGTCATTATAAGAACCCTTGCCAGAGTTGTAACTTAAATATAGATAAAAACAAAAAAATGAAATAATAACCACGCTATAAATTAAGTTCCAGTTAGAAGAACCCATATTATAAAATAGATTTATAAAAAATATATAGAACGATTGTAATATAACATACAGACAGACACACTTCATCAAAATTATGCGGATGATTGATGAATACTTTGAGAGAGATGAATACTACAAAAACAAATATGGCAAAAAAACGTTTTTACTTTATCAGGTAGGTTCGTTTTTTGAAGTTTATGGTATAAAGAACAATGATTTTAGCATAGAAAACATTGAAGCATATTCCGAAATTTGCGGGCTAGCCATTGCAAATAAATCAATTTGTGTAGGTGGAAATTCTGGAGATCAGGCGAATATTGTAATGGCTGGATTTCGAGACTACATTTTGGATAAATATATTGAAAAAATCCAACCTCATGGATACACTGTTATTGTTTTTGTCCAAGAAGAAAAGGATGGTGAAATTATTCGGTATGAGAATGGAATATACTCACCCGGTACAACATTTGTGGATAATGTTAATATATTGTCAAATAACATTTCATGCCTTTGGATACAAAAGACAAAAACGACTTCTGTTTGCGGTGAAAAGTATATATTTGGATTAAGCAATATCAATGTTTTTAATGGTAGATCAAATTTGTGTGAGTATAGCGAAGTATATTATCATAATCCCACTTCTTATGATAAAATAGAAAAGTTTTTGAATGTGTATAGTCCAATTGAGACCATAATTATTCATAATTTGAATAATGACATTATTTCTTCAATTGTCGATTATTTACAACTTCAGAGTAAAAAGCATTATGTTATTGATTTAAATAATGATTCAAATGAGTTGTCGCTTCAAGCGGTAAATTGTGAAAGCCAAGTATACCAGACCGAAATCATCAAAAAATATTTTCCTGGCATGGATTATGAACTATTTAGATACAACATAGACGATAAACCCATATGCCTACAAAGCTTCTGCTTTATGTTAAATTTTATTAGACAACATAACGTTTGTTTGATTGACAAAATAAGTGAACCATTAATTGAACAAATGAGCGATATGTTGATTTGCGCCAATCATTCTCTAAAACAGTTGAATATAATTGGTGAAAATGTAAACTATTACGATAAAGACGGTAAAATCAATGGTATGCTACCCATATTGAATAAGTGTATTACAAAGATTGGAAAGCGCGGTATGAATGAGATGTTGCTGAATCCGATATGCAATAGCAAGCAACTACAAAGTCGTTACTCAGACATTGATTACATCTTGAAAAAAAAGTATAATTTTGACGACCATTTAAGATTGATCAAAGACATTGAGAAGATAATGACAAAAATTAAACTGAAGAAGGGTAAACCGAGTGACATATATTCCATTTATGATTCTTCTTGGATATTGAATAAAATATTTACCAAATTAAAACAAGATAAAAAAGCAACTCAAATATTCGGGCTCACCAAATTTCCAAAACAGCATGAAAAATTCAATAAATTCATAGAAAGTTGTCTCAATATTGAACAATGTCGTGAAATGAATCATACCAATTTTGATAAGCAAGACATTACGCAAATAAGTGTTATTAAAGAAGGGTATAATCAAAAGTTTGATGCTGTTGTGAAGTTACGTAAGATTCAAAATGTTAAATTGGAGTCCATGTTAATCTATCTTGAATCATTGTTTGTAAAAAAAGACAAAGATAACAACTTCATTCAACAATATTACACTCCGAGCAATGAACTTTGTCTTTTACTAACAAAAAAAAGGGCTAAATCTTTGGAATGTGTACTTTCTAAGATAAAGCAGCGAGAATTGATGACGGGTGATTTGTCTTTTATTTTCAATCTAGATGAGATAAAATTCAAGGATTACAATAAATCAAAATCTATGGTGTATTCATCCCAGATAGATGGCTTGGTTTCAGATATATTCAATAGTAATAGTGACTATTGTGACATGTCGAATGAGATATTTCAAAAAATAATATCAAAAATAAGCAACGAACATTATGGGTTTATTAACCATTTGACGGAATCTATAATTTCCATTGATATCATAAATACAAAAATAAATTTGATTCAAGAATATAATTTGTGCAAACCAAAGATTGTAAGTTGTGAAAATAGCTTCGTAGATGCGAAGAAATTACGACACTTGCTTATTGAAAAACTAGACAAAAATGAAATCTATGTTCCTAATGATGTTTGCTTAGGAAAAGAAACCAATGATTTGGGTATATTATTGTATGGGACAAATGCTGTCGGCAAGACAAGTCTTATCAAGGCGCTAGGAATAAGTGTCATTATGGCTCAAAGTGGTATGTATGTCCCCTGCGAGTCATTCACATATTGTCCTTATAAATATATTTTTACACGCATAATTGGTAACGATAATATTTTTAAGGGACTCTCTACATTTGGAGTAGAGATGAGCGAACTGCGCGTCATTTTGAATAATTGTAACAACAATAGCTTAATTTTAGGCGACGAACTATGTAGCGGGACAGAAACTGACAGCGCGCTTTCAATATTTAATGCTAGTATTGAACTGATGAGTGAGCGAAAGAGTAATTTTATATTTGCTACCCATTTTCACGAACTACCTCATCTGAAATCTATGAAGAAGATCACCAGCGTGAAGTGTAAGCATTTGAAAGTTAAATTTGATTATGAAAAACAAAAAATGTATTACGATCGTAATATGCATGATGGACAAGGCGAAACAATATATGGATTAGAGGTTTGTAAATCGTTAAAATTGCCACAAGAATTTATCGATCGTTGCTATGAAATCCGTAATGAATATATGGACAATAAAGACAACATTTTACTTTTGAAAACAAGCAAATATAATAAAGACAAAATCAGAAACATATGTGAGTTTTGTAATAAAAAGTTGGGGACGGAAATTCATCACTTACAATATCAATGTGACGCAAACGAAAATAAGTATATTGAAAATAGTTTTCATAAAAATCACAACGCAAATCTTTCGTCGGTTTGTAGCGAATGTCATAACAACATTCATAGTTTGAACCTGAGATACGAGAAACGAAAAACGATGGACGGTAGTTATGAGTTTATTTTGAAAAAAGGTTAGCCATATACCTGGCGCGGGGGTGCGTACTATTTGAATATTGAAAAAATTGATTTAAAATATTTTGTTAAAGTAATATCAAGAAACAAAAACAATGATCATTCCGGTAAAATGCTTCACTTGTGGTAATGTCATTGGTAACAAGTATTTGTATTATGTGAATAAAGTAATTGAATTGAAAAGGGACAAAAATTTGGATCATGAAAATATTCAATATTTAACAAATGAGGAAATGGATAAATTTGGAAAAACTAAAACACTAGAAAAGTCGGTTGAAGGGCAAGTGTTGGATGAACTAAAACTCACAAAGCAGTGTTGTAGGAGACACATGCTAACGCACGTTGATGTATTTTCATAAAATATAGTGACAATATATTATGAAAAAACGAATATACAGTAAAAAGACAAAAAAACCTTTGAAAAAAACAAAAAGTAAAACATTCAAGAAAAAAACGAAGAATATGATGAAAAAGAAACATTTAAAGAAAAAAACAAAAATTAAATCTACGCGAAAAAGCAATAAGTCAAAAAAGCAAATGAAAAAGGTTATGAAAGGTGGGGCTTTTTCTGAATTAAACCCATCAACCGTGATGGAACACACATTCCATGGAGTAACAGATAGAATGTCAGGGTCGTTGAGCGATACTGCCCAAAGTGTTCCAAATAATTTATCATCTGGACCTAGTATTTTTGACCAACCATATTTAGACGCTACATCAGACGGCACCCTTAATGTAGCTGGCGACTCACCAGATACTCATTTTGCGACGCCTAATTTTGTTTAAGACGACGACCCGAAAGAGGCTTGATATTGTATTTACCTTCTGTTGCGGTTTCAACATCGATTCCATGTTGTCCGCAATATTGAAATAGCTCTTCTTCTTTAGCCTTGATTTCATCGTCAATCTTTTTTTTCTGTTCCTTTATCATCTTCAACGCGTCGTCAAGTTCGCTCAAACGTTCAACGAGTTTTGTAATATCGGACATATTTTAACAAATGAATAATATAACTCATAATTAGTATTTATATTGTTTTGATTTAGAAATAAAACAACGAATAATTATTGTAGAATCCCCGAATAAGGATGTTTACGACATTCTTCAAATTGGTTGTTCCAGGAACCGACAGCGGTTTCACTAGATGGAATTGTTTTTTTTCATCATGTCAATCACACTCCTACCACAAGTTTACGCCATTGTATTCTGTACCACCTGGGGGGTGTTCATCTCGTTCAACTTCGGTCCATTGCTTGACAATACTGCGTTCCCTCGGCTAACCGAATCGCTCGAAATGAAGAGTATGATTGCGTTCCACATCTATTACAATTTCCTTGCGCACGGCGTGCCTTGCCTGGTAACGATCTTTTTCCCCCCCGAGGGGGGTGCAATGGTGGCATGGTGTAATTGCGGCCACTGTTCATCTCAGTTGGGGATTGGTGAACTCGGGCGGCACTCTCAACCTTGATAAGATATACATTCCGATGGACACCAAGTTTTGGTTCATGATGTGGACGAGTGCGGTTGTTGGAGAGATGCTCGCACCGCTTCTGATATTCCCTGCAATCACGGCGCTGCACGGCGAGGGAATCCAATAGTGGGTGTTCTGTCGTTTCAACCACGGTCTTTCGCTTGGGAAAGGATGCGTATTACTGTCGTAGTTTAGAACTCTATATAGACCGAGAATGATCATACTTAGTATTGTTTTTGATTTAGAAATAAAACAACGAATAATTATTGTAAAATATAATGAAAAATAATCATTATATTTGTATTTCATCACTATTATTTCTAGTACCATCATTTCTTGCATTATACATCAATTACAATCTTTTAGCGTATAGTGGGATTGTGACAACCCTTGCAAGTATTAACTATTGGAGAAATGTCGAATATGGAACTAGACGAAACCTTGATTTAATTTGTTCAAGAATTATGATTACTATTGGTAGTAGTTACTATTTCTATTATAGTGATAACATTTATGATATAGTTTTATTTTGTTTTCTCGGAAAGATTCTTTCATTTTTGTATAATAATGGCCATTTTGGGAAGGAAATATGGTATATATATCACATGACATTTCATTTTATGTTAATGGTTTCAGCAACATTAACAATATACAAAATAAATTGTAAAGCAAAAATATTTTAATTAAACTTTATAATAAAATGTCAAGTAATATTATTATGGCTAAACATTTGAAATATTCGTTTGATATCAAAAAAATATGTTCACCCTCAATGATTTACTTTGTGATATCAGCATTCGCTCTCGGTTTATTAGGAATTCAAAACCTGAATGGAGATGACAACACTCTCTGTATTGGTACTTACAAATGCTCTATTGCTAGCAAAACAATGGTCCTCGCTTTTAACGCAATTTATGTATTATTTTGGACATTTGTTTTAGACCTTTTCTGTAAGACGGGATACAAAGAATTGTCTTGGTTTATTGTTCTCATCCCGATTCTCCTTATTTTTGTCTTTTTTGGTCTGATAATGTTCCAAGCTCAAATATAGGAAAATCAAAAAATTATATATTTTGTGATTTTCATTTATAATATAAATATTACTTTATAGTAATAACATATGGCACAAATAAATATGGATGTCGAAAAAATACATTTTGATATAATTGATAAATACTTCAAAGGGAATTCATTTGTTGAACATCATGTGAAATCAGTAGACGACTTTTATGAAAATCAAATAAAAAAAACGTTCAATGACCTGAATCCAATTCAGTTTAATACTGGATACGACAAACGCGCACAATTATTTGAACATACAATGCAAATATACTTCGGCGGGAAAAATGGTGATGAAATACTTTATGGCAAACCGGTTTTATTTGAAGATTCTGAATCAAAATTAATGTTTCCGAATGTCGCACGATTACGAAATATCACGTATGGTGTGAGTATACATTGTAATATTGAAGTGGAATTTACTTCTTATTCAAAGAAACCTGACGGTAAATTAGATACAAATGATAAAATAGCAGACACTAAAACAATTAAAAACCACTATCTTGGTACATTTCCAATAATGTTACAATCCAATTTGTGTCTTTTGCGCGGAATGAATCCATCAATGATATACAGTTTAGGTGAGTGTAAACATGATTATGGCGGATACTTTATTATTGATGGAAAAGAAAAAGTGCTTGTTCCACAGGAGGTTTTTTCGAATAACATGATCTATATTCGCGAAGTCAAAGATGATATGCACGATTATAGTGTGGAAATACGTTCAATATCAAACGATGAATCAAAGCCAAAGAGAACGTTAGCAATTCGTAGAATCATGCAAAAGGAAGAAGTACACAATGAGCAATTGCGAATCTTCATACCAAACGTTAGGCAGTCCATCCCGATTTTTGTCTTGTTCCGAGCGTTGGGACTGACAAGCGATAAGGAAATTTTAGAAACAATATTAGGAAACATTGAGACAAATAATAAGGCGAAGTATTTGAATTTACTCCGCCCGAGCGTAATGGATTCTATGGGCATCTACAATCAAATAGACGCTATTTATTTTATTTCTAGATTGACAAAGGAACAAACCACTGTCGGCGTCCACTTAATATTGGCTGATTATTTGCTCCCGCACATTGGTGTGTCTAACCATATGTCAAAAGCCCACTATCTTGGTTATATGGTATTTGAACTGTTGAAAGTGATACTTGGAGAAAGTCCTGCAACTGACCGCGACCACTACAAGTTTAAGCGAGTAGAAACAAGTGGTAATATGATGAAACAATTATTCAGCGAATACGCAAATATAATGTACAAACAATATTACTTGAAATTTGAAGAAGAATACTATTTTAACCAAAGCAGATACCAAGGAAACGATGAAGCTTCGCCGGAAGAAAGTTTCAAGTATTTATTTTTCAATAATTACAGTAAGGTATTTGAAGACAAGATAATATTTCAAGGTTTCAAAAAAGCGTTCAAAGGTAACTGGGGTAGCGCGTCCCATACTAAAAAAATCGGCGTGATTCAACCGCTGAACAGACTTTCTTATAACTCATTCTTGTCACATGTTCGTAAATTAAACCTAAATATGAATGAAGGTGCCAATATTGTCGGTCCGCATTTACTCCACGGTTCTCAATGGGGGATCATTGACCCAGTTGATACGCCAGATGGTGGAAATGTAGGATTTCACAAACATATGGCAATGATGACAAAAATAAGTCATCATGTTGATGAAGGTCAGTTAATTGATTGGATGTTCAAAAATATGAATATACAGAAAGAGGAGAGTGGAAAATCAAATATTTTAATCAAACTAATAAATATTGAAAATTGCAATCTTCATGAAGTGGAAAAATATTCCGAAGTATTTGTAAATGGCAAAATCATAGGGGTGACAAACGACCCGCTAAGATTCAAAGAGTTGTTTTTATTGGCAAGGCGATGTAATTATATACCAATTTATGTAAGCATTTCATTTGAATACAGAGACAATCATATTTTTATTTATTGCGATGAAGGGCGTTTGATGAGACCATTATTATACATCCAAAAAAAGTCATTGAGTTATGTCACAAATAAACTGAGAAATTTAATTGAAAATGGAAAATTTACTTGGGAACAGTGTATTTACGGTAACTCAGACAAACCAGCAGAGGAGGTTTCTAATAACAAAAAATTTATTGACTTTTCGTTTGATGAAATTTTAGAGGAAGGGAAAAGCGGTCATGGTGCTATTGTTGATTTTGTTGATAAAAGCGAAGAAGATAAATATTTGGTCTGTATGCACGCGCATCATGTTATGGAAGGAGTACAAACCAAATATACCCATTGCGAAATACACCCATCGCTTATGTTTGGTGTCATGGGTAGTCAGGTAATTTTCCCCGAACATAATCAGTTACCCCGTGACTTATTTAGTTGTGGTCAGTCGAAGCAGGCGGTTTCTTTGTATCACAGCAACTTTTTAAACAGAATTGACAAAATGGGTGTTGTTTTGAACTATGGAGAAAATCCTATTGTTCGTAGCAAGATGTTCAAGTATATACACGAAGAGAAACATCCTTATGGAGAAAATGTAATTGTTGCAATTATGAGTTATAATGGATATAATGTTGAAGACGCAATATTGATGAATGAAGGAGCATTACAACGCGGATTGTTTCACACAACATACTACACTTCATACGAAGCATATGAAGAAACGAGCACTATAGGTATGAGCGATACAAATACAGTACTGAAGGATATAAATGATGAAATTGACATTGACGTGAAACCAGGATACGATTATAACCATTTGAATGAATTTGGTATCATAAACGAAGGTGTTGAAATGGACGATAAGAAAGTTATGATTGGAAGAGTGAGCTACTCTCAAAGTAACCCAGATCAACGCGTTGATTCTTCGGTGTTTCCGAAAAAAGGGCAGCTGGGCGTAGTCGACAAGACGTATATTACACAAGAAGCTGAAGGCAAGCGAATTGCAAAAGTTCGTATTCGTGAAAGAAGACTCCCAAGTATGGGAGACAAATTTTGTTCTAGGTGCGGGCAAAAAGGAACGATTGGCAAAATTGTTCGTGAAGCAGATATGCCATTCACAAAAGACGGGTTGAAACCAGACTTAATAATTAATCCTCACGCTATACCATCCCGCATGACAATTGGACAACTCGTTGAAACAATCATGAGTAAATTGGGAGTAGATCTGGGTTATGTAATGGATTCAACACCATTTACTACCGAATCTTTCAAAATTCAAAAGATTCAAAAACATTTGGTCAATAATGGCATGCATAGTTCTGGCAACGAATACTTGTACAACGGTATGACAGGAGAAATGGTAGAGCACTCTATTTTTATGGGACCAACATATTATATGAGATTGAAACATATGGTAAAAGACAAAATAAATTACAGAGGGAGAGGTCCGAGGACTCTTCTTACCAGACAAACCAATCATGGTAGGGCAAATGATGGCGGTCTTCGCATCGGCGAAATGGAACGCGACGGCGTAATTGGACACGGTTGTTCTCATTTCTTGAAAGACTCGTTGATGGAAAGAGGCGACAAGTACAAGATGGCGATTTGTACTCACAGCGGAACAATCGCAATATACGATAAGGAGAGCAATAATTTTTTTAGTCCGCTAGTTGATGGACCCGTTAAATACAACCCCGAAAACAAAGAACAGTTGACTGGTGTGAAAATGACTGAATTTGGAAAAGAATTTACCATTGTTGAAGTACCTTATTGTTTTAAATTGTTACTACAAGAATTATCATCCATGAATGTTCAAATGCGATTAATTACAAATGAAAATATTCACGAGATGAACGTAAGGAATTCTATCAATTATGAAGCAGCGGTTCATTCCAAAAAAGAAGAAATGTCTGTCATGGACATCAATGTGGACGAAGATGGCGAAGGTTTAAAAATCGTTCCGCAAGATTCGTTCAGAGACAGAATGAATAAACATGTCAATATTGATCCTTGGAGTTTTGATAAAATGAGCGATTCTTATCATTCTATTATTATGGATGAAATGGGTGAACCGACAGAAAGTTTTTTTACATATGACGAACGTCTTGAAGATCAACCACCAAAGTTTTTACCAAAGGGGTGGAGTGAAAACGACATTGTAAAATACAATATATCGCCATATATTTTGACTGAAAGTTTGAAAATAAACAAAATCCCGAATAATTGGAGCATTCTCGTGGATAAAATCAGACGTTTTAACGAATCCAATATTCCAATCAACAAGCCAATAGATTTGAATGAATATGATAGCGTTGAAGATAAACTATCACAAGCAAATGACGGCGAACAACAAGATGGATTGATTCGTGCTGAAAAGGATATGATATTAAACGAACCATGGATCGTGAAAGAAAGCAAAAACACTCCAGGAAGATACTATTTTTTTAATACACAAACTAAAGCCATGGACTGGAAGATGCCATTTGACATTGTGAAGATTGAGTCTATTTATGATAACACACAAAATGATCTACATACAAATGGTGATGATAATAAATCTCCTCAAACAGAAGAAGAAGTGGAAAAAGTAAAATCATCATATGAATCTATATCACCAATGGTTATTCCGGAAAGTCCCGTATATAACAACGATGCCGCTTCGCCGCGATATGCCTTTACGAGCGAACGCATACCCCGCGAAGGAGAAAAAGAAGAAAAAGAAGAAGAAAATAAACAGTCAAATACGCTACTCCAGGTCAACAAATTACCTTAAATTATAATTCAAGAAAAAATTGATTTAACCATTTTAATATGTTTAAGATATATAAAACCATGAGCCTTCAAAAAAGCAACACTCTTAATGAAATTTACAATTCTAGAAAAACGCTATTGAAATATTTGAAAAATCTGGGGTATGACACGTTGAAGTATGAAAATTTTACGATTGCGGAAATAAGCGCTATGGAACAGGCAAGCAATGAGCAAAGTTCGCAAGCATCAATTAGTCAACTTAATTTTGAGGTAAAATCTAAGAAAAACGACAAAGACGAAGAAAAAACTTGTTTTGTTATCTATTATGTTAACAAAGCTATGAAAAAGGCAGTTTTACGAGATGTTATTGATGAATACTACGATTACGACGATAAAGACAAAAAACTTTGCTCGTTAATTGTTGTGACCACAAATGTGAACGATACAAACATGAACATTGTTAGAGAAATGTGGGAAAAGTATGGTTTGTATTGCGTCTTGTATGATCTTGCGTCATTACAGTATAATGTTATTGAACATGGTTTTGTTCCAGACCACGTAAAATTGACACAAGAACAAAAAGAAACTGTTATGAAAAAATACAATATTTCAAACGATTCGCAATTTCCTGAAATAAGTATGTTTGATCCTGTAGCAAAGGCAATATTAATGCGACCCGGTGACTTGTGCGAAATCACGAGATATGAAAAGATTTCATTCAAGAATACATTTTACAGAATCTGTGTAATTTAAATGTGTGTTTATTATAATTGAATAATGGAAGGATACTTTGTTTCCGATATAAGTGATGTTATACTGACACACTACAATAAAAAAGAATTTGAAGAGATTTACGATTATATTGATACCAGTATTAATGACCTGGACTCTTCTATGAATACTGATTCAGCATATCGTCTCCAACAAGATATTGCCTTTTTGAATACCAGTTTACTGAACGATATTTCAAAATACGTGAATTCAAAACATGAATCTCCTATAGAAACTAAAAAAAAAGACACATACGAACAACAAAGTAAATCAACAGAAATAAATTTAGTCCATAAATATTTTTATTTGATATTTAAACTACTTGTCATATTTGCACTCATAGTCCTTATTTACATGAAAACAATAGCATCTAGTTCTGATTCGACCCCACAATTATCTGGAAAATCTAGTTTGATATATTAAAAGTATACACATTTTAAAAAATATTTTTTATTATATAATGAGTGAGATTAATAACGCTAACATTGAGATTGTAGATGCTTCTCTGAATGCTTATCAAGGTTATATAGAACAGATTGATGCGTGTATGAACAATCAGAATGCTTATGGTGGGTATGCGGGATTATTTTATAATGCCCAAACCGCAAAAACCGATATATCAACATTTCTACAAGATCTTAATTTTACCACACCCGTTGATTCTGATACTATTGGTAAGCTTGACGCTTCTTATAATAAATTTTATCAAGATTTGAAAAAATCTAATGAGACAAACCAAGAACTCCAAACATTGGTTTCAAAATACGAAGCAACTGACGCGAAACTATCAAATTCAAAGAAAACTAATACATATTCTATGTTAATGGTATGGATTATTATTTTCTTGTTTATTGGCGTTGCGTTATTTCTTAGCATTATTGAAGATAAGAAAGACATGAATATATTTTCAAAATCAATATTGGTTTTATTTTCATTGGTTGTTTTCTTCTATATTGTTAAAAACCTAAAATTTTACATTGAACAAAATATACAATAATATTTATCTATTATATATAATATGTCTAACATTACATATGATGGAAATAAAGTAGAAGCATTTAAGTCGGCATTCGCGAATTATCAAACTGCTAAGACATCATTCAAGGCAAAAATGGAACAATTTAGAGAAGTAATCGAATTCATGGATGGAAAAAATATGAGTGGAGCAGATATAAATCTTGCGCTGCAACAGGAGACCATTGGAAAGGATTTTGTGATAAATGATAAAGGTATACTTATACATACGCAAACCTCCGGTAGTTACGATAGTTCGGTCAATAGTGTTGTAGATGTTGGCGGAAAGAAGGCATTTGTCACGGATGTAGAATATCAAGCGGGCAATGTTGATTCCGTCGCCGAAACAAACAAACTATATCAAGTTGGGTTGGGAGACCTTAATTATGATTCCACAACTGAAAACACTGACAAACAATATTACAATATAGGTATTGACCCCGAGATCACAAGTTCAGGCGATTGTAATATGGACAATTTGTTTCAGTGTAGTGCCAGAGCAAAAATGAAAAATAAACCATATTACGGTATTGAAGGAGGAACTGATAAAAATGGCACCTCTATTTGCGACTGCTATATTTTTGACGATATTCCCAATAATGAGGTTACTGATAGATTGATAACGGTAGAGTTTAACGCTATTCCAACCGCGTATTTAGCAATATTGATGGATGGAAGTCTTTATCAAATAAAAGAGGATCAATTTAGTAATAATTATGATGGTTTCTATGGTAGTACCAGTAAGAATAATAAGATTACCAGACTAATTGTTGGTGATGTGGATAATACTTTGAACCCTTTTGTGGGAAATGGAATAAATACTATCAAAATAACTGAATTAGGGAGCGGTTCATGTTATGACGTGAGCAACAACACGAATTAGGCGCAAATAAGTTGTTATTTAAATTTGTTTATCAATAATTGCGAGTTAATAATTATTGATAAAGACAATTATATATATATATTTAATATAATAAGACCATGCCATTTTTATTCAAAAATAAAGAGACTCAAAAATGGTTGAGTTTTGACAAAAATTCATCAACTTACAATAATAGAAGCATTACATTAACAGAATGCAAAGAGTGCGACGATAATACAGTGCCAGCCGACATGCCAGATTCTGTTTCTGACGAATATTTGATAAAGCAAAATGAGAATTGTATTTTTCCAGACAGCACAAATAGTTTGATTTCTGAGAATTGTAATAATTCTGACAGTGATGTCTACGTTTTGAAAAAGTTAAATGATTCATTTCTAGAACAAAGTTTACCAAACGCTCTTAAGGTTTCTATAGGGTTTAATGATAATAGCACAGCGGTTGTGAATGATAGTGTCTACAACTGGGGGAAAGAACTGACAACCGCAACTCATTATTATAAATCAGATGAATCAAAAGAAAATTCAGAAATTTATACTATAATAAAAGACCCACAACTTTATGAGGGCAACAACGCATTAGCCAATCCAAAATATAGCGACTTTATTACAAAAAATCTCGAAATAAGATGCAAATTGTTTCATGTCATAGAAGAATATAATTCAAGTAAGCAGTTAGTCGCAAAAACAATATATAGATTGAAATATATAAACAAATCAAATATCGGGGATTTGACAGATCCATATGTCGACGGAATCTTGATGTTTATCAAATCAAGCGAAAACGAACTATCAAATTCGTCGTCGTCGCCACAAACAAACGACATTGTTGTATCTTATTTTGATAAAACAAATTACACAGAGGATAATCTAAGCGAAACAAATTCGTATAATTATTCAACAGCATATATAGGAGCAATTGCATCCGAGGGTGACTCCGCTACAATCTATGGTTACATAAATACTTCGGAATATGGTGGAGGGGTCATAATTAAAAAGAACAGTCCAAACAAAACAGTATTTCGCGTTGTTCCAAATGACGGTGTATTTAATCGTATGGTTAAATACTCTTATCCTCCACGAGAAACCAGTAGATCCGGAGCACTTGATGTAAATATGTCGAGTTTTCTGAATCCTAAGAAAAAAATGATTGTATCGTCAAATAACAAGGTTATTTCAAAAAATTTTCGCGATGAATCACAACAGAGTAACACAATATTCAATATCGTCCCAGTTTCTGAACCTTTTTCTGTAATGGAAGGATTTTCAACCGATTCTATTGGCGATAAAATAGCCACATTGAATAATATGTTACAATCATCTACGTCGTTTGAAAAAATTATCTACTACATAAAAAGTGTGCTAAATTATATTTACGAAAATAATGGGAGCGACGCCTACAATCACATTGTAGCAAAGTACGAAAATGATTTGAAAAATATAATGTATTGTTTTGAATATGCCGATGGACTATATGATAATTTATCCCTTTTACACAAAAATTTTACCGAAAATTATTTAAAAATTGGATTGAATAACGTATATGGGAATGCAACAAACAGCGAAACAATGATGTTTGATGACAAGCTTGCGAATCGTGTGGTAGAACAATTAGACAATCTAACAAGCGAATTAACCGCAACCAAAAGTCGTTTCAAGAATGATTATAACCTCTCATTGATTGAGGTAAATGCCGATATATTATTTTTCCTAGTCGACATATTCAAATATTTCCAGAATAATTACAATAACATCAAAAAGCATGTGGATGTGTTTTTTGATTACAATTATGCCAAGGTCCACATTGATTACTGCAAGACAAAAGATTTCTTGAGTCAAATTAATTTTGATTCGAACGAATTGTTCATCTATGACAACCTTCTCATTTTGAGCACAGGGACTTTAAAGCAACGCATTGAATACGGCGAAAGTTATAAAAATAAAAGTAAAATCTTTTTCGACATAGATTTTGGTGAAATATACAACCAGTTGTTCGTAGACGCCACATCTGGATCGAGACCCTTTGTAAATACACGCATTTCCAAAATTCTACATAAAAGGCAACAAATCACATCACAATTTATTACCGCGAATAATGGACAAAATGGTGTTATGCATTATTATCATAATCTTTTGATTTCTCAGAAAGAATACTATAGAAGATTCTTAGAAATAAAGAACCAGAACAATAATATTAATTATTTTAAAAACAGTTTACCGAATACTAGCACTCCAATAACAATTTTTAAACATTGGAATACCTATGGAAAAACACTACAATTCGGCGACTCATATTTCTTTGCTATAATGAATTACTATTCGGGTCTTGCAACATCATCTAGTAATGATATTGGAAGACAGGCAGAAATCTTTTTGTCGCTATTTAAGAATTTGAGGTATTACAAAGATACCGGTGCTCTTATTCCAACTTTGGATTATTCTGATATCAAAAATGATAATCTGTATAAATATTATGAAAATAATCATTTTATTAATAAAAAGTCGGAACCAAATATAATAAGCGCATTCATGGATAAATATAATACAATGGCGAATGTAATTGAAGCTAACAGCGGCAGCCATGGTGGAGTCATATCTATTAATGAAGAGTCGCTGAAAATAAGCGAACCGTTCAAAAATATAGAAGGCTTTGTTAATATTAAAAGCGCAAGTATATATCACCCAAACAAACCTTCAATTATCGCTGCACCCAGTGCCACTGACTATGATATAAGTGTATTTGCCGACGCATTCCGTTATCCAGACCCAGATGGAACTAATTCATCTTCAACTCTGGTGGAATATTTGAAAAATAAATTTTCTGGCGGAAATTATGATTCTATAAAAGCAACGTGCGATGACTCAGGCAGCGGAACGAAGACTGATCCAAATATTGTAATGTCATATTTTTGTGGACAATCTGATAAGAATTTTTCTGGTAAAGACGATGATACAGACTCTAATATCAATGATTTTTTTTCGCCATCGCTATCGGCAACGGCCGGCGGGGCGGCTTGTAAATCAAGCACATTTAAATTTGATAAATCGGTTGTATTGAAATATACCAACTATGATGTTAATAATACCTGCGATGTCATGTTAATGATGAAGAAGAATGACGATGATGATAAGAAGTTTTCTACCACTGTTTCTGTTCCTAGTATTAGCAATCTTGTAATGTTTAATTATTCAAAAGGTGCTTCAAACGGTGTTCAAGAATTGACAACAAAGTACGAAGGTCCTGCTGATGATGATAACACGATGGATTATTTACAAGATATTGGCAACGACGAACCCGACGATTCTAGTTATGTTTTGTACAGCAACCCACCATACTTTCGGCTATACATCAAAGGCAAAAAACTTAAATTAGATTACAAATTGGCTCTCGGTAAGCAAATTGATGATGATGGCGCCTCCACCGATATGAAAGGAAACTTAGACCCCACGGTTGAATGGAGCAAGAGAACTAAAGTTGTATATCTTTATAATAATGGCAAAAAAGTTGGTGACAATGTGAATAAAAGTTTGTACATAGATTCGGCGGGCGTGTCTCACAATATCACGTCCGACAATTTAGACACAAAAAATAATATTATCAACTCTAAATATTATGAATATGATTATTATTGTTACAGTGGGGTTGTTACTGATAATGCTGATAACAACATCATTGCTAAATTTGAAACGGCTTCGGGTGCGGGTGGGGGTGGGATTGTAACTAATCTCAACGCAGACATGTTAAAAGACGTTTATCCTTCGTCGGGTTCTACATGTGTCGGCACCGACAAGGCCGGCACATTAAAGCTCCAAAAAAACGCATTTAACTCTAATTATGGTGCTTGTATGACAAACCCGGCAGATGTATCTATGACTAATATTGGTTATTACGATGCCAAACTTACACAGAATCCAAGCAACGATTTTAGCGATGCTAAATGTGATAAAAAACACGTATTTTCGGGAGCAGTTGAACAATTCAAGGCTGACAGAAATACATTCCGAGATATATTTGCAGATATGATTGAAAAATTCAATGAATTAAATGAGAATGAATTGGAAATGTTGAATGGAACCCAGGAGAGTATAGAAAATCTCAAAGAAACTATTAGCGAATACAATGAACTATATGAGAAGGCAACAGAAAACAAAGGGAAAAAAACAATAATAGACGCGCAAACAGATGACGCAAAAATTGTGTTAAAACAATCTCAACATAGTATGGCGCTTATGGGAATCGGAGCTATTGGTGCTACAATGCTTATGTTCAATTATATGAAAAAATAGTTTATATATACATATAATATATTGCAAATTAAATGACTATTGTAAATATTACAGATAATTTGGAGAGCGAATCTATCAATAAAAATCGTGCGTTATCATCATTCGATGTTCGCAACGAAATGCTTGATAAGATATTAGACGATGAGCTTTATAATCAAGAACTTTATAATGATTTGGGAGTAGGCAGTCGGTACGCTGATAATGTTGGAGGTATTAAAACAAATTTGTTTAATATTATTAAAAAGTCAACTAATTTTGATGTCTCGAATATAGATAGACTAGAAGAGATAGATGTGTCTAACATATCATTGTCGTACAACAAAACTGCTGACATGTATCGTAATCAAAAGGCAGTGGATTATTATGTTCAAGGTAAAAAACAAAAATTTGAAAGTAGGAACAAAGAACTACTCCAAGATGTTGACAATCGTATAAGACAAAAAGAAATTTTTACATATTATTATAAAAAATACAACGCCCAGAAGAAAATATTGTTTTACATTGTTATTGCGTCCATTCTAACAATATGTTTGACGTATTTGAACAAAAGATTCAAGTTTTTGGTTACTGATACAATATTTATTTTGGCAATAGGGATTTTATTTGCGATTTTAGTAATTAATATCTGTGCCCAACTCTTTGAAATATTCTTTAGAAATAATATAAATTTTGACGAATATGACTTCATGTTTCAAAATAAATCCAATGTCAATAATATTATTGAGAAGAGCGACAAGGAAAATGAAAGAGAAAAATGCGACGCTGAAATTAAAGCATACCAGGGAAGATAAATTTAATATATAATATATTAAATTTATATATTAAAGATGAGCATTTCTTTACTAGGCACTAATTATAATAACTTTAAAGAAATTCCATATTTGAACGGAGGGGTTGATGTCTCTTCAACGTACATTACAGAACTTAACGCCCTCGAGAACCAAATAAAATTATCCGGTAAATATTTAGATTCTACTGGGATTCAACACGAACTACAAGACTATTACAGTAAAGAATATTCAGTCCCTGAACTGAACGAACTAGAAGACTATATTGCTAAATCATTTGTGGAAAATGAAAAGCTGTCAAAAGAGGATTTGAAAAATAAACTTAATTACGCAATCAAGACTAAAAATATCCATACAAATATAGTCAACAACGACACATATAATAATGCGCTTCAAAAAATGGTCGATGAAGATATAGAACTGGATGAAGCAGATATAGATAAAGTGAAACAATTGTTACACAATAAAACAAGAAATCTGGAAATAAGACAATATTACGACGAAAAGATGAAAACGCAGATAGGAATAGTAAAAACATTAATTATTATTTTCTTGATTTTGTTGACACTAACAATGTTATATAAAATGAACATTTTGAACACTCATTTATATATTGCTTTGATTGGAATTGGATTAGCATGTATTGTAATATTCACAGTTGGAAGATTGATTGATATTTTGATGCGCGATAATATGAAATTTGATGAATATTCTTACATAAGATCGCATCATTATTTGAATAAAGGAGACAGCGATTACAAATCACTGAATGATGATGACATTCCATTACATCAGAAAAACGATTTGATAAGTGACAAATGTTTAAAAGTTATGAATGAATGATACCAGATATAATTTGAAATTTATAATTTTAAATATATATAATATAATGCCTGATTCTCTTTTAGAAGATTTATTGGCAGATTCTCAAACGAAATATTTAAAAGAGTCTTGTCCGTCTTTGTTTAATAGTTCGGGTACTCCTAATTTGTCATACAACAATATATTGAGTACAGATGAAAATATCGTCATACCGGATGGACTAAAGTATTACCAAATGGTAGAGACTGGAAATAACTATGTAAATGATTTGCTTGACGAAGAAGAAAAGTTCCTCACAGAAAAATATGGCGAATCGTTGTATAATTATTTCAAAAAGGAACGAAAGGACTATATAGATGCGAAAATGAAAGAGGTGTGTTCGACGCTTGTTTCAACTGGTAGTAGCAACACTGCAACTGGTGGTAGTAATGGTGATGCCACGCTCGTTACAGCACTCAGAAAGCAATTAAATTCATACAGACAATCACTAATCACTTATAATGAAGTGAGTAAAAAAGAAAAAAAAAATACAGAATTGGGTTTTTTGAATGCGAGAAAATTTCATTACAGAACAGACGCAATGGAAGATGTAGACAAGATTGACACTGCGATTAGCATTATTTATTATGTTGCTTTGATTGGCTGTGTGATATATATAGGAAGTCAAGGTCGTTTGAATATTAGGAAAAATTGGTGGGTTTATTTATTATTAATTTTGTTACCGCTTATGCTTTCTAGAATATACGCATTTGTTGTGATGCGTTTATACAAACTCAAGCAAACTATTTCAGAACAAGCTCCCAGAAACTCATTTTTGAATCAATTATAATGCATTCACTCTGGTTCGAACCCATCAACATCTGTGTATTCGCTCTTGTAACTGAACCCAACCCATCCATTATTAGGATATTTCCCGTATTTATTTTCAAAATATGCAACGAGTTCTTTGCCGTGTGGTTGAGTCGTACCAGTATACATTTTTGAGAACCATTCTTTGAATTTTGATATAATATCTCTCTGTTTTACAGGGTGTCCATTTTTACTCGGATATGGATTGACCATTGCGTTATGAAACTCTAAAAGAATGTCTTGATCTTGGCGATATTTATTGGTGGATTCCATAACCATGTCTACATCAACAACGCGACCTTGTGTTTCAAACGCAATATCTACAAGCATCGACAACATCACAGGTGCCCAAGATTTGAATTTTTCATCTAACTTTTGATCAATCTTAAATTGATATTTATATTCTTCGGCTGGAAATTTGGGGTCTTTATAAGGTTTAGCGGTAAATTTAGAAAGGAAATCTACTTTGCGAAGACGTCTCCACGTACCATCATCATTGCTCTTTACATCAAACATGCAATTTGTACAAACTACAAGTTTGAATTGTGGAATAAATGTGACGCTGTCTTTGAAGAGCGCCCTACATTGAAGTGGGTCACCGCCAGTAAGTTCTTTGACAATACCCTCATTGATGCTATCATTTTTAGATGGTTCTTGCATGACAGCATAGCGAGTTCCAATCAAATTATAGATTTCCGAAGAAGTCCCTCCAATATTAGAACGTTTTTGAGTGACAAGACTAATAGGAACAGTCCCTTTGTATTCGCCTAGAACCATCCCCATTAACTCAACCAATTTAGATTTACCATTTGCTCCCGAGCCGTTGTAAATGTTAAATGTCTGGTTTTCGTTTGTTCCTAGTAAAGTAGATGCCAAATGTTCCCACATGTATCGTCGTAGCGACGAGTCTACTTGTCCGGTCTTTTCATGTTTGATATCGGGAAACAACTGGTTCATAAAATCATTGATTTCCTTAACAATATTTGGCTTGTTCTTTTTGTAATAATCAAGTGATTTGTAGTTGAGATTTGTTGATTTTGATATATAATCATCGTGTTTTCCACACCGATGCGTTTTTTCTTTGAAATCAATCACACAGTTTGTACATCCAAGCAAATATGAATTTTTGTCCAGTTTGTTATAAAAGTCCTTGTCCCAAAATAGTTCTTGACACTCTTTCATAATGTTGTTTTTAGTTGTTGTCTTTTTTAACAACTTACAAGTTGCACTCATTTCATTTCTCTTTTTTATGAAATCTTTCTGAGAATCATTTTGATTGTCTTTGAATTCGCCGACAATTTTGTTGCTCATATTATTCATTTTCATATCTTCATCTTGTTCGTTTTTTTCTACATTCAGAATCATATTGTTTTGATTTGCAAGTGCAGAACTTTGATATGAAAATAGTTTTTCTTCATATTTTTTGTACATTTCTGTGGAGATTTTCAAACGAAGCGCGCTGCCTCGGTCATTTATTTCCCAACGATTATGTTTGAATTCATACCACGTATTATTTCCAATGCTGGCACATACATACTGGGCCTTGAACATTTGGTGTAGTGTATTTGCAAGATCGCACTCAGTATTGTTTCGGAACGAATAATAAATATAGTAATCAACTGTTTTGTTGTATATATTTTTATATTCTTCAGGATTACTCATTTTACACCAATAAATGACCGATTTGAAAGTATAACCTTCACTGTCATTCGTTTCTCCGTCTTCCCATATTTCTAGGGCATCGTTGTGGGCAAAATCAAAATCTTCGCTTTGACTTGAGAATTTCAGCCAGGTTAATATTAATTTTTCGTTTGTATTTTTCAAAGCCCAGCACACTCGTATCCATTTGTCATATGATCCAGACCCCCAATATTCTTCGGGGAGTGCCATAGTGTAATTGTGAATTTCTCTGATCTCATAGTCTGTATTCGCGTCATTAAACAACGCTGTGATCATATTATCTAGATCGTCCGAGTTTTGTATATCACTCAAACTATTACATTTGCTTTTGTTGGACACTTTTAGTTTTGTCTTTTTAGTTAGACCATCTTTTAGTTTTAAATATTCGTCTTGCCGTTCTTTTTTTATTTCAAACCGTTTGCAGTCTTCGATATGGCGAACACAGAAACACGGGAAGAATTTGTTAAAATCAATGTACTGAATATTTGTTTCGTTAATATCAATCGTATCGTTTTCAACTTCTGAAATAAACATATGCTTGAGTTTGTAAGCTTCATTGCCGGGTTTTCGGGAACCATATAATTGCCACCCCGCATTACCTTTCATAACAGCTTCATCTACAACGCTGTTCCAATCATTTTGTAGTGGTAGGTCATCCCAAATATCGCCAATATTTTCAATAATATAATTTCTGAACATTAGTTTTGCCGAAAAATCAGCAACAATATCTACAATAACGTGGATTCCATCTTTGGTAACATTATCCAAGCAGTTTACATTTTCTTTTTCGAAAATATAGAATGAAATCGGTTTATTATTCAAATCATCAAACAATTCGTTGAATCCATTCATACACAACTCAATGAAATCGTTTATATGATCAAGACTGTGTTGTTTTTCTGTTACTGAAGAATCATATCTAAAGTCTAGATCAATTGCCATTTTTCCAAATTCTAACTGACGTTCAACAATATAGGCCTCTTTTTTGTTTTCAAAAACGTGTTTTTTGTATTGTTCACAAAACTCTTTTAGATTGTCTTTTGTAACATGGTATTTATTTCCAAAGACATTAAGCTCAGCATCACCAATCTTAATGTAGTTGGCGGCGCTTTTGTCTTTTGTTATGAATTTTTTTAGATATTGATCTAACGCCATGATTATGATATAGTGTGATATTTCTTTTAACCTTCATTAAGATATCAATTTTTTTTGATTGTGTACACTACTTAAAAAAAAAACTATAATAATTGTAAACGTACCATGAATGAGTGTATCAAGCGAATAATTATTGATTTAAAAGACGTACAAAAATCACCAATTGATAATATTCATTATGTTCCGGATGAAGACAACATTTTGAATGGATACGCATTAATTATTGGTCCACCAAACACGCCATACGAATATGGTAATTTTTTGTTTGAGTTTCGCTTTTCTAAAAAGTATCCATATGAGCCCCCAACAGTAGTATATAAATCAAATGATGGGGTGACAAGATTTAACCCTAATTTATATCGTTCGGGGAAGGTATGTTTGTCTATTTTGAATACATGGAGTGGGGAACAGTGGAGTGCCTGCCAAACATTGCGTTCAATGCTCATTACATTACAAATGACACTAAACGAGATGCCTTTGATCAATGAACCTGGCGTGGATGAGAAACTTCACATGAGTTCTATTTTAAAGTATAATAAAATGATTCATTTCAAAACATTGGAGTTTACAATTTTACATTATTTGAAAAATAATGACAAAATTCCAATTCAAAATCCCGAGATTATTGACGCAATAAAGCAATACTATAACAAAAACAAAAAAGACATTTTGAAAAGTGCTTTGAGTTTAAAAGAATCTCTGAAAACAGAGATTCTATCCATCCAAATGTATGATATGAAAATGAATTTAAATTATGAGGAACTATATAATAGATTAGACACATTTATGAACAAAAAATTGAATTAAATTTATTTGTCATTTATATATCAATACTAAGATGGATTTTTGTAAGAATTGTGATAATATGTACTATATGAAAAAAAATGACGAGAAACAATTAATACATTATTGTAAGCACTGTAATTATGAAGACCCGAGATTAATTGAAACAAAAAACATGAAGGTTTATGAATATTGTAAAGAAGATAGTGGTGAAAATGTCATTATTAACGAATATACACGCCATGACCCTACACTACCACATGTAAAAACAATAAAATGTCCTAATTTGGAATGTGACTCAAATAAAAACGCACAAGTAGAGTCAGACGTTATATATATTCGCATTGATGACCGCAAAATGAAATATCTGTATTTATGTTATCATTGTAATTCTAGTTGGAAGCCATAGTTAAAAAATTGATTTAAAAAATATATGAACAGAGTATAGTATCATAAAAATGTCGGACAATGAAAGCATTGAAAACGGCACCGAAGTTGAAGAAGATGAAGGAGTTGAAGAAACCAAAGGTAATGATGAAGAAAATGAAGAACCCGACGAGATATTAGTAGATGAATTAGTAGATGAAAATCCGGTTGAAGTAGAAGACGTGGACACCGAAGGTGAATACGATGACGATGAACTTCCTGAAAATGAATTAGACGAAGATGACGTAGAAAGTGAGGAAAACGAACGTCCCGAAGAAAATAACAATGAAGGTGGTGAGAAACCTTCAAACATTATACAAAATAATAATGGTCATCAACAAGCAGATGATTCGAGTGAAAGCGATACCGATGAATCAGATAGTGAAAGTGAAGACGAATACATTCATAAAGTTGATCTTGAAAAAAAATTACAGTACATCAAAGAAACTCACACACAGGAAATTTCAAAAACATACGAAGAAATGGTCGTGTTGACAAAGATAAAACGTCAAAAGACCACAAATTCAGGAGAAGACCTTATTGTTGATGACAAACATACAACAGTGCCAATACTGACCAAGTATGAAAAGACACGCGTTTTAGGAATTCGCGTATCTCAATTGAATGAGGGTGCGCCAAGATACATAAGTCTCGGCAGCGAACACACTATTATTGATAATAATGTGATCGCAGAAAAAGAGTTAAGACTAAAGAAGCTACCGTTTATCGTGACGAGACCGTTGCCAAATGGAGAAAAGGAGCACTGGCGTTTAAAAGATTTGGAAATATTGTAGTTTGTTTGAATAATAAATATATGTTAAGATTGTCAAAAAAAAATATTTCAATAATTAAATATTGGAATATTTTTAATGATTAAGAATATTTCTTATTTGCTTGGCTATACAGTTTTTTATCATGGACTCTATTATTGTCCTATTATGGAAAAATACTTCAAAGATGTCATTAAAATACTCCACATGCTATAGTTATTTTTTTTTGATGCGTGGTAGCTTGGTGCCTAATTTTTGTTCTAATTTGCTTATAAACGCATTATTTGGAATCGCTTTCCCACTCTCATATTGATTGATCAAACTAGTTTGACAACACATCATAGATGATAATTGTTTTTGTGATATTTTTTTACTCAACCGCGCCCGTTGAAGTGCTATTTTAAGTTCTGTGGAAACTTTCTTTTGCGGAATTATTTCATTTTCATATGATTCACTTTCGTTTAATTTCTTACCAGTTTTGGATACGGTGTGTAAAGATGTGGTTTTCAACACAACGGTATCCCAATCCTGAAAACACGTTTGATCTCTCATTTATATTGATGTCTATATTTTAATGCGATAAATAACACAATTAACATTTCCAACGATTCCCGCATTGTGTGCACGTCACGAATGTAGTCATAGGTTCATCAGCCGAACGAGTCTGAAGTTGATAATATGTACATGCTTTCGTCTTACATTTACCACAGGTAAAGTTATCAGTGGATGCTTCAATCTTCGGAAAGAATTTGTTTTCTAAGCGAAGTTTTTTATCTTGTATTTCTTGTTTCCACTTTTCGGGTAACAGTTCAACATGTGTCAAGAACGATACTTCGTGAGGTTTTATCACGTTTTGTTTCAGTTTTTCCACGATGATATCGTTTTTGAGATTATGAAATATCATCTTAAACTTGTTCATATAAATAATTACAAAAGATTCATTGTCCCATTTTCTGACAACCTTCATTTCAATTGCCTTTTTAATTGAAAAGTTGAAAATACTCTTCTCAACATTATTCGCGATTTTATTATCTTGCACCTTGCTAAAAATATATTTTTTAATTTCTTTGCGAAACGCATCCGGGTTTGAAACAGGCTTGGCGTTCATTTTATAGTTCCTGTATTACAATAAACAAAACTATTTATTTCAATTTTATTCATATTCTTCTTCTTCTAGTTCACCATCCTCAATAATGAATGAGTCTTTATGATAGCCTTCCTTTGTATACTCGTCTGAACTATAAATCTCGCTGTCCATTGACCGTTCGCCGTCGGAATCTCCAATATCTTCAAATCCGCCAAACAAATTTTCATACACACTTGTCCATTCATCTATGTTTAGATCAACTATTTCGTCGCATTTTCTTTTTACGATACATAAAGAACCAAAATAAAGTTCTCTATCGATCGGTGGGGGAAACTCATACTTGTTTTCGCTATTTGCGCGCCCGTTTTTTTTACCATATACTTCATAACCATTTTCGGCATCCACTTTATCAAATGGAAAACAATACAGTTTTTCAAATCCCGACTCAGACTTGTAGTTACATAATTTGAATAGGTTATCGCCGTTTATTTTATGTTTTGTGTTTTTTTGTTCAACTTCACCGCCTTTGGAAATAAAAACATACTTTGTCATGATTTCTTGTATCTGAGTATTAATTGTTTTTATTATTTAAATGGATTTATACAATGTATTTTATTATTTGAAATGAAAGTGTACACAAACTCGAAAATTAATTTTTCAATAGAGGATCACGAAACATTTGAAGAATCATACGATACTTATATTTATACGCAGAATGGAATATACAAGAAATACAAGAAACATTTTTTCCTTTGTGAATACGATTCGGGGCATTCAAACACCAAGAAAGTGAATCGCGGGTTTAAAGAATATCTTATTGAGGAAAGTGATTTGAAAATAAACAAAAAGAAGATTTTAACAAGTATACCATATCAATGTTATGTTGTCAATCGTTTTGTGAGAAGGTGTTTCCTTGAGAACGACATTGTTTTTGTCAAGGAAATAGATAATGATCATTTTGAATCGTTTTATTTTGTTATCGGTAGTAGTAGTCAGTTAGAATATATTGGTTTATATGTGAAATAAATTATCACAACTATTATAAATAATGTTAAATTTGAAATTTATAATTTATTTTATATGTTTCTTCATTGTTGTGCATTTTGGGCTTCACTTTTTTGATATTGATGTTTTTGAATTGTTTGAAAAACCGGTAACTGAACCAAATACAAGTAAAGACACGACTGCTGAAATAACAGATACCATAAGTGAATTAGAGAAAAGTATACAAGAACTTAAAGATGTTTCGAATATATAAATAATGAATTACAACAACTTATTCCCAAGACTGCTAAAGAATATTCCCAAGTTACCACCTGATTCATTTTGTTATGATTGTAAAAATAATTCAAATGATAACAAAAATAGTAACAGATACAATGATGAAGTAAGGTGTTTTATCCCTAGTGGCAAACGTCTATTACTTTGGTTTTTAAAACATGATTCAAATTACTATTCTATTTTATTGGATTATCAACACTCCAAAGTTGTAAGATGTCATTTTAAATACGTTTCATTCAAAAAAATACTGGCTTCCGGAAATGGTACGATGATTTGGGTGACTCAGGTTGGAAGAGAATTAATTCTTAACAAGCTTATTTATTTAAAAGGAAAATATTGTAAGCTAAGAACCGCGGGAGAACACATGGAAGCGTTAAGGCATCTTTTAGATGGTTATATTCACAATGTATCACATTCTTCATTTATTCAACTAAAATTGCCTGTTATAAGCAACACTAATTCAGTATTGTCTTTTGTAGGAAATTTAAACTATTCAGTTTATAATGTGATCTCAATGAAAAATAACTATAATATTCACTTGAATAATTTTCTCGCAGTTTTCTATTTATATTGCATTGATAGCTTAAACGATTGTTATAGCCTGTCTTGTAAAGACAAAAACGGTAATTTATTTCATTATCAAAACGCTTCAATAAATAATGTAGAGAGTAGTATTTTTACTAAAAACTCATTGAATATAAAACATCAAAAGTTTGAAGATATCGAAAAAAGCGACGACGAAAACGAACAATCTCAATATTCAGAAACGTTCAATAAAAAAACAGGTGTTTACATGTATTGTATTTATGATAGAAACTATAATAAATGGAAACCATACAAGATTTGTAAAGCAAACAACATGTTAGATGATATATTTAGGATCAAAAATCTTGAAGAAAAATCATCCCGCATTTGAAACCGAAAAAACATTATTCAGTATCTCATTTTTGTCGGTCTTTGCGTTTTTTTTTAAGGATAATTTGTTTTCATATACAGTCTGAAAATCGTTGTTATCTTCGTGGATTTCAGGATAAATTTTAGAAACTGGTTTGTCAATTACCAAAATAATACGGTCGTAATCTAACAATTGTCTATATTCTTGTATAGACAAATTTCCATAATATTTATTCAGCGTGTAATATGGATTTGGGGCAAATTTTATCTCTTTTTCATAGTTGTATACTTTACCATAGATATAATTCAAAAGTTGATATCTTTCAAATTTGGTGTTGTTGTCAATATTTTCTTTGAATAGATAAGACGCGGCACATTCAGGGCTACAGAAACAACCATAAACCTCATATTTACCCTTATGATACAACGATGGAATAAAAATTGGTTCTGTTGTAAAATCGCAAGTGCACCAAAAACAATCAGACTTTTTGTTAATGTTGTTATTATTGTTATTGAAAAGTATTTCCAACTCTTTCAATTTAGTATAGATATTTTTTTTATTTTTTTGCTTTTCTTTTATGTTAACTTTCTCACTAACATCATTTTCTTGTATAATTTTGTTTTCCACACCATCGATCACATTGTAAACTACTTCTTCGTTCTGAGATTTATTCAAATTGTAGTAAGCTTCATTACCATCTTTTGAATATGCTTTGACTTCTTTTATAATATTTGTATTATAATTGATTTGCGAATTTATATTTTCAAACAAGGATTCATTCAAATCGTTAAGTTTACACTTCAGGTGAAGTATAATGACCTGATTATCAAATGAATTTTCTTCCAGGTTTATTTGCTTTTTCACAATTTTTCCACCTTTTGGTTTGCGTCCACGTTTTTTGGGAACATGAACTTGTTCTTCACCATCTGTATCAACAATATTTGTTTTTTTAGCTCTAGGTTTTCTTACCTTTTTTATTAATACTGTTTCAGCCATTTTAACATTATAAGACAAACACAATTTAAATAGTTTTGCTAATTTAATTAAGACATGAGTGAACAACCCTGGATTGAAAAATATCGTCCACAAACATTGAATGATATTGTTTTGAATTCTACAAACAAAACAATATTGAATAATATGATAAATAAAAATAACTTTTCAAATTTGATACTATACGGTCCGCCAGGAACGGGTAAAACAACAACGATACTATGCCTCATGAATGACTATTGCGAGCTTCACCAATGTTCAAATAATTACATACACTTGAACGCATCACACGAGCGCGGTATTGAAGTTATTCGCAATCAAATATTGAATTTTACAGAAAAAAAGAATTTGTTCAACAGTGTTAGAAAATTTGTCTTGCTGGATGAAATAGACTCTATGACAAAACAAGCGCAAAATAACTTAAGTATCGTTATTCAAAAATGTAAAAATGAAGTGTCGTTTATTCTGATATGTAATTTTTTAAATCGCGTGATTGAACCACTTCGTTCTTCGTTTACGATATTACATTTTAATAAAACATCCAATATATGTGACAAATTTATCCGAAAATGTATTAAAAACGAAAACTTGAAAATTAGTCAAGAAAAGGTGAAATATATCAAAGAGGCAAACTCCCACGACTTGCGTAGTGTGTTGAATCAGTTACAAAACTACAATAAAAATGATATATTTTTTGATGCTAGGACATTTGACATATTGATGAATGAAACAAAAAATTACAACTATTTAACCAAAATTGTTAAGTTCGTTGATATCAAATCAATATTGTGTTTCTTTTTCATTTTTTTTTACGATAATCATTGCGAAAAGTTGGATCATTCTATTACATATGATATGAAACTACTACTTGTTGTAAATAGTGACGTTGACTATTTCGCGAAAAAATTTATACCAAAATTGATTAAAAAATTGAATCTATGATGAACTTAAAAACATTGTTTCATTAGAACTAATTATGGAACTAGAAGAGCAATGGATGCAGTTTATGAACGGAAGTAATGCCTCCGAATCGTGTGTAAATTATGAGACAAAACAAAACATACGCCCGGACATAAATGAAGAGCCTCCGGAGTGTACTGAACTAAAAATATCAACAAAATCAAAAATTGTCTATTTGAACCAACGGTTTGATTTGGAAACACTTTTTTGGAAGGTTCCTATTATTGACTATGACTCTGAAAAAGAAGGAGTTGTCAAAAAACAAATGAAGTTTAATTTTACATGTGAAGAACAAGTGAATGATTTTGAAGAAAAAATAAAAAATGAGAGTTATGCGAAATGCTCAATACTAAATCAGATTAATAATCCAACCGGTAGAGTTTGTTTTAAGGACATACGAAAAGTCGACATCGGTTATTGTAAAAATGACTTATTGAAACCAAATAAGCCAAGTAAGAGTGCGTTCTACAATTGCTTTGTCATTATTTTCAGAAAGAAATATAAAGGTTCTTATCGCGAATTTCATACAAAACTGTTTAATAGTGGAAAAGTGGAAATTCCGGGAATCCGAGAAGATGAAATGTTGGAACTATCTATAGGGTTTCTAATAAAGATAATAAGCTCATATTGTTGTAATCCTCTCCACGAATTAAAAGAAAAAAGAGAACTAGTATTGGTAAACTCCAACTTTAATTGTCAATATTATTTGAATCGTGAATTGTTGTTGGACATTTTAAAAAAGAAATATAAGATCAAATGTAACATGGACTCGTGTAGTTATCCGGGAATTCAATGCAAATACAAACTTGATAGCGAAAATAATGACAAAGAAGTCTCATTCATGATATTTCGTACCGGAAGTGTTTTGATTGTAGGAAAATGCGACGATCAGCAATTAAACGCTATATATCAGTTCTTGGTAAAGGTTTTCCACGACGAGTACAAGAACATATGTGAACAACAAAGCGAATTAGAGATTTTGGATAAAGAAAAGAGTCGCGCTAAAAAACGCTCGCGCAAAGGTTTCACTATTCATATTTAATAGTTAACAAATAAACAATTTAAAGGGAAATGATGGGATTTAGAATATATGACAGATAAAGAAGAAGAAATTCAATTACCGGGTGATACCACTCTAAAAAATGCGTCAAAGCTTAGTATTCAGGAAGACAAACCGATCATGTTAGACTATTGGATGGATTCTTGCGATAAAAATACATCGGTTATGATTGGGGTTAAGACAAACGAAGAAAAGTTGTTGGTGCGCTCTAGCGAAGAATTCACAAGTCCGATTAGCAAAATTTACAAGGTTGGGGGTGATTACATTATCATGACAGAAAACTCTATTTATCTTGTATCAAGTAATATTCCCACGCGTAGAATTTCTTAAGAGGACTTTTTAATTTTAAATATTATTTTTTATTTAAAATGAAAAACTTTCAACCTCTAGTGTAGAACAACTTATGGCATCAGGAAATATTGGTGAAGAGAAAACTGAAGATAAAAACTGTAATATTTGTTATGATGATGCGGTTGACGACGCATCATTGATTGTTTTGAAGTGTTGTAATAACACCAAAAAAATATGCGTCAAATGTGTAAACTGTTTGAAAACTCCCATTTGCCCATATTGTAGAAAACAATTGGACTCAAATTGTGTTCCATTCATAAACGAAAATGTATTACTATCGTCATCTGAACCAAATCGGAATAATACATCTTTTTTGTCTTGGGAAAATTTTCTGTCTCAAGAAAATATTATTGATCCATCATTGTATGATGATTCAAGACGTATGCGAAGAATGATGCGAAGGCTAAGATATCAATATAGACAAGTGAACTCGGTTTCGTCGGCATTTTTTCATCAGGACCTCTCCAGGGAACAACGAAGAAACTATCATACGCGACAAAGAGAATATAATAGAAATATTGCTCGTCAGGCTATGAATCTTCATAATCAGCATGATGTTTTAGACGACATATTTTTTATGGACTAGACTTAATTAGTTGAGAGTTGAGATGCCATCCAATGATCATAGTCAAACAAATCTTCTGGTTCATCTATTGCCATTATAATTATTCTTTCCTTTATTTCTTTTTTCAATGCCATTGGAGACCTCTTTTTTTTATTTTTCAGATATTTTAGTGAAAACTTTTTCAAGATTGAATCTAGGTCTTCTATTTTGGTTGCTTGATCAAATAAAATTTTGATTTCGCTAGTTCGTTTTTGTATCGCATCTTCCTTTTCTTCGTATGTAAGATTTATAATATGTTCCATTATGTTATCTAGGTCTGATTCATTTATATTTTGTATCACGTTGAGTTCAATTTTTTATAATACTTTGTAACCTCTGGGTGTGCTTTGATTCTTTGAGAATTAACCTTTGTAACATACAATCCGCCGAGACTTTTTACACGACTAAGAGCGACATATGTTTGTCCATATTGAAATATAGAACTACCAATATCAACCACAGCCTTATCAATACTCATACCTTGTGATTTATGTATGGTGATTGCCCATGATAAAATCAGAGGCAATTGCGTGATGCAATAGTTTCCATTTGTTTCAAACGGCCACGAATGTTCGCGAATTGTAATTTCGTCATCAATGTTGTCAAATTTTACAATAGGTACTTTTTTATCACCTTCTGCACTGAATCCCATCACAATTCCTTGACTTCCGTTTACTAAACCAACGTCTTGATCTATATTTGAAATGCACATCACCTGGCACCCCTCACATAGCTCCAGTGTATGTTCAAACATACCATTTTTCATCAAATGCTCGTATTCTTGTTTCACATCTTTTTCTTTGATAAATTTTTCTGAAATGACGGTATCCATTTTTTTTACTCCTGAATTGTAAGAATGTGTGTCTGAATTATTACGTTGTCTTAACTTTCCGTATTCGGCTTGATTCATTCTTTCGACCATCTTCTTAATTGGATATATATAAGTTGGTTTGCTCCCGCCATTTTCCGCATCAGATATTTTCTTCTTGCTACAAATTACAAGACTTTCAATTGTTTCAAACGAGGGCGTTCCACACCGAATTTCTTGTAACATTGTAAAATAGGCTTCGTCTTCATTTTGGCGAAAATTTACATCAAATACAAACTGATTGCGAGGTTCAAATATCTCATTCCACAAATTAGACTGGAAACAAAAGTTTGACTGAATAATATCGTCATTATCTGTGCAAACTGGTGGAAGTTGATAGAAGTCTCCTGAAGCAACGATTTGGATTCCGCCAAAAGGAAGATCACATTTTCGAATCTTTTTACACAAGTAATTAAGAACCTCAAATAAATATTGGTTTAACATTGATATTTCATCTATCACTAAAATATCAGTGTCAATGTAGTTTTGCGTTTGCTTGCGTTGAATTATCTTGCGATATATTGAAAGTTCGTTCCCTTTTCCGATACCAAGACAACCCCATTTGTGAATCGTTGTTGCTTTGCAGTTAAGCAATATTGCACTACAGCCAGTCAAAGAGGTCACCTTAATATTTTTACCTTCTCGATTTGCTAGTTTAAATATTTCTTGGATAAAATAGGACTTTCCACAACCGCCGGGACCAGTGATGAATATATTTTCTCCATTCAAGAAAGATGAGTATGCTTCGGTTTGACGCGCTGTGAAGTTCATTGGTGTTATTACGATCCTTTACATAACCATGATAACATTTCTTGAATCAATTTTTATTTTTTGTCATTTACTCTTGAGTTTCTGCGACAACTTCATTTTTTAGATTTTCAACAGACTCGTTTGCTAATACTTCTTCACTTTTGGCTAGTTCTTCTTTATTTTTCTTTTTGGCTTCCGCGCGGGCATTTTTCGCCGCCAAGCGACGAGCACGCTTCTTCTCAAGTAGTTCTTCTTTTTTCTTTGCTTCTTCCTCCTCTCTATTTTTCTTTGCTTCTTCTTTTTTATTTGCTTCTTCCTCCTCCTTCATTCTTTTCAGGAGTTCTTCCCTTTCTTTTTGTTTTAGTTCTTCTTCCTGTTTTATTGCCAACTTTGCTTCATCAATCGTCATATTATCTGGGGTCGCGCGTTCTTTTTGAATCATTGGCGACGTCACAACTACTTTTGCTTTTTGTAAACGCAGTGCTTCTTGTTTCGCTCTTTCTTGATGCAATAACATTCTTTTCCTAGCAGATTCACCTCCAAATGTAAAGTTCATTTATATATTTATAGATATAAAAATAATATGTAAATATATAAATGAGTGAAATATGCGCAAGCTGTCTAGATTTTGATATGAATAAAATAGTAAAATCAAAAGATTCGTTATCTCCAAAATGGTTGTCTGAAAAAGACCACGTGCGCGATTTTATTGGAAAGAATCAATCATTTACAAACAAAGTTCCGCAAAAATATAATGTTGTCATGAAAGTAAATATTGGAATGCAACACGTTGGTAAAAAAGTGTTGTATTGGGCGGCAAAAGAAAAAACGACTAGTCATTTACACGTGAATGATGCTAAAAGCGCCTATGGGAACTTTTCCAACAGCGGGATTGTAGTTGTCAATAATAATGGCGAAGTTTTGCTGAAATTATCTTGCCCCCAAATTTATCATACAATCCCATCAAACGACTCTAAACCACATACATATTATAGACACTTACACTTAGTTATAAGCAACAATGCCAAAAATAAATGGGCAAAGCAAATATACACCAAAATTGTTGTGTGTCGAAAAGATTTGAAATCATCAATGAAATATCTAAAGAGTGGAGAATGTATTTTTATAAATGCGTTACCCAGTGAATATTATGGGAAAGACCATATTCCAAATAGTTATAATTTAACACACAACCAGGTTAAAAAAATGAGTCAAATGGCATTATTTACATGGCTTGAAGAAATTGTTAAATTACATTATCCGAAAATATATAATGCATTGAAAAATAATACCATATCTATTTATGAAATACCTATTATCACATACTGTGCCCATGAAAAATGTAATGCCTCGGAGTTATTGATAGAGGAATTGATGAAAAAAGGAATTGTCAATGTAAATGAGTATTCGGGTGGAATGAAAGAATATAGAAAAATATATTAATATTTTGGTTTCTTCTCTGACAATACATCATCAATATGTTCTTTTACAGTTAATGGGTTTCCACAAAGACGTCCTCCACAACAATCGTGATTTGCCAAAATAGAACGAATTGTAACATCTTTTTTATTATTTGTAGACCATCGTCCGAGCGGCGGCATTGGTTTTGTTGTTAGTTGTATATTTTTACACACCGACATAATTGTATCAAATATAGTCTGGTTTCTCATCTGATATATGTAATGACAAAACATTTAGATGTTTTCTGAAATATAATATTTTATTTTATATTAAATAAAGTGCTACTTTAATAGATATGTTGTATAGTCAATTCATGGTGATGAGTTTTCCGTTTGTGACGGTTATTGAGAGGAATGAAAAGAGAAAAAAACTTGATCTAGTTGGCGGTGATAATATTATTCCCCCCAAACAAAGTCAAAAATGTCCAAAACCCGAACCAAAAAATGAATCGCAAGACATGATCTGCTTGTCAAACTTAGAAGAAATTGTATTTTCAACATCGTCGTCGCGGTGTTTAATGGATGAGATGAGATTAACACCAAGACCGCCGATTGATTATGATAAATATTTAGACTTTTTTGAATAAAGAATTGTATATATATATAAAATATTATGAATAGTAACAACTCTTTGGACGATGTCAAATATATATATGATGATGACTTGTGGTTTTTCCCACACGATAAACAAGTTGAGATTGTATCTATTTGGATAAGTAAAATGAATCCTCACAACAACAAACTATATTATATTAATCCTAAAGTTTTTTACAATTTTAACAATTAAAAAGAACATAATAAATTATTGATAATGTAGTTCAATAAAATGTGGAGTAAATACATTAGTTTCCTTTTTATGTTGCTGAATTATTCTAGTGCATACACAAATATTCCATATAAATTTGGTGATAGAAATAACAACAATGATAAAAAAAACAAATTGATAGAAAATCGTAAAAATCTTCAAAAAAATATTGAAATATATGAATCAATACAAGAATGCGACATTTCTGACATACGTAGTTGTGGGAACGAATGTCCATTATGTATTGGTGAAAAAGTATTAATATGTAAATATTGTCGGGGGACAGGATTTTTGATCATGGGCGACGAACTAATTGGAACCGGAAACAATTGTACAATATGTATGGGAAAAGGGGAAACAGAGTGCAAGCGATGTATGGGTTCGGGTTACATTGCAAAGTGGCGAAGATAAATTTATGTAAGTAATAACATTTTTTCAGTCACCATTATTTTTGTTCTTATAATATACATACCGCTTCCATAGACATTACTTTCTAAATAAGATGGTCTCAATTCGTTCCATATTTTTAACGATAAACATGGAAAATAGATGTGTTTTAGATTCAACTTATTTGTCCAAAACGCGTCTACTAAAATACTTGCGTTGTTGTGTGTTAAATAAGAAAAAATTTTCCAGTTTATTTCATATGGCAAATCTTTTATTTTTGGGGTGTCAATAATGCTGTCAATTTTCATATATGTATACTATGGAATATGTAGAAATTATAAATACTGTTTTCTATTTAATTATATACCATGCTGGTTTCGTATCTCCATTTTCTGTACTCAATAAATGAATTAAGCCATACTAAATCAACTTCTCCATCTATTTCTTTTTCATTTTCTAATCTCATCGAACGATCGATTGTGAAATCCGCAAACAAAGGTGTTTTATTGATTGCTTCTACGTGGCCGGGTTTTTTATATGGGTGTGGTAAATAAGATAAGATTTCTCGTTTGATTTCATCTGGGAACTCCATAACGCAATCTGTTCAATTCCTTGAATACTTATATTATAAATAAAAATATTTCAATTTTATTCATAATATTCCTAACTATCACAAGTATTTATATTTCTATTACTAATCCCACAAGATTGGGATATTTTTTGAGTCATAATAACAGTTGCCATCACGGTCCCATTTAAATGATATTGGAATAATATCAACCCCATTATCATACGCGCTTTTTAACGCATTTTTGTAAAGATACATCGGAGACATATGGAGTTTTGCACTGTTTCGAAGGGCGTATTTCACCCACCTCAATCCCAACTTACAAAGATACCAGTGATTGAAAAAGATGGTCAAAAACATTGCATATGACCGCACAAAAATAAAATATAACTACAAATGATAAAGGTGGTAGTAAGGCAGGGTATTAACCCATTTTTATTTTTCCTTTCATTGAATATCCAATGTAAATAAATACAATATGAAACAGAATGATTCTTGCTTTTGAATCGTATTAAAATGACAATAATATCATAGAGAACATACTTGAACGCGACGTGCTATTGTATTTATAACACCTATGTCCAACAACTAAATAAAAGCGGCATCTCGGTGCGCCATGTCCGCCAACTCTTGAACGCTAAACAGTGCGTTGAATTCTTCAGTAAGCGCCCCCCACTTCACACGCACAATCGAACCAAGAGCGGGCTCAAGCACAGCTCGTTGCTTCTTGACATTCGAGCCAACGACCAACTTATACATGTCCGTCGCATCGTAGTTCGAACGGATCTCTTCAAGGTCCAGTCCGGCGACCAGTTGGTCACCTGTTTCAACCAGCATCATGTTACCGACATGTGAATCGCCAACTCCAAGAATGTATCGCAAGTAGAAGTGCTGGACGACCGCGTGTTTCACTCGTTCATCAGTGAGGCGACCTTCATCGACCAAGTCTTTGATCCTCGAACCAATCGCCTTGCTATTTCTCTCAAAACACTTGTATGTATGTCCGTCCTTCCACGATTCTGTATTGAGCACTGTGTCTGCGTTTGGATTCGGTGGAGCCGCGAACGGCGTCACGAGGTAGTGGTCCTCGCAATCGCGGTATATCGCGTCCCATTCCCACGCTGTCTGCGTGCCTGTATTTTCATCCATTAGAACCAACGCCCGATTGAATTTGATCGCGTTCTGGTAGGCTGGTTCGCTCGTGCGATAAGGGCCCTTGATAATCCGTTCAGATTCGAAATCAACTCGAACGAACTTTTTATGGCGTCCGGTCCGACGTTGTGCCAATGGCATTGCCTCGAGCGACGCTACAAATCCATTGGGTGCATCTTGAACGAGCGACGGCGCGTCAAAATGAATATCGATATATGCTTGGATCACAATGTCCGTTGGAAAGACCTTGTGCTCTTCGAAGTGTCCAACCGCCAACTTAATGTAGCGGTAGAGCTCTTCATATTCTTGTTTTATGAATGCGCGGTTGAGGTGCGTCGGTGGCACGAAGAAACTCTCCTTGAGCAACTGGATATAACTGTGAACCGTCTTGGCACCTGATACGTGGTGGTCCTTCACATAGGCATCGACGATATCGCGAGCGGGCACCGCTTTTGGAATGGGTGGGACTGACATCGGTGCGTCCCAACAGATTTGGTCTTGATACAAGTAAAGGAGCAAGGCGTGGTAGAGATAAAGGGGGCGTTCCTGATGGGTCATCTTATTGTACATCTCATAAAGGGTCTGAATGCTCGAAATACCAAAGGCAACCTTCCGCAAGTGCGCCCATATCTCCTTGAATAAAGCCTTGTGGTTGGTGGTCGAGCAGAGTACGCCAATACAACGAAATACCTTCTCCACTTGCTTCGCAACGAGACATGCCTTGAATGTCGCAATATCGTATACGTCGCAACGGCTGCGCGCCTCCACATCAGCGAATTTGGAGAGTACTTGCGTTCGATGAAACTCTTCGTACTGTGCTCGGTGTTTATCCTTCACGTAGTAGGGGGGCAGCTGAAACGCGCTCTTGAGGTAGCTTATGAGGCGACCCTTTTGGGCATTCGCCAATATAGCAGCCGCTTGTGCCAAGTGTACAATAGACGCCTCCTGTTCACGCTCATTCTGCCAGCGTTTATAGAGACGCCATACATACACAGGGATGAGTGGGTTGTCGTGGATGTTTACTTCTTCCGAGCACATCACCAGCAACCGATTCGCCATGTTCGTCCGTTGCGCCTTCCCAAATTGAACGAGTTCTTTTTGGGCGAATCGACTCTGCTTGTTCTGCGATTGAAATGCGGCCGTCTCTTGAGGACCAGCGTTTTCGAGTAAAATCAGCGTGTTGGTCTCATATAGACATCCGACCGCCTTTTCCGTCTCGTTGCGGCGAACGTACTTTTGGAGAGCGCTCTTGAGTAACGATATTGAGACACCGTGCTGCGTCTTTCCATGGCTTCGTCCTACGACAAATTTAGAATAGTCCATCTTGTGACTTTGTATGTGTGTACGAAAATTTGTGAGGAATTTATTTCAATTTTTCTTGTAGATGAGGAAAATTACCAAAGGAGAATTGTATGTGAACACAAGACTCTTTGTTTCGTTCATCTTTATGAAGGAATGTTATCAATCTCATGTTTGGTAATGATGATATCAATTTTAATTCTCATGATGAAAGACGTTATAATCTGCGAAGTCAATGTTCAACAATAAAAAATTGAAAATAAAAGATAAATGACTAATAGTCGCTAACATATCAAACGTTCAAATCATGAAAGAAGTTGAACTATCGGCTATGTCAATTGGCGAGTGGTACTATATTGAGAGTGTAGTATTACCTAAACGTGGTAGTGGTCGTCAAATAGGGCACTTTATCGGTGTGGATGAGCGAGGCGGTTCGGCGCGTTTCAGTAAAATCGTCGATATCACCCGCCCCGACGGAACTATTGGACGCTCATCGTTGTCATCATCGGGTCATTCTGGGTTGCGTCATAGTAACTGGTTTCGTTTTTACCGCCCAATGGTGGAACTACTAATGCAACGAGCACTTGCAAGACGTTTTGTTTGTAAAACTCATCAGATTGATTGTGATATTGAACAATTTATAAACTAGTTGTCATTTTATACAATGACTTTTGTTCGTTGCGAATAAATTCATAATTTGTTAATTTTGATATTTATATCCAATTTTTTTATTGTTTGGGTGTCGTTTTTATAGTCGTGTATATAAAAAATCTCTTTGATTCCTGCTTGAACTAGAAACTTTAAACAATTAATACACGGAAAATGTGTTATATATGCTATTGCGCCTTCACAATTGACGCCTCGTTTTGCACAATCAATAATGGCGTTTTGTTCTGCGTGGATTGTAGCAATTTCATGGTCATTCAAAATAACCGAGTTATGAGGATGTCCCGAAATAAACCCATTATATCCCTGAGAAATAATTCTGTTGTCTTTCACTAAAACACAACCGACTTTCAACCTAGAACACGGAGAACGCTGAGAAGTACACTGGACTATATTTTTGAAATATTCATTCCAAGAAGGGCGTTCCATGACAAGCTATGTTATAACAATATATAGTTGGGGATGTTATATCTTTACGTTATATTAATTAAGATAAATGTCCGATAAAAATCCGGAACGTGTAAAATAGTTCATTGCGTTTTCACTTTTTTGTCCTTGTTTCAGTATTTGTCTTTTATCGAATGTATTAAACTCGTGCGAAATAACCAAAATTGTTTTCAATGTGTTTAGTTGTATCATAGGGAGATGATAATTTTTCAAGAATTTAGTTTCTTCTGCTGAAACATCGCAATCGTCATATTTTGTTTCATCTAGTAGTTCACGTCTGAACGCAAATGTATTTGCTGTAGCGTGATAACTATGATATGGACCAAATTTGTAGGTTTCATCTCTATCGGTAAAATATACATAAATTTTGCTACAACCCGCGCATAATACGTCTGGGGTTTGAGTCAGCATCTCCACAGCGTGTGAGACTCTTGTTGGTGGATAATAATCATCGTCGTCCATATAAACTATAATATTACCTGTGGAATGTTCGTGTGTAATATTGCGCTTTTTTCCTATAGGGACTTTCGTTGGTAGTTTCACATATACAATTTGTATTCCCAATAACTTCTCTTTTGATTTTTGAATAATTTCCTCTATTTTGTCGTCTCCATCATCTACAATGACCCATTCAATCAAATGTTTTGGATAATCTTGATTCATTACATTTTCAATTAAACAATTTATAAATTTTTGTCTGTTGTATGTTGGTGTACAAATAGAGACTGTTGTATCATACATTTGTTCGCAATAATAATAATTTATAATAAAAATAATATTTGTTCAATTTTTATTATATTAATTTGGTGCGTATAATTTAATTTGGTCTGTAAAATCGAAGTAATTTCATAAATTCTTCGTCGTCCATAAAAGTATGATTTTTCAAATTATTTGAATAACTCGTATCATTGCGTTCATTTTCTTCAATAAATGACTTGTCCAAGTTTAGCCGAGTATTTTGTTTAAATGTTCTATAGAATGGACGCCAGGCATATATTCCAATATTGGAATAAATAATCGCAAGACAAATTTGAAAATTCATATGGGTTGTCTTATCTTATATTAATCACTATTGATAAATATTTATTTCAATTTTAACGTCTTTTTTTCTTGTGTTTCTTGGTTTTCTTAGTTGTCTTTCTTTTCATACTTTTGTTCTTTTTCATTTTACGACCAGTTTTTTTTTTCAGAGTCTTTCCCTTCTTCTTTTTTTTCTTGGCCCCTCCTCCCACCGAGGTGTACTCAACGTCATTTCCAGCACCGACAATATCTTCTTCTTTGGACATTTTATATATTATATAAATATTATATTTTCAGAAAATATTATATTTTCAGAAGAACTGCCTCGGAAGTTTCTAACGCACCTTCTACCCATGCTTGCTTTTGACTAAATGCTTCGCCACAAATGTATACATTTTTCAAAGGATTTATCATTTTTTGAGACAATTTATCCGAATCACATTCAGGTTTCCAGTGATGCGCTCCAACGCTCCAATAGTGGACTTTAAAATAAGTGGGGTGTGGAACTTTATTACCAAACAGGCGGTTTATTTCATTGTGGACCTTTTCCTTAATTTTTGTTTCTTTTAATAATTTGTCTTTTTTATCCTTAAATGCCTTGACATCTTTTCCATCCGTGTACGAGATCATAATCAAGCCGTCCTGGTAACTGATTGGAATGATTTGACGAAGAAAACTATTTGTCGTCATTCTACGTAAGTTGTTAAACCAAACCCCTTGTTGCCTAGATGGATATTTTGCATATATTCGAAGTAACTCGGCTGCGTGAACACACTCTGTATCTTTATGTATTGATTTTAATAGTTCAAACTGTTTGAGTTGTCCGCCTTTAATAGCAAAGATAACTTTTGTTCCTTGATATACTTTGGCGTTTTTTGTACTAACTTGAAATTTTTCACCTTGTCTTTGAACATTGGTAACAAAACTTTCATTTTTACAAATAGACCCATTGCGTTGAGTTTCTTGAATCATCAAATTACACAAATGGGTGAGACCCTCTTTTAGTATATAATATTGTACGTTGACAAAATCTTCTTTGAATGTGTTGAGTGCGTCATACGCATTCATTATTTTTATTTCTGAAAAATACCCAAACATGTCAACAATTTCCTGGGATGTTTCTTCGTTGTTACACATATTCATAAACTCGTATAGCGTAATTGATTTTAGTTTGTTCTTTGAAAACGATTTAGACTTTTTTACTATATCACGAAAATACTTGTCAAGAATTTTGTTTACATCAGAAATAAACTCTATATTTCCATCGTTATCGTATAAATAATCAATTGTTTGTGGTAATGGAATTTTATTCAAATTATATCTTTTGATGAGTCTCTCCAATAATTTGTGCTTATTGCTGAAACGCGCAGCACCGGTCTCGTATTGTGGTTGTTGCTTTGTTGCAATACGCCCCCCCCAATATCTTCGCTCGTCTAATAATAAGACGCGCTTATTCTTGGATAATTTCAGTGCGCTATTGATGCCCGCAATTCCACCGCCGACAATAATAACATCGTAATGTTCGTTTGTCATATGTAATTCTATTTTAATTATATATGACATTAAAAATATTGAAATTATAATTGAATAATGAAACATTATAAAATGGCTAAAGTCATTATACAAATAAGACAAAGTGTCGGTAGTCCAAATATAATGCAATGGTGACAGATTTGACTACATCGTTCTTGTTTCATTTCATCATAATTTCTTTGACATAGTTTTTCGTCGTCTGTATTTTCAATAATCAACGGTTTCGTTTCATCTTCTTCTAGCATGACATCAGAATATTTTTTTTGGTTTTTAACAATATGTTCATTTCTGTTTGACAGGGTGTCTTTTTTTGATTTCAATGCTAATTCGTAATTGAAAAGCGAAGGTGTAGATTTGAGGAGGGGCCATGTATGTGGTCGCGCCAATCCTGGATCTAAGTTTCTCAAATCGCGGTATCTTTCCTTCGAACAGTTATAAGAACATAAATATGTATCTCCGCAAAGATAAATATTATCACAGCTATTGATATTGAATAATTTAGCACAATTTGAACAAACGATGTTGTCTTGACCCATCATTGGCATGCTTTTAAGGTGGTGTGTATGTATTGTTTTATCTGTAAGAGTTGTTGTCTTTTATTTCAATTTTATTTATAAAATAAATGATAATTATAAGTATCGTTGTAATGGTTTCTGGAATAAAGATTGCGATTGCGTCTCACGATCGCGCCGAAATTATACAAAAAACGAGTTTGACCTTTCTGAAAAATCATAATATTCCGATGAGCACGATTTATGTATTTGTCTCACCCGAATCGTATCAATCATACAAACCTATATCAGATAAATGGGGGTTCACATTAGTAAAAACAAAAAATAATATAAAAGACGCGCGTAATCACATTATAAAATATTTTAAACGCGGCGAGAAAATATTGGAGATGGATGATGATATAAAAGACATTGTTGTTATGAAGCCTGGTAAAAAGAATAAAAGTTTACAAAACTTAAAGAAGTTTATGATTGAAAGTTTCTCCATGTTGAAAAACGACCAAGGGTTGTGGGGAGTAAATGCGACAGATAATAATCGTGAAGGAAACTCTCGCGGAAAAGACAAATTTGGTTCATATTCTATCATCAACTCTTTTTGTGGGTATGTGAACAATAAGAAAATAAAGTTAACTGTTCCTGAAAAGGAAGATTTTGACCGGTCGGCACAATTTATTAAAATGGGTATTCCAGTGTTGAAGCGCACCGGGTTTGGAATAGTGACAAATTATTGGAAAAACCCCGGCGGGATTCAATCAAGATATAGCAAAGACAAGCGCGTGAAAATGCAAAGAAAAAGCGCAAAATTATTAATGAAAAAGTTTCCACACTACTTTTACAACACAACGCGGAAAAATGGAATTGTAGATATCAAATTTAGATCGCCGCGTTTGACGCAAAAGATTTTTTAATTTTTTCAAAGCAGAAAATGTTAGTAGACTTTCTACATATTATTAATATACCAATAACTCCCAATAATAAATAATAAAGTAGATTTACATACTTAGATTTTATAAATATTTTAATAATGAAGTCGCTGATACCAAACGCAAATATATATATAAAAACCCATCCAATCTGATCGTAATTATTCATATTATATACAATAGTGAAATAAAATATTTACAGATTTAACAAAATAATATACAACATATATAATATGAGCGAAATTCAAAAAGAAATATTAAAACAGTCACGCGTTTCACAATCTCAATATTTACAAAATATTGCCTCTCTTCATAGTCATATTGATAACACAAACGAAGGAATAAAAAATGCGAGTTATGAACGTTACCTAAATCGCAAAAAAGGAAAAGTGTTTTCAAATCAAGGCAAGTCAATTGCACCAGAACCCTCTAGTGGAAACAAGACGCAAAGTGTTTCATTAACAAGTAAAATTACGAGCGAATGCGCGTCTAATTTGTGTAATTAAATTGAAGAAATGGTTTAAATAATGCTTGTTATTGTGATTTATATCATGACAACAACAAGCATCGAGGGAGAGACAATCGGTATTGATTTGGGTACAACATATAGTTGTGTGGGAGTATGGCAAAATGACAAGGTAGAAATTATTGCAAATGATCAAGGAAATCGTACAACACCGTCTTGGGTAGCATTCAATTCTGAAGAAAAACTGGTGGGAGAAGGGGCCAAGAGTCAATATAATGCTAATCCAACAAATACTATTTTCGATGCCAAGCGATTGATGGGGTATAAGTTTGATGATCCACAAGTTCAACAAGAGTTGAAGAAGTTGCCTTATACCGTCGTGAGTGGTGCAAACAATATTCCAAAAATTAAGGTTTCTTACAAGGAAGAACCCAAGGAGTTTACCCCCCAAGAAATCAGTTCATTTGTTCTAGAAAAAATGAAAATGACCGCAGAGGCATATCTTGGCAAAGAAGTAAAAAACGCAGTGATTACTGTTCCGGCTTATTTTAACGATGCTCAACGCCAGGCTACCAAAGACGCCGGGTTGATTTGCGGACTGAACGTCTTGCGGATTATCAACGAACCAACCGCCGCCGCAATCGCGTATGGACTAGACAATAAATCCGAGGAGGAGCGCAATATCATTATTTATGACGTGGGTGGCGGTACACTGGATGTTACGCTGCTAACGATTGATGATGGTATTTTTGAAGTGAAGGCGACTTCTGGCGACACGCATTTAGGTGGAGAAGATTTTGACGCAAATTTGGTGCAACATTTCGCAACAGAATTTAAACGGAAAAATAAACAAGACCCATGCGAATGTAAAAAGGCGATGGCAAAGTTGAAAAAAGAATGTGAAAAGGTCAAGCGCTCTTTGTCTTCTTCTACTCAAGCCCATCTAGAGATTGATAGTTTATATAACGGGATTGATTTCAATTCTACGATCACTCGCGCAAAATTTGAGCAGTTAAATTTGCCACTCTTTCAGAAGTGTCTTAAGTCCGTTGAACAAGTCCTCATGGATTCAAAGGCGAGTAAAGCACAAATTGATGAAATTGTGCTTGTTGGTGGTACAACTCGCATTCCGAAGATGCAACAGTTGCTGAGCGACTTTTTTGGTGGAAAAAAACTATGTAATTCAATTAATCCCGACGAAGCAGTCGCGTATGGCGCAACAGTCCAGGCTTGTTTGTTGTCGGGAAATCAATCGGACAAGCTTAAAGATTTGTTGCTTCTTGATGTGGCGCCCCTCTCACTCGGTTTAGAGACTTCGGGTGGTGTTATGACGGCTTTAGTCAAGCGTAATAGTTCAATTCCCATTCAAAAAAAGCAAACATTTTCGACTTATGCGGATAATCAACCAGGCGTTTTGATTCAGGTTTATGAGGGTGAGCGAGCAAAGACGAAGGATAATAATAAATTGGGTCAGTTTGAACTGAGTGGAATTCCACCGATGCCTCGCGGACAACCGCAAATTGAAGTAACATTTGATGTGGACGCAAATGGTATTTTGACTGTTAGTGCGGAAGAAAAGACCACTGGCAAAAAACAAAATATCACTATTACTAACGACGGTTCACGTCTCAGCGAAGCCGATATTGAGAAAATGGTACAAGAGGCTGAAATGTTTAAGGAAGAAGATGAGCAAATTCGTAAGCTTCAAGAAGCGCGAAACAAATTTGAAAATTATTTGTATCAAATGAAAGAGACTATTGAAGACGAATCCCTTAAAACAAAACTGGGAGACAATTATGAAACTATTAAAGAGAAACTTACAGAAGCGGAAGGAGTTCTTGAAGTGGAACAAGTTTCTTGTGAAGAATATGAGCGCGCACAGCAAGAACTTGAGGGTTTTATAAATCCAATTATGCAAAACATTGTCAAAGAAGGTGGTGGCGAATTTGCAGGAGAACCAGGTGGTGTTCCTCCTTCTCCGCCGCAAGATGTTCCGTCTGAACCACCAATCGAAGAAATTGATTAAATGGTATCAATAAGTTAAATGACAAAATAAATAGTAAACTGAAATATACATGATTGAATAGAAGTCAAATGATTGCTATGCCAAAATATAATGATAAAGTAGATACAATTTTTTCTGTTGTATTTACGAATATTTTCACATTAGGAGGGTGTTCGTTGATATCTTTGTTTGGTTTAGATGATATTATATTGTGTTTGCTTTTTTGGTTTCAAATTATCGCAGCAAATAATAATCAAGGATTTTTGAACAAAGTGTATTCTTACAAATGGAGATTAATAGATGTGACAAACGCCTTTTTGATTGGAATATATGGTTCTCTCAACTACAATAATATTATACCACCCATTATAGAATATCCATTTTTTATTATTTTGTTTCTTGCTTGTTATTCGCAATCTACATCCGAGTCCATGTATGATTATATTTTTCAAGTAAATATTTGGCACTTGCTTGTATTTTTTTATATACTTATGATTTTCTTTTTCAAGAATGAGAAGACCACTTAATTCTTTTAGATTTTCCTTTTATTCCCGGAGCCTCTTTTCAATGAAGGGGGTGTTTCTTCTTTTCTTTTTTGGATGGAGATAGTATTTGATTTGTTCTCATATTCAGGTGTATGAGATTGATAATTTAAATTGCGATACTTTGTGTTACCACTACCCATATCTTTTATATAATCTATAAATTTAAATTATATAAAAGATCTCTGATCTCTTGTAATTATTCAAAATAATCAATAATTTTTTTGATAAATATTCAAATTACTTTCAATGTTAATATCCTCTTTTCTACGAAAATTAACAATATTACCATAATTGTTTAATGTTTCGTATAACGTTTTGTAGACAATGCCATTTTCATTCACGGTTGTTCCTGCCATATCAAATACCATCATTTTTGTCTTTATGAGAAACATTTTGTTGTAGACAGAAATGTTAAATGATTTCTTATACATTATTGTATTTTACAATAGAACTAAAAAACATCTTCAATCAATTTAAGTTGTTCTTCAGTAAGATTATTTGGCTGGACAACATGAAAACACAATATAAGATTTCCTACTAACTCGCCACGATGAAAACCGAGATTATTGATTATTTTTTCATCTCCATTTTGTACAACATTTCCACGCGAACTCGTAAACTTTATACTCTTTCCATTAATGTGTTCCAAATTAAATTCAAACCCACACAGACTGTCTTTGTATGAAATGCTTTTGTGTAAAATCAAATCAATTCCCCTGCGACTATATTCGCGATGTTCCTCTAATATAATTTTCACTTTTACATTACTAGCAATTCCGTCTTTGATATTACCTTTTTGTGAAATATCTATCATCTCGTTTTTATCAACACCTCTCTCAATGTTCATGTATATTGTTTCACTTTCTGTTTTACGCATGCGTCCTTTTACTATTTCTCGTTCAAGGTGTATTGGAATACAACAACCATTATATGACTGTTGATATGTGACAAGTTGTTCTATTACTATATCATCGGGTGACTCGTCAAATAGTTTTCCACCATTAAACGACATTGACGGATTCATAAAAATACCTGGATCAAATGGGATATTTTCATCTTTTCCGGGCATACCAAAAACCGCCGCAAAATCATTAATTTGCTTTCCTTTGCCCTTTTTTACACCGCTATCTATTGCGGACGATAGCATTTCCGAAAAAATGTTATTCAAGTCCATATTGACGCCAACGTTTTCATAGTCAACGACGTTATCGCCTATATTGTTGAAATCGTAAATTCTTCGTCGGTCTTTGTCTTTCAATGTGTCATAAGCTTCATTGATTTTGAGATATTCGTCTTTACTATTCGGATTTTTATCTGGATGCTTTTCAATACTCATTTTGCGAAACGCTTTTTTTATTTCATCGTTGGACGATGTACGTTTCACCCCTAAAATTTCGTAATAATTCATATTATTTTAGTAATTAAAGACATATAATTCCTTTTATATATTTTTATAAGAGGATGACTTTTAACACATTTGTGATTCCAAACAAAAACAACTTTATTGAATTTTATGAAAAACGACAAAATGAAAATAACTTGAATATTTTACTCTATGGTCCGCGAGAAAGTTGTAAAACAACCTTGATTGAATCTATTATTCGGAATTTTGTTGAAAAATACAAAGACAAATGCAAGGAAAAACAAATAATATTCAGATTGAACGCATTTGACGAAATAAACTTACAATCTCATCACAATGAAATGAGTATATTTTGTCAAAATAATACAAATACAAATAAAATTGTTTACATCGACAAGTTTGAGTTTTTTGGAGATCACAATCAACAATTACTCAAGATGTATATAGATAAATACAATGGTGCCAAAAAAACAAATAAGATATTTTTCATAGTTGAAACAGCACACATTGAAAAAGTTCGCGATATTATAAAATCAAGACTACACGTTTTTAAAACAGAATCGCTTACAAACGTTCAATATAGCAACATTTTGACACCTATGTTGGAAAATGAAAATATTACTATTGATGCAGATACATTAGACAAGGTTGTCAATGTGCCTAATATGTGCATTTCTTCGTTGAAAAATATTGTCAATAAGTGCAAATTATTAGAATACAAACATATTTCGTCAAATGAATTGCCGGCATTATGTAGTTTCATCGATTTCACAATATTTGACAACTTTTTTGAATCATTAAAGACAAACGTAAAAGGGTCTTGTGATATATTACTTTCATTATATGAGGAAGGATATGATATTAGTGATATTTATTTCTTCATGTACGAATACATCAAGACTCAGAAAAAGACTAATCTTTATTGTATAGTGGATTTATTATGCTTCTATATTAATGAAATTTACAATGGAAACTATAGCAAAATAATGCTAGTGATAATGACATATGAAATACAGGAACAATTGGTTACAGAAAATAAAGTCATATAATAATGAGTAAGAATCAAGTCATTAAAAAATATGTTGATATATTTGATGACTTTGTTAAGTCCAACTTTATTTCCGAGAATAATTACTATATATTCAACCACATTACTTTCAAAAAAATAATTTATGAAGGACAACTTGAATCATTTTTGACACGACTCAAAGATTATTATTACAAGAACAAGCATTTTTATATTGTGAAACCCGAGATTACACATACTCAGTTCAACACTATTTTGAGACAAATATGTAAAAAGAACAATATTCATATTGAAAATAAAATAAAATATGAAAATTCAAAATATAGCCCTGAGTATCATATATTTTTAAAATAACTTCCTGTGCGAATATATAATCCTGTGTTCGTCCTAAATAATTCTAGTTATATCTGTTATGAAACTTCAAGTGTTACTCATTCTGGGTTATTTAATTTCTTCTAAATATTGTGGCGCCAGCCGAGGTTCACCTACTGGTTTTATTTTGAGGATCTTATTCACAACCGTCATCATACTATCAGACTGCAATTAAATGACTTGTCCAGTATCCATTTTTTTTCTTTTTTTTAAAGTTTTACTTATTGTATTTCCGGCTTTTTTAAAAACAACATCAAGACCCCTAAAAACCGCACTTCCAGCACCTGGAGCGGCAACACCTATTGCGGGGAATAATAATAACGTAACAGCTATAGTCAATCCGCCCGCAATCATATAACGAACCGAAGTAAAGCCGTGTTGTTTGACAATCTCTTTCATCCTGGCTCTTAAATTTTCTTTAGTTTTTTTTATATATCCGGCGTTATTTTTCAGTTTTGATATATCTTCTTGACTTAATTCTTGTCCCGTTTCCTTTAGTCCTCTTAATCTAGCATCTTCTTTTTCATAAGTTAAAAGGTCTTTCTGTTTCCGTTTCAATACCTCAATTTCAGAATCCAATTTTTTTTGCTCTTGTGGAGTAATATCAATTTCAAGTGGCGTTTTATTACCACAATTTTGTATTAAATCACTTCTGCTACTAAATTTATAGCAAAATTTTGTTTGTTTTTTGTTAAATGATTTGTAATTAGTTGGACAGGTTTCATTTACATTAACGCGAAATACCAATACAGCCTCATCAGAATCGTCATCACTCATTCCATTTTTTTTTTCGGGCGAGTTATTTGGTTGTGTTGTTCCCATCGTGTTTTCATTTGTCTTCACTATTTTAGTTGGGTCCTTTGGGTCCTTTGGTTCCGTTGGTTTCGTTGGTTCCGTTGATTTCGTTGATTCCGTTGATTCCGTTGGTTCCGTTGGTTTCGTTGGTTCCGTTGGTTTCGTTGGTTCCGTTGGTTTCGTTGGTTCCGTTGGTTTCGTTGGTTCCGTTGATTTCGTTGGTTCCGTTGGTTCCGTTGGTTTCGTTGGTTCCGTTGATTCCGTTGATTCCGTTGGTTCCGTTGGTTCCGTTGGTTCCGTTGATTCCGTTGATTCCGTTGGGTCCTTTGGTTCTGTTGGGTCCTTTGGTTCTGTTGAGCCCTCCTCGTTCTTGTTGAAGTTGTTGGCGCCCCTCTGGTTTTTATTTGTACTTGCTATTTCCGTTGGTGTCACGACTAGATTTGGATTGGAAGCACTCGTCTCATTTGTTGTTCCCATCGTATTTGATGCACCGCCGCGCTTCGAGTATCTTTTTTTTTTAAAAGTGTAATTTTTCTTTTTCCTTTTTTTTTTGATTTTACTCATACATGTAATATATATAAACAACGATAAATAATATAGAATGTCATAATTATAGTTTGGCATAATTGCTCAATAAAGTATTTGTTTCTAAAATTTGTTCTTTATTCATATTTAATATCCATCCCTGATGTCTTTTCTTGTTCAACAAATCAATATTAACAAATAAACAGTAATTGTTGGACGCAAACGAAATATTATCAGAAGATAAAATGTTCTCAAGATGGATCAAATTTTGATTCGAATCAACCACCCCAATTTTCTCTTCTGAAAAACTATCTAAGTAATGAAGTTTCTCAAAAGTTTTATCAAAATGTTTTATGTCAGACGTGTAATTGTGTCGGCATTTTTTTCTTAAATAATCGAGATAAATCTTAGTGGTTTCATCGTTTTCAGGTCCCGCGATCATATAACAAAACGACGGAATAATCAGTTTATTGGAAACATTTACACCCTCGTTATTTACACGGCATATTTTAAGTTTTTCTGGACAAAATTCCTCATATTTGGGGCATTCAGAAAATAAAAAGTTTGGTCTCATGACAACACCCCCATATTTGTGAATAATTTTGAATTTGCAATATTCTTCCCATTGTTTGAGGTCTTGTCCGCCCAACAAATCAATATGTTCGATGTTACATAAGTCGTCGTCATCATCTATCATTTTCACAATATCTTCATTTGTGTATAGAATAATGTCATAGTTTTGGTAACAGTGATTCATAAGACTCTCAACACAGAGACGAGTCAATCCCGAAATACCAGAGTAGTCATCCATATGTACAAATATTTTTGGTTTTATTAGTTTATCCATATTGATAATATTGTTGAAATAACAATCCTCCAGCTTGTCACAATCACATTTTTCATTTTTTCTTAGAACAATATCGTACATATTCAAATTAAAGTAAAACAAAAATATCAAAATGATTACAACTAAAAAGACAAATGACTTCAAACTCATAATATATATATATTTATAACAATATTTATATTATGAAACACTATTCCTCCAATTTTAAGTATTTTGAAATGTAACTGTGATATTTTTTGTCCATTTTCTCTTTTTGTTTCATTTGCTCAAACGCAAGATTCTTAGACTGGTTATTAAGAAGTTTTTCCTTATTTTCAAAATAATGTAAACTGGCTTCATTGCTTAGAGGCTCGTTTGAATTGTCCTCGGCTTCTAAAAACGACTTGTATTCTTGAACGCTAGAGAATTTGGGTTTTTCTCTATATACTTTGTCAATGTCCATCGCGACAAATGGATTTGTATAAACCTCTTTCAAATCTGTTTGAGTATTTGAAAAACTGCCTCCACCAACTTCGGTTATTTCATCGACATTTATTATAGCGTTTTGTATAGCGGTTTGCCTACTTTCCTCTAAGTCGTCTTTATTGTATATACCATCTTCCGACTTTAACCAATTAGAATAACCGTCTTTATTTTCCGAAATATATACCTGTTCAAACATTTTGTTAAATTCTTTGGTAAATAATTCGTAATTTTTTTCGGGATCAATATTGTTCGTTTCTAAATAGTTTTTAAAATTTGCGTCCACTTCGTAATTGACGGTTAACTTATCTTTGTCTTTTTCGTGGTGTGTAAAGTTATATATTTCTTCAATTTTACAGTACATCTTAATCATAAATACGAACACCTTGCGCGGTAGTTTAGATCTATCTGGATGTAATTTCAACACTTTGCGTCTAGCAATTTTCAAATCAGTGTGATCAAAATCGTCTTCTAACGCAAATAGATTTAATAAAGTTTGATAATCATAATTATCTTCATTCATATCAATCTCCAAATGCGACATTATCTGAATATCTTTACTATAATTTATATAATAAAATCCAACACTTTCTTTATTTCATCTTCTTTTGTTCCGGAAATACTGGCTTGTGGAATATACATATGTTTTTCTTCATTCTGTTTGTACACCTTTTTTGAGTATAAAAATAGCGCCGGGATCCCATTAATCATTTTTTGTTTTTTCATAAACGCATACAGGTCAAAACACTCATCCACATCTACAGAAACAAAAATAAACTTATTCTTGAGTCCCTGCGCTTCAAATTTTTGTGCCTTATCTTCCAAAAGACTCGTCACAAATGGCGAGATTAGTTTACACGGCTTACACCAATCAGCATAAAACTTGAGGATAACAAAATCATAGGGGGTATTTTTTAGGAAAAATGACAAATCTTCTCGCGTTTCTAGAATGATCTCCTCGTCTTGCGTGTTTTCTGTAGAAATAGGCATTTTATGGTTCTCAATATATTCTACATGTGTATTCGTTTTTATATTATATTGAATTCATTTCATAAGTTGATTCGAAACAATTTTGTTTAACTTGTAAATGTCAATATGGACAAGTTCTAAATGAGACTCCCAGAAATATTTACATAACAAGTAGTCAATATTGTAATTACTTTCTTTCAATAAAGGCGTCTCATCATAAATTCTCTCCAAGTTGCAAACGTCTTGGGGAATTATTTGTGCGTGTTCTTCATATGGTAACACATACAATAAAAGCGCCGCTTCGTGAATTGATGGCACCGTGATTGATTTCAAAATTGTTTCATCGTTGAAAAGAGGAATATAAGACAAAACGTCCTTCAATAAGGGAGCATGTCCGTACAGATAACATTTTGTATTATCTATAACACTATTGTGATAGTAATAGTGCCAAGTCCATTGTATCATTTCTAGGTAATTACAACATATTTCCTTGATAGAGTTAGTTTCAAAGACAAACTCGCGGAAATTGTCAATATTGTCATATAAATACTCTTCTTTTTCTGTGTCAAAGCAGGGGAGCATTTCCAATTTGTCACTTTGATTCAATGGTTGTTTCTTGTATTTCTGACCCAGCTTCCACTTTAGATTTGTCAAAATATTTTCTTGCTCTTCCTCACAAAGAAGAGACAAAAAAATGTGGAAATGTTTCCAGTTTATATTTCCTGTATCAGTAGAAATCAACGGATATTTAGAACCATCGTGTTTCAAATAACCTTCTACTATAAATGGAATTCCATTATTCCTAATATTGATGCTATGCAGGTGTGGTAGAAAATCGTTCCCACATAAGAATGCCATGAAACAATAATCGCAGATAGCTTGGCTTGTGTTGACCCTCAATTTATTACCAAGTTCGCGAGAAAATAGCTCAATGTCAAAATAATATTTCTCTTTTTCGTTAATTTTACTAATATAAGAAAAGTGGTGAGTTTCTTTATAAAGAAAAATGGTGTAATCGCGCAGTACTAGTAAGAGACCCAGCATAAACAAATCTGCGTCTAATCCATAAATAATAAGGTTATGGTTTTTGAACATTGGATTTGATTTGATAATATTAGATATTTTGTGTTCTCCTTCATCAGGTTCCGACGATGGACTGAAGACAATGTTTATTTCTTTGCTAAATTTTTTAGTCAAATATTTGTCAAGTTCGCTCATAAATATAGTTCCGGGTGTAATTTGATTGCGGTTCCATGAATCAGAATCCTTGTTAAGGATTTTATTGGTAAGTGACCCTTTATAACGGCGCTGACGCTGTTGATTCATTTTAGCATAAGGTGGGACGCCATCAAAACAAACGTAGGTCTTATTTTTTGGGTTGACGGATTGAATCAAATTATTTATATTTTCGTATACTTGTTTGAATATAACATCATTGTCGGGTGGAACTCCGTTCTGAAATTCATTAATACAATCATATATTAATGAATTTGCGTCTACAAACAAAAAATCACTTCTCACTTGCGATTTGTTCCGAATGATTTTAGAGTGGTTTCTTAGGATAAAATTAAAATAACTGGGGATCCCCATATTAGTCAATACATATTATGATATGTTATATTTAATTTATTTATTATAGTGTATATATAAATAATGTCACCCGGAAATAATAACTCTAGAGAAAAAAATATTCGGTTTTCGAACAATATTTTGCCATCGACATCGTCTGCGCTGTATTTAGTTTCTTTTGTTGGTCCTTACGTCTTGATCGGATTTTTCCTTCTTTTGTCTATTTTCAATCAGAACCTCAAGGGTGTCGCATATTTAGTCGGAATATGTGTTTTGTTCACAATATCAAGAGGTGTTTCTGGAATGCTTGACTCATTTGCATTTTCAACTAACAGAAAATGCGGCGATCATGGCGTATTTCATCAGTCCAACGGATTGCCTCCTGGGACATTGGTGTATGTATTCTCTTTCTTCTACTTAATCACGCCTATGGTTACAACCGGGATCGTAAATATGCCGCTGTTAGTTTCGCTCGCGTTGATGACTATTGTTGATGCGACCGTAAACTTGTGGGATAAATGTACCGACTTGAGTTTCATAATGATTGCCGTTGTATTTGCTTCAATAATCGGAACGTTATGGTCAGTATTGATTTATAGCGTCAAACGCGAATTAGCTTATCATACAGATTATATATCGACGAACAAATTGGCTTGTTCGTTGCCATCTAAACAAAAATTCAAGTGCGTTGTGAAGAAAAATGGAGAAATTATTGGTTGAACTTTGAAATATTCTTCCTAAAGTAATCACAAAACTGTTTCAAGAAATTTTTGCGGTGATAAGAATGTAGCATCATCTTTTCTCCGTATCTCGCATTTAGATTTTTGTTAAAATACTCACTTAGAACATCTTTCGTGTTATATTGGTTATATTGTTCAATATTTTTAAACGAGTAATTCGGTTTTTTCAATCGTTTGTTTACAGTATTGTGCATAAAATAGACAAACTTGATCAAATCGTCCTTCGTCTTGACGTTATTTAATCGGTGTTTTTTAATGATTCCAGTTGAGTGCGAAGCGCATTGTGGACACGGTAGATTGGAGCAAATATTTGTTATCATTTTTATGATATTTTCTCGTTCTTGTGGGAACTCTTCGTCTTTGATTTTTATGGTAATACAATGTAAAACTTTCCATATGAGCGGACCCCATTCTCCTTTTTTCATATTCACAAAAATATATATAAATAGATATAATATATAAATACAGGCTTAAACATATGAAATTATCAGACGCATTAAAAATATTCAATGAAGAACAGTCCGATAATTCTGGTCGCAAAGAATGCTTAATCACCCGCCAGGAAATGAAAAATGAAATTGTCTTGAAATGTAGCCACAGTTTTGAACATGAGGCGCTGATCAAGCATCTTGTTGGAACACAACGCCATTACGACTCTCATAAATGCCCATATTGTCGTAAGGTGAACACTGGCTTCGTCCCGTTTTACCAGAGCCCTGAGAGCACTGAACGCGGCGAACAACTATTGAATAACATCAATAGAAGTCTTTTTAAAAAAAATGAATATATAACTTGTTCTTATTGTTTTGTAAGTGGAAAAAATAAGGGCAAGTGTTGTGGAAAGGTTGGGCATAAATTCAACGAAGGGAATTACTGCTTTGCTCATTATAAACAAGTAACGAGGCAGAAAGCAGAGTCATCAAAGAAACAATTAAAACCACAGTGTTGTCATGTCCTTAAAAACGGCAATCAATGTAAGTTAAAATGTTTTAATACTGAAAGTGGACTATGTAAAAAGCACGATAACGTTGTAACTTAAAGTTATTTCTTCTTACGACCCTGGGATTTATTTTTGGCTTGTCTTTTTACTTCATCCCAGAAACTCTTTGAACAATCGGTCTTTTTGCATATACTGCTCACATACCTTCTCGTCTTACTGTTGGGCGGCTTATATGAAACACCGCCTTTTGGTCCAACTATTAATTGACGTTCGGTTTTGTTTTTTTCATTGACATACTTCAAAACGCGTTTCTTCCTACCAGAGATTGTCATTATTTTCGTTACACACCTTGTGTATTTCACCATAACTGTTTATAATATAATGCGAGAAAAATATTGTGCTATATTATATAATGAAATATACTCGGAAAGGCGAGAAAGCAAAGCGCAAAATGCGGAAATATAAAAGTAGAATGATAAAAAAAGGTGGTTCGAATTTTGCACGTTAATTGGCAAATAAAGAACGTCAATTTGCAAGGCAAACTCTAGGGACACTCGATGTACTAAGTGGAAAACAATCAAAGATTGATAAGTTGGAAGCCCAAATAGCAGACCTAGAAGAAAAAATAAAGGATTTAAACGAATCAGAGAAGCAGTCACAAGCAATTGTCACACAATATGAAGCAGATAACAGAAAATTGCGAGAAGATAACGAAAAATTGCAAGAATATAACAGAAAATTGCGAAATCGTTGAACTATCCGCAAATATAAATAATTACAAGATATAAATATTTATTTCTTGTAATTATTATGAATGAAGAAAGCGTTTTAACAATCAAACAGTGGTTAGATATTGAGAGTAAAATTTCACAACATGCTCTCATATTGAGAGAACTTCGCAAAGAAAAGAAACAATTAAATGCATCACTTTTAGAAATAATGAAAGAAAATGACATTGATTGCTTTGATTGCAATAGTGGTCAAATTACTTACATTAAAAATAATGTAAAACGCGGGCTGAATCAAAAGAATTTGCACGAATTGTTGGGAAAATATTTCACTAGTCAAAACGCAAATCCAGCCGAGGCTGAAAAACTGTGCAAATATATCCAAGACAACCGGGGGACTGAAATCAAAGAAACGGTAAAATTAAAAAAAAATAAACTGTAAGTATAATATTATTTGAACTAATGCCCGGAAATGGAACTGTCGCTGCCAGCGAATCCGGGTCGGCAGTAAATGTAACAATTCCCAAATATATGCGATTTATAATTTTCATGGTGTTTGTCTTTTTGGTATTAAACGCAATCTACGAAATATCTAACTTTTTTAATGTTGAATCTAGTTCTACTTACACATATTTCATTTGGTTCTCATTGTTACTGTTTTTGTTTGTGATTTTACCTATTAAAAGAAGCGTGTTTTCTTAATTGGTTAGCAGCGCCCCTTTATACCATTTTCGTAAATAAATAAAAATTGATTTAAATATATATTAATATATTAATTTAACATAAAGAACGCCACTATGGAGAAAAATATCCGCGCCAAGATCACCGACTATGAGTGCAAATTCAAAGACAATGTTAAGAAGTGGTTCCTTGAAAATGACGCTTCCATTATTTGTGGAAATACCCATGATAAGACAAATGACTTCATACAACACCTGAGCGATTTTCCCAGACTGGAACTGAGTTCACAAGATTTTCAAAAACGCAAACGAATTAAGAATAATGTCCCTGACTATAATCGGTGTATCGCAATGAAATGTAATGGTGACCGTTGTAGTCGCAAACAAAAACATTCGGGTACACACCTCTGTGGAACGCATATCAAGGGAGCACCTCATGGGACATTCACAAGCAATCAAGAAATAAACAAAAAAAGGCAAGTGAATTTATGGCTTCAAGAAATAAATGGAATTTCTAGATATATCGATGAAAATGAAAATATTTACTCTACCCAAGATATTCTTGATAAGGTAAATCATCCCAAGATAATCGGAAAGTATGGCATTAAGTCTGACAATGAAACATACTATATGATTCAGGATTAATATAATATATTCTTCTTAATTAACTGTTTCGAATACATATAAATTTAAATTTTCTTGCTTCGAATCGCAAAACGGACACCGCAACTCTTTTTTTATTTTCGTTTGTTCTAAATATTTTTTGTAACAATATTTGTGGAAAATGTGATTGCATTTTTCGGTCTTGATACATGGCGAACATTTCAGTAATTCTAAACATATTCCACACTCGTCATTTGGTAATAAGTTTTTATATTCACTTTTTTCAAGTGAAAAATTTTTCTCTTTTGTATGACGTATTTTGAGTAGGTCGAAACATTTCATACATTCAAACATTGTAATAGATTAATCTTATTGAATATTATTTAATTTCTAAATTAGAATATTTTAAATACTTGACAAAATATTGATGCAAAGAATAATTCAATATGTCAAGACTATCACATTTTGGTTCGTGCCAATAGGGGCTTTGTGCTATATTGACGATATTTGCGCATTTGTTTCTATCATTTTGTCGGGATTCTAATGACAATAAAAACATTGTTTCGCGGAATGAAGGGTATAAGAGCGTTTTTTTAATACATTCACTTTTTGCGTCTTCATCTTCATGTTTACATAACTCATTAACAGAATGTAAAGATGGTAAACAAATTTGTATTTTAGGACGCCATATATAATATTCATTTTGATTATCTACATCGCTTATGATATTATATTTGAAATCTGTCAAATTGACACTTGATTCAAAAACCGGTTTTCTAGGACGATAAAGTAAGTTAATGCTATGTTGTTTTTTTGCGATTTCTTCGGCATTTGTCTCCGCCAATTCATCATACCAAAAAGACGCAATTTGATACGCATCGTTTGATGTTATTTTGCGAAAGTCGTTTTTTATTTTTTGATTAACCAAAATTTTATGAAACATTTTAGATTTTAACGACGACAACTGAATATATCCATTAGAAACTGGCATTTGTGAATATAATAGGGTACACAAAAACGACAATGTCTGAAAGTACCGACACATATAGCAAAGCTTCTTCTTATTGTCAACGACACTTTAAGTTAATGTTATCATTAATTGAACAAATGATTTAAATAGATTGCCTTATAGTAGTGTATAACAACAAACGATCAACATGCCAGAACTATATCAAGTAAAGTGGTTTAGCAAGAAGAAGGGCTACGGATTTGTTGAGGGCAAAGATCAGACTGAGTATTTTGTCCACCATACCGATATTCAAGTTGATAGCGGTTTTCGATACCTCAAGCAAGGTGAGCTTATTGTAGGTGTTCCTGAGAAAATGGACGGTGACAAGGTGAAGTTGGCAAAGATTTCGTCTCCGATGGAGGGTAGCGGACATCTGATGTGTGAAGTGGAGAAGATGAACTCTCAAAATCGTCGCGATAATAATGACGAAGATGAACACGCGTAGACGAACATGCGTAGACGAACACGCGTAGATGTCTGAAACGGTCCAATAATATTCCAACACACACTTGCAAATATAATTACAAAACATCTTTTAAAAATGATTTATCATCTTATTCATATTAAAATACTTTTCTTGATGTATATTAATATGAACAACATATATTTATTTATTTCTCTTTTGTGTATAATTTTTTTGAATTGCTTTTGGAGAGCTTATATAACAAAGAGACGAGAAGGTTTCAATATTGGGAAGATTGGAAGGGAGGTCGGTAAAGTTACTGATTTTGTAAAAAATTTCGATCCCGGAAAATTAATTGATGACGGTCTTGGAAAGATTATTGATTCTATTCTTGGAAGTGTTCCAATACTGAAAGATATACACAAAAAGGTTAAAAAAGAGAAAGGATTTATCGATAAATTCAAAACCACCTTTTTTGAACTTTTCATTTCATTGCTCACAATTATATTCTTACCACTTGGCGCATTTGCCTGCTTGTATTTATCATATCAACTATTTTTAGTAATGTTGGCAAATATTCCAATGTTATTCCAACCGAATTCATTGTTAAGTTATATTTGCTAATCATGGTTCCTTTTTGGCGCGTTCACGCGACGAATGAAAATTATTTTTCTTCATATACATATACAAATAAAAATATTATATATAGAAAAAAATTGTAGCGTTTGTGTATACGACATTGAGTTGAAAGTTATATCCTGAGAGGGGGAAAACACTTTTAACTTTCATGAAATTTCAAAAAGTGAAAATAAAAAGGCTCTAAATTTTCTATCCCTCAATCGCAATCATCTGCCTTTTGTTATATAACATGACAAGTATTTCTTCTTTAATATTGTTCAGCATTTCATCTTCATCTCGGTTTTGTAAATATCTTTGGAACGAAGCAATAATATCCGGATATTTCTCTTTGTATTCATCATACCAGGCTTCCAATACAAACTCATTATTATCATATAGATCATCTACTTGTGTCTTTTTGTCTTGAATTTGCCAGACATTGTCTTTATAAATCATAAGGTATTTGCCCTTGATATTCGACAGGTAAATATTCATATTCTCGGGTTTGTTGGTATTAAAATGTACCTTTTCAATAAGGGTCTTCACACATTTGTTACAGTCTTTTATACAAGTGATATAATCTTTCGGTGTCAGATGACTGTAATCTGTATCAGGATGATTCAATACTTGAATGTTTATAGTATTATTGAAATTTTGGACAATACCCTGGTTTATATTCTGGATTTGAAGCTTATTAGTTAATTTGTCTATTTGTTTCTGCATTATTTCCATTTTTTTGTCCCTCAGCGCAAGTTGCTTGTCAATTTGTTTGTCTTTCAATACAATTTGTTTGTCCTTTTCATTCAATAGGCGAGCAAGTTCTTGGAAATCTTCGTCTTTATTTTTCTTACATACATACTTAATATGTTTATACATTGATTGTTTAAATTTAAAGCACTTGTCACAATACTTACATTGAAATTTTGTAATGGGAGTTGGTGGGGTTGAAAAAAAGGTTGACTTTTGGTTGACTAAAAGTTGACTAAAAGTTGACTTTTGGTTGACTTTTGGTGACTTTTGGTGGCTTTCTGATATGCGCGTTTTATGCTTTTTTGTATTGATGTGTTTATCGTAATTACTTTTCTGTTTCGCATCATAATCGCAGACAAAACAATAATAGTTACTCATTATTTAATTCTATATAATCCTTTTATATTTTAATAATTGTAGTAAAAAAGTAGTAAAAAAGTAGTAAAAAAGTAGTAAAAAGTAGTAAATGAAAATTTGTCTTACCTTTATAATAACAATCATTTACTACTTTTCTTACTACTTTTACACCATAATTTACTACTTTTTAGGTTGACTAAAATAAAAAAATAAAAAATATGGAGGGGGGGGGAGCAAGACTTTCAACTTTCGTGAAAAATAAAAAAAAGTTTTTTTTGGAAACTCTGTTTTTTGTTTTATGGATTCTGTTTCATGGATTCTGTTTCATGGATTCTGTTTTATAGATTTTGTGGATTTTGGATTGTTCAAATTTCGAAACAATCTCCTGGTTGTTTATTCTCAAATAATATATATATTTTGTCTTCTATTTGCAATGTTTTGTATTCTGAATTACTTGGTGTCGTTTTTAATATTAATTCACCTAGATTTTTACTCATGCATTTAGAGAACACAGTTCCCATTTATTATTAAGAAACATTTATTCTCATACATTATTATATGGATGAGTTGTTTACAAAACTACCAAACTTGAAACAAAACATCAATCTCACAAAAGATACATTAAATAATTTCTACAAGTCTCTCCAAGAAAAAAAAGACAAAATAACACATACATGCACGCCAATAACATTTCTAGGAAAGTATCCACATAGCTTGAAAATACCACCAACAGATTTCATCGAGTCAGAATTGTATAACTCTCTAGAAGAGTCCAACGGATTTTATCAACAATTTAATATGAAAATATCCCACAGACAATTTGTGATTCATCTATATTTACCGTCGGAAAATTCCAATTCTAGGGATAACAACGTAGCGGACTTTTTCCAGGATTGTATTTACAAGATACATTTATGGTTGAGTTTTATATCACCTTACATACTTAATGAGTGCAGTATGAAAACAAACATATATTTTCTATTCACTCGTTTTAAAAAGGTTATTCCGTATAAAGGCGAAGACATTACATTCAAGCATGTTAACAGTGCATTTACAACGGCATGTAGCCCACAATCTTCTATTTATATTTTTAGATATGAAGAATGGTTCAAGGTTTTGATCCACGAGTCGTTTCATTGTTTCGGTCTAGATTTTTCACATCACGATAATTATGAAGCCGAACGCGAGATTACAAAAGTATTTAATGTGGAAAACAAGATTGGTGTGCGTGTATACGAAGCATATTGCGAAATATGGGCAGAAGTTTTGAATATTGTCCTTGTATCTTATTTGAAGACAAAAGACAAAAAAAGCTTCATGATATTATTTGAACATCTACTCAATAAAGAATTAAGCTTTACACTATTTCAATGTAATAAGATATTGCATCATCGGGGTATTTCGTATAACAATATTATTGATATGAATAGTAAACATGTTACATACGAAGAAACCACAAATATAACTTCATATTATTTTTTGAAGATGATTTTGTTTTTGAATCTGCGAAAATTTGAATCTTGGTGTAAGAAACACAACAATTTATTGTTTCGGTTTGAAAAAAAAAATATATTGAAATTCGTGGAGTTCTTATCGCAGCACTCTAATACAACCTCATTACAACAATGTTTACGGCGAATGAACACTTTCTATAAACGAGTGAATTTACTACCATTCGCAGAACAAACGATGAGAATGACAATTGTGAAAGGATAATATAAAAATTGATTTTGAATGATATTGATAATATAGTATCATTCAAAATGATGTGCTGTTTCTGTCGTGACACCAGAGTCCGAGATTCGGGTGATAATGTGTCTCGTAATAGCGCACTGTTTATACTTGTTTCAGAACAAATAAAGAAAATAGAAACTCAATATAAAAAATATGTTTCTGGTGAATTGGATTGCACCCCACAAGAGGGGGCAATGATTATAAATAATTATAACTCAAGACGCAAACTTGAAAGAATACTGTAATTTACTCCATCGCGTCAATGTGTTTTTTGAATATTTTCCCTAATTCGTCATTAGGATTGTAATAGCACCATCTGTCTTTTATTTCATTCATGAGCCCACAAACTTCGCAAGAACATATTTTTTTATCTATTTCTTCTTTTTCTATTTCCATACTTGTTACTTCTTCGTCGTCGTCGGTTTCGCTTTCATTTTCACTTGTTTGATTTTGCGTTTCGTTTAAAATAATATTTTGCCACTCGTGCTTTCTCAACTCTAAATCTGGGCGATCAAAATACATAAAAACTTCTACCATCATAGCCCGTTTAATATCATCGGGCGTAATGATTGTCCGACCAGAATGTTCTACAAAAATAGAAGACGACTTTATAGAATAGCTCATGAATGTCATTATGTTTGAGGTCACAGACACCTCTAGTTCTTCGCGTTCTAATACGTTTAATTCTCCATTGTCTTGTCCAGTTATTATTGATGTCGGAATATTGTTTGTCATTTATAATAGTTATATCAAACATTTTCTTTAATTACTTGAAAACATTCCTTATTTGTACAATTATTCATTTCCTCTGTCAAAGCGGGTGTAATAATATCAATAAGCATTTTAACAGTTTCATCTGAATAGTTTTTCTTTAACCAACTAGGAAATCTAAACTGAAACGTAGTCGTGTCTTTCTCGTGGTCGTAAATTGGAATAATATTCATTTCGTCGATCAACATTGAGCATATTTTTTGGGGATCTCTTTCAATAACGGTTTCATCCATTGTTTGCGTAATATAAAACAATTCATTTCACACTCACATCATTTCAATTTTATTAAAAAGAGTATCCACCAAACGGACTTCCAAATATAAACACATTTCCCTTCCAATGTTTCAGCCATGTAAACTTTCTATTTTTTTCAATATAATAGTCGGTAACTCGTTCAACGCATGAAAATTTGAAATCGTCCGAATACATATAATTTGTCTTTTTTACTAATAATGGTTTGATTATAATTTGATTAAACACGCTGCTCATATCTACTTTTTCCATATGAGTGGCTTATTACAATAGTTTTAAATCAATTCAATATTAAAATCTTTCCACAATAATTTATATCTTATATTGTTCGTTAAAAATGGCTCTATATCTAAAACTTTATCTTCATTTGATGAATAACATATTAACGATTCAAGGAGACATTCATTGCTAATTTGTTTTGATTCCCAGAACGGAGAGTTGATCAGTGTTCGAAGAACGTTTTTTTCTTCATGTTGTTCCAATATAATCAAAAATAAAATGTCTTCTGTAATACCTTGTGGCGTCCACGCAAGATATTCTACTTTAAAATCATTCTCATGTGTAAACTGATCCTGTATATATTGTTCTAAACTGTTTATTTTTTCTACAATCATAGTGTCTTCTTGACAGATTTTAGTGGGCTGAAGAATGTTGTTTAACCAATGACGTGATATAAACGAGGCCACTGCCGGTGTAATATTTTTCAAATCATTTTCTGGATTTTGACGATTATACTTGTAAACGCGGTCTTTTCCTGAAGGTAGTTTACCGGGCTTTAGACATGAGATATTTGGAGCACAAATCAAAAAAATAAAGGTTGTTTTCAAATAACGAATCATTTTCATTTGTATAACGAATACATAATAATATTGATATTGTTTTATATTGTCTAAACGACTGTTTTACTTTATTGAGTAAATGCGCTTAGTTTTGTTTCGTGATTTAATCACCCGTTTAGAGTGTTTTTTAGTTTTTGTTATTTTCATTTATGTATATATAATTCATATATTACGAATAAAATCAAAGTTTCAAAAACGCTCTAATATAGTCATCATTTGTTTTTAATTTACTTCTACCGCTAATTCTATTTATTTTCGCCAGTTCTCTCTTTTCTTTTACCGTTACAAGACCGTCATGAATGCGCCATAACATTTGAAGGGGTGATATTGAAATTGTTTTACAATTGATGTCAGAATGTATAAGATGATTTCTTGAACACCCGTTGTTATATGGTTTGTAATGAGCCACAATAGTTTCTTTTTCACTTTGCAATAAACCACATGGAAAATTGCCAAACACCATCTCATTAATATATTCAACACTTCTCAAATTGTTCGTATCCAAGCTCTTTGATTCAATTTGCTTGAGTTCTTTACCTGCTTTTACAAGTTGCATATGTTTATTGTTTTTCATTCTTATAGCGTCCATCTCGTATACAAACGATTTCATAACTTTTTGAAAAATTAAGAAATCGTTTTGGGAATCATTATAATACTTGGACATTGTATTTTTTGGGTCGTCTATATTTCGTTTGAAATAATCGTTGCGAAATGGGAGAAATCGTTCTATAGATTGTTTTGAAGTCACCTTGTATGATTTGTCGCCAAAATGAAATGTACCGGTAATTACTTGTTCCGAGTTTGAATGGGGTGATTTGATCAAATAGAATAATATTTTATTTTTGATATGGGACGGTAACCAGCTCGAAATGAATACTTCTGGCGAAACTTTGTTCATCATGCGTTGTCTGGTGAAACAAATATAAATGAATGTATAATCAATTTTAATTCAAACCCGTTGTCAATCCGCCTCCCCCCCCAAATAAAAAAATCCCCCCCAAATAAAAAAATCCCGCCAAATAAAAAAAATCCAAATCCCAAAGAATGAAGTAAAATCAGCAAGGAAGTAAAATATTGTGTTTGTAAAATGTGTCGCGTTGTGCGTACGATAATATAAAATCTTTGAAAGTGAAAATGCGTATATGAGA